TGGAGGTTGAAAAGTTGGTCGTCTGGCTTACGCAGGACAACAACTGGTTCGGTCAAAATAACGTACACACAAACACTTCGTTTAACGTGGAATAATCCACATATCAAAAAAAAAAAAATGGCTAATGTTTCAAAAAGCTACGTGATTTGTAGCCCCGGAAGCGGTTCGGGTGATACCACTCTGAACCTGAACGCCAAGGTCGCTAATCTTGGCAACCGTCTCAACCAGACGGACAACTTCACGATCACTGCCCCCGGCGTGACGCCCAACAAGACTTTCGCCGCTATCCTTCAGGCTGCGGCTGAGTTCGTCTCGTGGGACGACGGTGCCGAGGCTTCGGTCCCCAAAGCAGGCGGTTCAGTAGTACTGGACGGTATGTCCAACGCTGACACGCTGACGTTCTCGAAAGGCACAGGAGCGATCATCGCCGCTGATATTTCGGCTATCTCGTACAAAGCCAATGCCGCTGCCGCTACGTCGGGTAAGGCTATCCCCGGCGACCCTGGTGCCACGAAGAAGTACGCCTTCGAGTTGACACTGACCGCCGCGGCGAATACCACCATCTCGGAGCGTACCCAGCAGATCATCGTCACAACCAAGGGTTCGAAGACTGCTACCATCACGCTCAAGCAGGCTGCTGGTGATCCTTACCTGAACATCGACAAGACCTCGGTGAACGTTCCTCAGGACGGCTCCGCGGTTACGCTTCAGGTTACGACCAATACCACGTTCAAGGTATCGTAATTTCCATCCACTGCAATCCCGGAGGCGGGGGTGACCTCCCTCCGGGAACAATTAAACTTGTATGGCTATTCAGAAAACAACAATTGCTTGGGGCGACGGTTCGGGTGACAATTTCTATGTGTCGTTCGACCCCGCCAAGTTACCCGGAACAACGTCGGTCGAGGTGACGTCGGACTTCAACTACACTGACAAGCAGCGCGAGAAGACCGTAACCTTCACAACCAACGCGCCGGGTATTCCTACTGCTTCACAAGACTCACGGCAGTTGAAGGTCATACAACTTACCGACAATCTTGTTATTGCGGTATGGGATACGGCTCAGACCGTGGCTACGTACAATGACGTCAAAGCCGGATTCCCCAAGAATTAGAAACCTTTTTATTCACAATTTAACAACATCAAAATTATGACTAACGCAGAGAAAATTCAGGCCCTCATCGCCAAGATTCGCGAGAGCCTCTCGATCACTCCCTACGCCACGATGGAGACGGTCAACGATCTGCTCACGATCGTCGATCTGAAACTGGCTGACGCCGGACAGGGCGGTGGTGGCGCTACCACGGTCAACTGGGACGACGTTCAGGGCAAGCCCAACATGGAGGAGTACGCCAAGAAGACCGACCTCCTGCAGACCATCACCCTCACGGGTACGGCTCAGGGTAGCGGAACGGTTGAGGGTAACGCCTGCACCATCAACACCACGGCTGGCGCCTAAACACGTGAGGTATGTGGATTATCTTCAACAAGTACATTCCCGTCGGAAAGTTCTGGATGATGACCCTGTGGTTCATGATCTTCGTTCGCGAAGACAAGCACGGGCGTGAAGTCCCGGAGCGTGTCAAACGCCACGAGCGTCGTCACTGGCATCAGGTTCTTCAGATCATGATCACTTCCTTTGCGTTGTTCCTTACAACGTGGCTCATCTACGACTACAACCCTTGGTGGTGGTTACTTTGGGTGACGTCGTATTATGCCGTGTACGTGGCGTGCTGGTTGATCGAAATCCTCTTGCCTCCGTACAATATGGCGTACAAGAACATCTGCTTCGAAACCGAGTGTCAGTATACGCAGGATGACCCTGATTATTCACGTCACTTCTGGAATCACTGGTTTGGGTGGTTTAAGTACATTTCTAACAAGAAATATCCCCCCAAGCGATAGTAGACGTTCGTCGAAGAGGAGGCCCGGTTTAACGCCGGGCCTTTTCGCGTTTGAAGGCCGAAAATCTCATTGGCAGCGAGTTTTCTTATACGAACCTATACACGTACCTCGGTGCGGCGTGTAACGACGTATAATGGCCTACAACGTTTATGCTGTTACCAAAGCGTGCAACGGTGTTGGGGATGAACAGGGGTAAACCACTTCAACGACACGCGACCCATACAGCAAGACGCCACATTGGCAGTAGGGGGAAAGGGGGTAAACCTCCTTCGCTATATCCCCCACCAGCAAGTGTATGTGTGGCGTGTGCGTGAGAACGCGATTGTGAAACAAAAAATGTTGATAAAATGACTGCAACTGAATGGAGATTTAAGACATGCGTGTTGGCGCGTGATGAATGGCGAAGAAATCCTAACGCATACAACGGGTTGTGCTCGTTGTTTTTAAGGGTGATCGTTGGACAGGGATACGAAGAAATTACTGATGACGACAGCCTGACTGATTTGTTGTTCTATTTTACGCATTGTAGAGCCAATGTTGTAAGACATCCTCTTTCGGAATTGATTCCAGAATTCGTCCGGCCGCACGACGCCGATCAGGAAGCAGCATTTTGGTGGCCTGTCGTCAAGAAGAAACGCCGTTTGAAGTTTCTGGAATACCTTGTGCAGTATTACGCCTACAAAATGGACAAAGAAAATGAAAAAGAGCAGTAAGGTTCACATAGTGACCATCGAGTTGGAACAGATCATCGAAATTCGCGTCGTTGGTGCCAAGGATAACAACGAAGCACGCCGCAGGGCTTACCAGCGGTTGAAGCGTCAATCGGCGTTGAAATACGCCGTTCGCAAGAATACGGATGTCACGGGGTATGAAATATACTAAATGTTACAGATATGAACGGAATTGAAAATATTGCAGGGCTGTTGCTGTTGGCGATAGTCGTTGCGTGGCTGGTGTTTGTGTTTATCTTCGTGGCTGAATCTGCCGCCAATAAGGGGCGTTCTACTACCGGGTGGTGCGTACTGAGTTTGTTCGTTTCACCAGTGGTGGTGCTGATATTGCTTCACTTGCTTGGCGAAACGCGTGAGTTCTACCGCGAACGGCTGACGCAGGAGGAGTTGATGCGGTTGGAGTTACATCGTAAGATCGCCTCCGCTGACGACCCCGACGAAGAAATCGAATACCTCATACGCGCGTCGGTTTCGCGCCAGAAAAACTCCATCTGATATGGTATTCCGCAGAACGAAGACCAGCGTCACGGCGTGGAGCGTGATACGTGAATATATGTCCAAGTGCACGTATGGCAGTTTGGTGACTCAGAAGGCTATACGTAACATCTTGGAGGAACGCGCCGAAAATTACCGCAAGTACGGTTCGTTGACGACGATGAACGCCTACTTCAATCTGATGGCTGGAGCAGGCTACATCCGCCACTCGCCTCAGCACGGTATTTGGGTTGTTGTTAAACCCCTTCCGGCCGATCTGACATCGTCAAAGTTAAAGATTCAGTACCAGAACCGCTCACAGCGGCGAGGCTATGCATATGGCAGCATACAGGATAGAAATAGTTCGCGTAAACTTTTTTGAGTACTCCTTTTCGGGGAGTGATAGCTTGGGTAAGCGTATTGTGGCGAAATCGCTCACGTACAACAACCCAAGCCCTTTTGCGTATTCCGACCAAATTCAGATGTTCGACCGCCGGGCGTTCACGTTTAAGGTCGGGATGCTACCTACGTTGTTGAAGAAACTGACGTCCGCCGGGCGTGAGTATCGGTTGACGGACTACGACTTCAAGTTGCCGCGGTCGGTGAAGATCGACGAACGGCTGAAGGGCAAGTACATTCACCAGCGCAAGGCCGTTGAGGCGTTCTTCCGGCGGCGTATAGGCATTATAGTGGTTCCTACGCGCGGCGGTAAGACGTTCATCGCTGGTGAATGTATACGCATCTTCCTTCAAACCGAAGGTGTTACGCGCAAGGCCCTGTTTTTGGTGGATAGCAAAACGCTCTTCCAACAGGCCATCGACGACTTCAAGCGGTATTTCGAGCCGTATGGCGGTATCGAAATTGGTGAAATACGCGCCGGGCGTATTGACACCGAAAAGCGCGTCACGGTGGGGATGATCCAGACCATCCAGTCTACGCTTTCCAAGCGGTGCAAGGAAACCGGCAAGAAAAACCAGTTGAAGAATTTCCTGAAGACCCTACGGTTTTTGATCGTTGACGAAATACACGATAACGCATCATCCTCCAAGTTGAGGATATACCGAACCTGTAAGAACCTCACGCACCAGCTGAGCCTTTCGGCCACGCCGTATCGCGCAGAAGCGTTCGTTGAGAACTTACACCTCAAGGCTTGGAGCGGTGATGTTGTTTATCGTATTAAGGAAGAAACGCTGCGCGAACGCGGCGTATTGACCGAGTACAAGGTCTTCCTACTGGCCTTGGAGCAGGACTCACGCGCCATAAGGGCGGCTACCTACGCGGCGTATCAAAAGGCGTTGATATTCAACTCCCAAATTCGCGACGCCATTGTCGTTAAGGTCATCGAAATGTGCCGTGAACGCGGTTTCAAGACGCTGGTGATGTTCCAAAGCGTCGATCACGGGCGCCACATTGCAGAACTCACCGGGTGTACCTTCATCCATGGCGATACTGATAACGAAACCCGCGAGTCGGTAAAAACCGAGTTCTTGGAGCGTACCGACGGTGGCGTATTGATGGCGTCGAATATCTTCAAGAAAGGCGTCACGCTTCCAGAGGTTGAGATATTGTTCAACGTCGATGGCGGCTTGGAGAACGCCAACACCATCCAGCGAAAGGGACGTGTTTTGGGTGCTACGGCTGCTAAAAAGCGTTCGGCCATTATCGACTTCATGGATATTGATGATGCGTACTTTTCGGAGCACTCATCGACACGGTTAAATACGTATGTTAAATCGGTCGGCGAAGACGGTATTGGAATACTGGACACGGCGGTCGATGATTGGTTAAAAACGTTAGAACGATGGCTGACGATTTGGTTATCCGTAAACCTTCACTCTACCGATACGCCGTGAGGCTGTTGGTGGACGTGTTGTACCAGATGGGCTGCGACATGCGTCAAACGTTCCGGGTGAACGATACCGACATCCACACATGGAACCACTTCGTAGAGCGCTACCCCTCGGCCAGCGAGGACTTCGTACGGCGTTTCATCCTGTTTCAATTACAATGTCGTTACGGCGACCGGGCGCGTGTTACTCGTAAGGCGCTGAGCCGGACACGCCTGACGTGGATGGTGAGTAAAGCCGCCATTAAGTCGTGGGAGAAGGTATATCCCACGTCAGCCACGCGCTTCACGGCTGGAGGTTTGAAGAGCCGTTTTGACGTTTCTACGCTCAAGAGCGAAACCGAGTTACCAGCGTTATTAGTGAGGCTTATCGATCGCGAAGAAAAGGCTAAAGCAGCCTTCTACGGCGTGAATAAGGGGTTCGCGTGGTGTATCGTTAACACTACGCTGTATCACCACCGCAGTCCGTGGTGCGCGACGTGTAAGTTCAAAATACCGTGTAAAAAATTATTAGGTACTAACTACCCACTTGTGTTCAAAATACGGGGATATGTTGAAAGATAGACTATCGTCAAGCCTCATCACCGAGTTGCTTTCGGCGGCCATGCGTAAGCGCTCGGTGTTTGATATACTGAAACAATATTTGCGCTTTTCGTACCTTCAAGTCGAAGCCGAAAAGAAGGTTTGGAAACTGATGACCGAACGTCACTCGAAGACCGGGCGCGTCCCGACGGTTGGTCAGTTGCAGCAGGCGTTCCTCGACGACGAAGGTGTTTTGGAGTTGATCGAGAACATACGCGACGTTGACGTGACGGATGAAGATGTACCGTCGCTCATAACGTCGCTGGAGGCGTACATCCGCCAAATGAAATTCTTGGACGCCAACGACCGCATCGCCGACGCCTACAACTTGGGTGACAAGGAAAAGGCGTATAACATCCTCATCACTTCGGCCGAAGAAATCTCCCACTTCACTATCCAGAATGCCAAGTACGACCGCGTGTTCAGCGACTTCAACCGCCGTCAGTTGGAACGCCGTTCTAACGACTGGAATTATCGCTTCCGCATCCCGACGTGTATCGACGAACTGGACTACCGGCTTGGCGGTGCAAACGGCGGCCCTGAAACGGGTGAAGCGTGGTTGTGGATGGGTATTTCTGGCGCAGGTAAGTCGCAAGCGCTGGTTCACTTGGGTATCGCCGCCTCACGGCAGGGCTATCGCGTGGTTCACTTCCAGTTGGAGGGTACGCGTGAACAGGCTATGGCCCGTTACGACTCGGCGTGGCTTGGCGGCATCTATCAGGACGTGAAGGTAGGTAACATATCGGACAACAAACTGAAGATGGCGCAGCGCGTTGTGGCCAAACTCGGCAAGACCGATATCATCGTCGTGGCGGTGGAAAGTTTCGGCGGCATGACCGTTACCCAGATGCGTCAAGAACTGCAGGACATTGAACGCGCCTACGGTAAGGTAGACATGATCCTTTGGGACTACCTCGAATTGGCCGAACTGGGTGACGGCCATAGCTATTCGATGAACGAAGAACGCTTTCGCCAGATGAAACTGGCCCAGCAGGCCAAGATGATGGCCATGGAGTTCAACGCCGTGGTTCACGTCGCTACGCAGGCTAACGGCATACCGCCGGAGTTACAAAACGACCCCGACTTTGTGATCACGCGCTACAACCTTTCCGAGGCCAAGGGCAAAGTCAACCCGATGGACGGTTTTGTGACGATGAATTTCACGTCCGACGAGCGCAAGGAAGAAATCATGCGGTTGTACCTCGACAAGGCCCGCGAACACAAGGCTGGCGATATCATCCGTATTTGTAACAACATGACCTATTCACGTTTCTACGACCGTAAGCGCACGTTGGAAATGCCATGGGAGGATATCGTTGAAGAGCAACACGCCGTGAAGTCGAAGCGCGGGCGGCGTAACACCTCGATGGACGATGACGAATAAATGGGGCATAGACGTCCGCGAACTGCTGGGTCCTAACGGGCGGTTCAACTCACGCCGCACGGAGTATATCACCACGTGCCCTTTTTGCGGGAAAGAAAAACACATGTATGTTAACGTGTCCACGCTACGCTTTTCGTGTAAGAAGTGCTGGGAGGAGGGCGGCGTCTACAAGCTACTATCGCAGTTTGATAAATTGTATCTGTTAGAAGGTGCTACCATCGAGCAACGCGAGGTAATACCCAAAATACGCGATTTGACGACGGCTGCCGCTGAAGACGTTAAACTGGAAGCCCTGCCGGCGCGGAAGATGCCAGTGGGCTACAAAGTATGCCTACACGACACTTACCTCGAACGTGACCGCGGGCTGACTCCGGCGGTGATGAAGCGGTACGGGCTGGGGCGCACTAACCTCATGAAGCGGTACGCCGACTACATATTGATACCCGTTACTACCGACGGCGTCATCACGGCTTTTCAGGGCCGCTACGCTTCCAAAAAGGTTCCACCCGACGCCCTACGCTGGCGGAACGATACCGGGGCTGACTTCGCCAAGATGCTGTACGGCTACGACGACATCCAGCACCCCGGCGCCACGGTGATATTGGTCGAGGGTGTTTTTGATAAGATAGCCGTCGACCGACGGCTGCGGTTGGACGAATGCGATGACGTGAAGTGCTGTGCCACGTTTGGTAAGAAGATAAGCGACTACCAACGCGCCATGTTACAACGCCGCGGAGTCCGTTCGGTGGTATTGTTATACGATTTTGACGCCATCAAGGAGATCAAAAAGTACGCCTTCGAATTGGACAAGTACTTTTCTACAAATATAGTTTTCACAACCAAGAAGGATATTGACGAGTGCAACGAAGCCGAGACGCTGGAAGTCTTCGAACGCTTACAGCGCCCCCGCGATTTTGCTTGGAACGTAATTGGAAAACTAAAACGGTAGAACCATGAACAACAATTCACGGAGCCTCTCGGTGGCAGAATATTTCCACGTCATACAGCGTGAATATCTCATGGCCGAGTTCCGGCGCAAGATATATTTCTCCCCGAAAGACAAGCGGTACTTTTCCCGCGTGATGGAGTTTAAGCGCGAAAAGATCGAAGACATCGCCAAGCGTAACCAGCTGATGTCGATCTTCACGTCGCCGGACAAAATGCGCGATTTGCGTGCCGAGTTGTTCGATCCGCTGAACCGCCCGCTGTTCACGATGGGTCCTAAAGACGTGGCGAACTACTACTCCATCAACAGCGATTTTTCGTACCGCGGTGAGGTGTGGAAACTGGATGCCGTGAAAGACGATTGCGTAACGCTTTACAACGAGCACACGCAGGTGTATGCCGATAACGTTCCCAAGGCCGAAGTGATACGGGTGTTGTAAAAAATTTTGAAAATTTCTTGGAAAGTTCTTTGTACATTGGAAATTTTCACCTACCTTCGTGCTGTGGATGTATGGAAAAGCGTCCCAAAATCGTAAAACTAAATCGGCATGAAAGCGTCAGAAAAAGCCTACAAGGAATTAGAGTTCTTGGCTGTTAAGTACGCCAACAAACTCTACTCTTACGAGGAACTATCGTTGGAACGCGACGATCTTCTCCAAGAGTTCCGTCTCAAAATCTTCACCTCCATAAAGGCATACGGTCGCCGTTGGCTGGCATACCGCCGTGGAACAGCGGCGCGGCCCGTGCCGTTACGTTACTATGTCGAGTGTGCGTGTTCGAATAAGTGCACCGACCTCATGAGGGCCATCAAAAAGGAAAATCACAAACTTCGTATCGACCAGACGGCCTACGATTGCGGCATCGAGGATGTTGTTGAAACTGAACCCGAACTGAACCGCTTCGTAATAAACGGCGTGGATGTTTTGGCCAACCTTAAAGGGTTGAAACGGGTGATATTTTCGCTTCACATCCGTGGCCGTGGCCGGGCGATGATGGCGCGTATGTTACGCACGCCGCGGGCCGCCGCCGAAGGTTACGATCCTACCATGCTGTTCAGCGACGCTTGTTTGCTTGTTGACCAGATAATCGCCGACCAGCAGGCGTATTTGTTGGCCAACCACAAGTCAGCGTTATATTATACGCCAACGCGATATGACTACTACCGACTCAACGACGAATAATTCATACAAATTGTTTCACTAAAACGTACAAAAATCATGGCAACAAAAATTTCGAAAGTAAATGCCGAGCGCCTGAAGAAACTCGGTATTTCCGCCAAGACCGAAGAAGAGGCAAAGAAGATCCTGCTCGACCGTCTCGAGAAGGCTGGAATCCCCGGCATGGACGAGGAGACCATCGACAACCTGATCGACATCGTCGGTTCGTTCGCCGAACTCGAAGGCGACGCCGAGGAGGAAGCCGCTCCGGCTGATCCTACGCCCGCTGAAGCGCAGGCTGACGAACTCGCCGAGGAAGCCGCCGAAGAGGAGGCTGAGGCCGCCGCTGAGGAAGACCCCGAACCGGAGGCTGAACCCGAAGAGGAGCCTGCCGAGGAGGAAGCCGCTCCGGCTCCCAAGCCCAAGAAAGCCGCGCCGAAAAGGACCGCTCCGGCCAAGAAGGCTGAAAAGGCCGCCGAGGACAAACCTGCCAAGGAGTCCAAGAAGAAAAAGCCGTCCAAGCGCAACGAGAAGGGCACGCGCCTGAAGCCCCAGACCAACCCCGACGACCTCGAAATGCTCCGCAAGGCGCTGTCCAAGTACTTCCCGGAGAAAGAATTCCAGTACGTGACCGTGTCGCAGGGTATCTCGATCAAGTTCGGCGGCGCAAACTCGCACCCCGTGGCTATCATGTTCGAGAACGTATATGCCAAGGAAGGCGAACTCGCTACGACCAACGTCGTCCTGAACACGTTCCGCAGCCAGGCTTCGCAGGACAAACTGGCCGACGACGGCGTGGACTTTGTTCCTACGTGGAACAACCTGCCGTGGCTGAAGGGTATTACGTGGAGCGACGCCATGGAGATCGTCAAGACCTACCTCCCCGACATCAAGTCCGCCGTATCGACCGCCGATACGCGCCTCGGCAAGAACCGCGAGAAGATGGAGGCCGATCTGAAGGCTACCGGCAAGAAGACCGCTCCCGCCCCCAAGAAGGAAGCCCCCAAGGCCGCGCCTGCTGAGGACCCCAAGGCTAAAGCCCGCGCCGCTCTGGCTAAAGCCGCTGCCGCGAAGAAGGCCAAGGCCGCCAAGAAATAAACGCACCTCAGCCTTAAAAATTGCGTACCCCGGTCGTCATGGCCGGGGTTTTTCGTAAACCTCGCGCCAGCGTTATTAAGCCCAGATAAAACCGTATTACGATATGAAGCAAGAAACCATTTCTCAGGCCGAAAAGGGCGTCAGCCGTTTCGACTTTAATATTAAACGCCGGGTTGTGTTTACGGACCGCCGCGGTTCGTTTGCGGAGGTGTACCCGTTCATCAACCAGATGATGATGGACCTTCCGCTGCGTGATTCACGCGCTGGTAAGGTACGCGAACTGCTCGACGTCAAGACCATCGTCAACAACCCGTATCGGCGGTGCGTCGGCGGGTACGGCCGCAACATCAATATCTTCTTCCTGCTGGCCGAGGCCATGTGGATTGCTACGGGCCGCAAGGACTTGGAGTTCCTGAAGATTTTCAACAGCCGGATGAGCGATTTTTCGGACGATGGCGTAACGTTTCACGCTCCCTACGGTTGGCGGTTGCGTCACTGGGGTATTCCGTCCGAAGGCATGTCGCAGGACCCCGGTCTGGATCAGGTTAAGGAAGCCGTCCGGTTGCTGGCCGCCGATCCTGAAACGCGGCAGGTGGTGATGTCGATTTGGAACCCCAAGTTCGACCTCGGTGTGAAGTCGAAGGACTTGCCGTGTAACGATATGGTGATGCTGAAACTGCGCTGCGACAAACTCGTCACCACCGTCCAGAACCGCTCGAACGACCTTCACTGGGGGTTGCCTACGAACATCTTCCAGTTCTCGTTCCTGACGGAGGTAATGGCCCTTTGCTTGGGCGTGGAGTTGGGTGTCCAGACCCATAACTCACAGTCGCTCCACGTCTACGAATGGAATAACACGGCTCGGCAGATGAGCGAACTCTTCGCGTCTCGCGAAACGCGCCGCAGTTTGTATTACGAAGGTGCGGTATCGTACATGATGGACTTTAATTTTGAGTCCGAAGTGCCGGTAAACCGCCTTTGTGAAATAACGGCTTTCATGGAGGAAATGATCAACCGCTTGCTGGTGCGTAACGTCGACGGCGGTGATCCTGACGATGAAGCCGGGTACGAGCAGTACGTGAGCGAGAAATCGACCTACTTTTGGGCCGTTTACCAGATGCTGAAACTGTACGTGTTCTACAAGCGTAACCGCGGGGCTTGCGCGCCTGAGGACTTGGACCAGTTGTTGACCAGTTGTAGCGAGATGCTGACGTTTATCAACAACGCTTGTGAGGTTGATAAGAACTGGGATTACATGACGCTGGCGCGCAACTTCTTCGCGGCAAGGTTATCTAACGCAGAACCGTGCAAAATCCTGTAATATGACCGAATCACTACGTCGCTGGGCAGAGGATAACTATTTGGCTATCGAAGAGAAGCGCGACGACGAACTGAATATAATCACTATCGAGGGTGTGGGGGACTTCTTGTACCTCCACCCCGACGATAAGGGTAAGATCATCGACGAACGGTTCTCGTTCGCGGTGACGGCCGATGAATTCGACGCGCTGTACGACGGCGTGGTGAAATACATCCTGTTCGAGTTTGGCGGCAAGTTCTACTACTCGAACATCAAGAAGGATCACCTACGGCTGGACAAGACCGTGGTATTCCGCCCGGAGTTCCGTGACTTCAAGTATCTCGGCACCAGCACGGCCGAAGAGTTGGTTCCGTTCGTACACTTGGGGGTTCACAGCGAGTACGAGTTTCTGAACGGTTCGTCTAACTGCGACGAGTGGGCCGCTAAAGCCAAGTTCAACCGTATGACGGCGCTCGGCATATGTGACCGCAATACGCTGGCTGGAACGCTCGCCTTTCAGACCGCCTGTTTAGGTAAGGGGCTGAAGCCTATAATCGGCGAGACCGTCACGGTGGCGTGTAACTACGACCCCGCGGTGGACGTTCAGGAAACGTTCGCCCTGAAACTATATGCCGCTAACGCCGCTGGGTGGCGTAACCTGCTGCTGGTGAATAAGGCTATCAACGTCGATTATCAGGGGTTCATCCCCGCGGAAGAACTGTATAAGTTAGGCCGCGGGCTGGTGTGCGTCATACCGCCCGACAGCGAACTCAACTACTTTAAGGGCGACGTTGAACGGTGCAAACGGTTGCTGAAATCCTATCACGCAGCCTTCGAAAGCGTCTATTACCAGATCGACACCGTGGAGTTCGCCTCCGAAAGCCTTTTCCGCGACCACTTGGAAAGCCTCGATACCTACGTGTGCCGCTGCCGTACCATAAAACTGTACCGTGATACGCCGCCGCTCGTCATCAACGACTCGTACTACCTCGACGCTGAAGAGGCTCCGTTGAAGTCGTTGTTGAACAAGGTAGCAGGCGTGGTGAACGCCGAAAGTGCGACGCAGTACTTCAAAAACTCAAAAGAGACGATTTTAGCCTACGAAGAGTGGATGGACGGAGCCGCGCCCCTTTACGAAAAGATAATTGATGGCATGGCCAATTCCACGACGTTGGCGGACAGTATTGAGTTTAAGATACCCACCGGGATACGTCACCTTCCGAAATACGAGTTTGTGAAGACCACGGTCGAAGATGCCTTCTTTGAGAAACTGGAAGCGGGCGTACAGGAGCGGTTGGTAGGTAAGGTCGATAACCTCGACCAGTACCTCAACGAGTTGGAAAAGGAATGCGCCATTATTGTCCCTAACGGCTTGTGTGACTACTTTATGATACTTTGGGACATCATGCACTGGTGCCGTGAGCAGGGTATCATGACCGGGTCGGGGCGTGGTTCGGTGTGTGGTTCGCTGATTGCGTACTGCCTGTACATAACGGACGTGGACCCGCTGAAATACAACCTCATGTTTGAGCGTTTTCTGAACGAGACGCGTGTGTCGGGTGAACGCGCCAAGTCAGCCGACTCGCTTCCAGATATCGACTGCGACTTCCCGGTAGCGTTCCGTGATACGGTGAAGGAGTACATGGCGCGCCGCTACGGCGTCAACCACGTTTGCTCCGTGGGTACGTATACCCGCATGAAGTTGAAGACCTGTTTGAAGGACTTCGGGAAGGTCATGGGTGTTCCGTTCGCGGTGATGAACAAACTCACCAAGGACATCGATGACCAGATCGAGTATACGTGGGGCGACCTATTCAACTACGCCGCTACGTCGCGTGAATTGTTCCGTTTTGTGCAGGATAATCCCGAACTGGTACATATGACGAAATACGCCCTCACGCAGTGTAAGACGGGGTCCATCCATCCCTCAGCGGTCATCATCGTACCCAAGGAAGACGAAGACGGAAACCCCATCGACCTTTACGGGTGGATGCCTATGAAGCGCATGGGTGACGTGCTGGTGTCGGAGTGGGAAGGTAAGTACATAGACAAGTCAGGCTTCCTCAAAGAGGATATTCTGGGCCTCAACCAGTTGGATAAGTTTTCGTCTATCATCAAACTCATCGCCAAGAACCGCCACCAGCAAATCGACGTCAACACCATTCCGTTCGGCGACGAGGAGGTATTCCGCTATTTCCAGCGCGGGTGGTGTGAGGACGTGTTCCAGTTTGGCGCTATGGGGCTGATGAATTATTGCCGTGAGGCCAAGCCTAACAACTTGGATGACCTAATCGCTATGACGGCGCTGTTCCGTCCCGGCCCTATGGATGTGAAGGCGCATGAAACGTTCGTTGATATCAAGAACGGGCGCGAAAAGCCAAAGTTTGACCCCGGTATGGAGGATATCACGCGTGATACCTATTCGCTGTACACCTACCAAGAGCAGATCATGAAAGCGGTCGTCGTTGGTGGGCTCAGCCCCGTGGAGTCGGATATTCTGCGTACCGCCATCAAGAAGAAGAACATGGACCTCATTGAGTCCTTCCACGGCAAGTTCCGCGAAGGCTACTCAGCCCTGTTGCGGGACCGCGGGGTGAAAGAAAAGCCAGAAAAGAAGGCCGATGAGGTTTGGGCCAAACTGCTGGCCTTTTCCGGCTACGGCTTCAACAAGTCTCACGCCGTGGCCTATACCATGATGTCGTACTGGTCGCAGTGGTTTAAGGTAAACTATCCGTTGGAGTTCTGGACCACTTCGCTTCAGTACGCCTCGAAGGAATCCGACATCCCGTACCGCTTGGTGGAGATGAAGAAGACCGGGGCTGAGATCGAGGTCCGTCCGCCAGACATCAACTTTTCGGGTGAAACCTTCACTTGTGACCCTACCACGAACCGTATCTTCTTCTCGCTGGGGAAAGTTAAGGGTGTTGGTGAACGCGCGCTTTCGCTACTGAAAGCCATGAAAGAGGAACACGGCGAAGTGTTCTCATTTGAGGACTTCATAACCTCTGCGCCGAAGGGGGTGAACCGTACCGTGGTATTACGGTTGATTATGGCTGGAGCGTTCGACTTGGTGGAGGATATACGCAACCCGCGGCAGCGCTTGGATATCGTCAAACAGTACCTCGACCGCCGCAGCGAACCGCTACCCGAAGAATTCACTTCACCCGATGCCCATACCAACGCCTGGTGGGTCTTCAAACAGCGTGAATTAACCGGGTACGGAGAAGTAGACTACGAGCGCATGATGAACGAATATGGCCTCGGAAAACGAATGGTCCGGCTGTACGTTACCGCCGCTGAATTTGAACGCAAGCGCGAAGGTGACGAAGTGTGTATCGTGGGCCGTGTGAACAACGTATTCGAACGCCAAACCAAGCGCGGTGAGGCATACGGCGTTCTTCAAGTCGAGGTGAACGACCTTATCATTCAGGTTACGCTGTGGTCCGACTTTTGGCTTCACCAGCCGGAAAACGAGAGTACGCTGTTGAACCGAATAGTGGCCGTTTGCGGGCGTGTAAACTACTTTGCTGGCAAGAAGACCATCCAGTCTTCACAGTCTACAAGGTTAGAAATACTACAATAGTAAAACAAAATCGTATGGAAAACAAAGGAGATTTGGTAAAGCTATTCAACCGCGATTATTTGGCGCGGTTGGATAACATCAAGCAGTGGTTGGAATATGACCGCCACCAGCAGGAAAGCGTGTCGCAACATTCGTTCAAGGTTTCGGTCTTCACGATGAGCCTCTTGGAGTATTTGTGGCCGTCTGACACACAGCACGCCGAGGTGTGGTTATTCAAATACCAGACGCTGAAACTGGCGTTGATGCACGACTTCGACGAAGCCATTCTGCGCCGCGATATCACTCACGAACTCAAGTACAACAAGTACAACGGCGGCGAAATCCGGAACGCGCTGGATCGGTTTGTTGACCGTCAGTTGACGGAAGAATTCGGCGAAGAATCGGATGTGGTGAAAACGCTTTCCAAGGAGGACAAGTACTATGACGTTATGCACGCCATCGTGAAGGTAGCTGACTGGATGGCGTTGTTGTACTTCCTGAACCGCGAACTGGCTATCGGCAACCGCTCATGGCCTTTGAACCTACTACCCTACTGCAAGAACAACTACCGAAAAGCAATTTCAACGTTACAGGATACGTGCGTGCTTACAGACGTATGTGATGCAGCGCATCCGTTGCATGTAGCTTGTAATGATATCAGCGATCTTACACTTAATATCATCTAACATGAATCAATCCAAAAAAGAAGCGTTCATCAACGCCCTGTCGGTTGACTTTGCGCGTATCTGCGACGCCGAGGAGGAAGCCGCTCAAGCCGTACTGATGGTGGTGAACCATATCGCCGGAACGTATGCCGATAAGTACGCCGACGGCGAGAAGGTCATCGATACCAAGAAGATGCTGTACGGCGAAGAACACGGCGCAGCCATCAACGTCTATCAGGTAACGCGCTATCTCCAGCGGTACATCACCCGCGGCCACAAGAAGAGCCGTTTGGTCCGCGACTTGGAGAAGGCCATCCACTACCTCGTCATCGAAATCACGCGCCGTGTACGTTCCGGCGACGTCACCCAAGAAGAACCCAAGGAATGAAACGGAAACTGCTGATCGGAAAGAACGTCTACGAGATCGAATTTCAAGAATTCGAGGAAGAAATCGACGTTGACGACCTGATGACCATTCATTACGACAATCTGGTCGGTGAAATCATCACCTTCCCGGTTATCGTGAATCGGTTAGGACTGCTGCTGGCCGACGCCGAGCGTTCGTTGGCTGAAACGAAACTCACGTGTGAAATCATGGAGGCCAAAATCCGCGAGGAGGCGCGAATTGAACTCAACATGGAGGAAGGCCGCCGGAAGGCCGTCACTATCGACGAGGTAAATACCACTATTTACCAAAATCCGCTGTACAAGGCCAACAAGATCAAACTTTTTGAGGCCCAGAAAACACGCGATTATGTAGCGTCGCTGCTGTTCTCGGCCAAGGATAAGTCGGCTAAACTCGATAAGTTGTCGCTGTCGATTCCCGCTGGCGACATCGAAGAACACCTGCTTCAGGCCAAGGCCAATTCCGTGGCCAAGGTCCGTAAACGCCGCCAACTGATCCCCGACGCGGACGATATGTAACAAAGTTTATATTAACACCTTAACAAAATTAAAGTATTATGGCAAATGACCTGCGGAGCCGCCTCAAAGCGACTCCCATCAAAAAACTCAAAGCCCGCATCGACGAAGACAACTCGATGCTCAACAACGGCAACGCGGAGTTCCTGTCGTTGGAGGACGGCAAACTGATGAAGATTCGTGTGTTCCCGGCTCACCCCGACCACGACAACTTCTACGTTCCGCGCAAGTGCTACTGGCTCCCGTTCACTACCGACTCCGGCGACGAGCGCCGCGGTACGGTACTGGATTCGATCTTCCACGGCAAGACCGCTATGGATATCGTCCAGGAGTACGTATCCTACGTGAAGACCCACGGGTCGGAAACCGCCGTGGCAGCCGTTACGGCCCAGCGCGACGGCCTGCTGCCTTCGCTTTCGTGGCTGTGCTACGCCGCCGAAGTCAAAGACGACGAGATGGAACCCAAACTGTGGGAGTTCAAGAAGTCGGTCCGCGACGCCATGAACCGTCTGGCCATCACCGAGGAGGAGGACGAACCTATCGAGACCGATCCGTTCACCGATCCGGACGAGGGTCTGCCGCTGTTCGTCAAGTACATCAAGAACCCCAACAAGAAGAAGGGCGAGAACTACTACGACGTGTCGCTCGGCAAGAAGCCCAAGGCGTGCCCGCTGACCGACGAGGCCATCGAGAAATTCATGAAACTCAAGCCCGTCGAGGAGGTCGCTGGAACGTACACGCTGGAGATGTTCGAACGCGCGTTGGAAGGTCTCCAGAATTTCGACGAGCAGCACGGTATCGACATCTTCGGCGACGACGAGTGGCTGGAGATCGCGGAGAAGGTCCGCGCTCAGTACAGCGAAGCCGATGACGAACCCAAGAAGAAAGTCACCAAGAAGGCTTCCAAGCGTCGTGACGATGACGACGAGGATGACGTGCCGCCCGTTCGCACGAAGAAGAACCGCCCCGGCGTCCGCATCCCCGAACCTGAGGAAGAGCCCGAAGAGGAGGCTCCCGCTCCCGAACCGGAAGACGAACCTGAACCCGAAGCCGGCAACGACGACGGCCTCGACGACATGGACCGCGCCGAACTCAAAGCCTTCATCCGCGACAACGATCTGGGTGACACGGTGAAGGTCTACAAGTCCACCACCGACGACCAGATTCGCGAGGCTATCCGCGCGGCACTGGGTCTGAACGGCGGCGAAGAGGAGGAAGAGGCTCCTGCTCCGGAGCCTGAGGAGGAAGACGACGCTCCGGCACCCGCTGCTTCCGGCGCAGCCCGTTCGCTGGCGGCTATCCGGGCCAAACTCGGTAAGAAATAATCCCCCGTATCACGTTTCCCGCGGCTGGCTGGCTTCCGAGTTGGCCAGCCGTTTTTAACTATTCACATTATGTCGAAAATTTCAAACGTATTGAGCAAACTCACCGCCCGCTTCAACTCCGACGACGTCATCACCTTCAAAAAGAAGGACGGCTTCGCGGAGGTGAAGTCGTGGGCGCATACCGGCAGCCCGGAATTGAACTGGAACCTGCGAACCTACGGCTTGCCGACGGGTATCATCGAGATCGCCGGGCGCAGCCGCAGCGGTAAGACCACTGAAGGGTTGGAGGCCATGAAATACTTTCTGGACGAGAACCCTGAAACGGGGTTGGCGTGTATTCTTTCGTCCGAAAACCGCGACAATAAGGACTACGCCATCCAGTTAGGTATCGATCCTTCGCGCGTGGTCATCATCAAAATTCACTACGTCGAGCAGATGTTCGTGCGCGTGAGTAAGTTCGTAAAGGACGCACACGCCTTGTTCGACGAAGCAGGGATTAAGGAAAAGCCGAAGTTCTTTTTCCTGTGGGATTCGCTCGGCGCCACGCTTTCCAAGGCTGAGTACGACGCCCTCCGCGCCAACGTCGAGAATATGGACAAGGCCGCGGCTAAAGGCGAAGAACTCGAAAAACTCCAAGAGCCGAAGATGATGGCGTTTGCCAAGTCGGCCAAGATGTTCGCCAAGGGGTTGGTCGGGCTTTGCTACACCAACGTGATCCACTTCGTGATCCTCAACCACCAGTACGAGCAGAACGTCATGGGCGTTACGTCGCGCAAAAGTACGGGCGGTGAATGGGTAGAACTCATGCCCACACTGCGCCTCCAGATGCGCGTGACCGAGATGAAGAAGATCGACGACGTGGAGGTGGCTCAAATTTCCGAAGTAAAGGTCATCAAGAACGACTTCGGATCGCGCCAAAAGACCTACATCCGTATCTTACTGGGGTACGGCATCATCCTTTCTGAGGAAGACATCGACTATGCCGTTGAGCGTGGTATCATCCAGAAGCCGTCAAAAACCGTGTACACGGCCCTGAACGGTAAGTTGCGTTGGAAGTCCGACCGCGAACTATACCAACTGTACTACGACCAGAACCCGTTGCTGGATACACTCGGCAAGGTCATCACCGCCGCGCGTCACAGGGACCTCCGTGAGTGGCGCAAGAAGATGATGGAGGAAGCCGAGGTTGTTGAAGAGTAGCCACGGCCAGTGTTTATTACAGCAAACTGATCTTTTATGAAGCGAAAATCGTACAAAAGCCCCGTGGCCATCTTGGGTTTCGACCCCCACTTGTCGAAGGACAACGTGGCGGTGGTCCGGGACTTATTCACCCAGACGTTCGCGCTGGCTGAAGAAATAGATTGTAAGATTGTGATTCTGGGCGGTGACGTATTCACGTCCCGCTCGGCACAACCTTTGGAAGTCCTCGACACGTGGCGTGAAATCACCGAAGATGCCGAAGCGCGTGGGCTGGAGGTGGTAGCCATCCCTGGCAACCACGATAAGACCGACCCTAACTCCGACCGCAGCTACCTCAGCGTATGCCCCGGCGCAGCTACTATCGTAAGTCAGGCGTCGGAGTTCTACTGGGACGGCGTGTCGTTCGTGCTGATACCCTACTATGGTGACGCCAAATGGCTCGAAGAGAAACTGGCCGTTGATAACGGCTTGGAAGCCGAGGCCCGGCGTAACGGTAAAGAGCAGTTCCCGCGGTTTATGATCACGCACGTGGCCGTGGAGGGCGTTCGTAATAATGACGGTACGCAGGTTGAAAGCGACATCCGCCCGGATATGTTCCGTAACTACGACGCGGTGTTCGTGGGTCACTATCACAACGCCTCGGATGTGGGTGAAAAGGTTCACTATCTCGGTTCGATGTGCCAGAACAACTTCGGCGAAACGGCCGACGACAAGGGTGTGACTATCGTCTACGACGACGGTACGTGGGAGCACCACCCGTTACGCTTCCCGCGGTATATCCGTGAAAGCGTCTCAGCGACCGATACAGCGACTTTACGGAACCTGATGGATAAGTACTCCGGCGAAACGTTTGATCGCGTCAGAATCGTCGTAACTGGCTCTAAAGCCGATTGCGAAAAACTGAACGCCTCGGAGTTCTCGGCCGCGGGCATTGAAATCAAGTTTCAGGCCGATGAAACCGCCGCGGCGATGGCTACGGCTTCCGACCCGGAGAAGATCGTCACGTTCCGTAAATCTACCATCGTTAAGAACTTCATGGAGTTCTGCAAAGAGCGTGAAATACGCGGCGAACGCATGAAGGAAGGTTTGGCCATGCTTAAAGAATTGTGATATGTGGTATCCTGTAAAAATAGAATTTGGCGGCTTGTTCGCGTTTCGCGACCGGGCTGAGGTAGCGTTCAAGCGCGGTGAGTGTACGGTGATCTTTGGCGATAACCGCACGGACCGCGGGTCGTTGAACAACGGGTCAGGGAAATCGACGCTGTTCGAGGCAATATCGTTGGCGTTGACTGGCGACCTGTTACCGCGCGATACCCCTATCACGCGCGATAAGGCCATCAACCGCGAACGCGATGAAGCGTGGGTGACTATGTCCTTGGCGAACGACGTCCTTCACCAGACTATGGAGATTCGACGCCGCTTCTACCGTAAGCGCAGCGCCAAGGCTACGCTGTTCGAAAACGACCGTGAGAACACGCAGTTGACGTCGGTGGCCGAGGTTGATAAGCGCGTGTTGGAGTTACTGGGGTTGAGCCGCGAGGACCTGCTCCGCTACTACATCATCAGCCAAGACCGTCAGTATAACTTCCTGACCGCACCCGACACTACCAAGAAGGAAATCCTCAACCGTATCACCAACGCCGATATGCTCCAGCCCGTACTCGACGCCATCAAAGCCGACCATAAGGCCGCCGATGAGCGTGTGGCGGAGTACGAGACCAAGATTCTGACGCTGGACACCCGGCGTGAAACGCTCGAAGAGAACCTTCGCGAGTTGAAGGCCAACCACTCCGCTGAAGCCAACATCGAAGGGTTGATTGGCCTTTTGGAAGGCTATATTAACGACGCCGCGGCACTCGGGCTTCAGGCTCAGGCAATCCGCAATGAGTTTGAAACAGAAAAGACGAAGCGTACCGCGCTGGAACAACAGTTGGAAACTGCACCTAACTTTGCAGAGGATATCGCCGCAGCGGAAGGTAATATCACCGCAGCCCAGAAAGAGCGCAAGAAGAACCGTCGTGCCAAGGAGGAATTGGCGTTGGCTCTGGAGGGAGCCATCGAATGTCCCAAATGCCACGAACGCTTCATACCCAACGCCGAGTTCGATCTCACACCGGACCAGATTCGTAAGATAATCGCGCAACGCGAGGCTGATGATGTGAAGTTGGCTGCTGCCGTGAAGAAGGCTGAAGAAGCGTTGGAAGCCTTGGAGGACAAGCAGCGCGACTACGATCAACTTCAGTCGGAATTGAGCCGCGTTAAACGTTCGATGGCGGCTATTCGTGAACGCGCTGACCGTTTGAAGCGCCAAATGGATGACGTCGAACGCCGGAAGAACGATCTCCAGAAACGTATCGAAGAAGCCCGGCGTGCCGCCAACGAAGACGCGTCGATAAAAACCGCTGAAGCCAAGATCAAGGCTACCAAGGCAGAACTCAAAACTGCCAAGGCTGAATTGGCCGACTTCCGGTACTTGGCTGAGTCGATGGCGTTCTGGGACTTTCACATGGGTAAAAACGGCTTCACTACATATCTCGCCAACAAAGCAATTGACGCCTTAACAGGTAGCGCCAACCGATTCTTGGAGATAATGGACATGGATTTTCGCCTACATATTACTCCGTTTCAAACGCTCAAGAATGGCGATGCGCGTGATAAAATGGAAGTCTTCATATCTTCAGATGGAATATCTACTAACGGTTACGCAACGTACTCTGGCGGTGAGCGACAACGAGTAGGTATCGCGGCTCTTTTAGGAGTTCAGCGCTTGCTTAATATGAGTACCGATGGACGCGGCTTGGACATGCTGTTATTAGATGAAAGCCTGAGCGGGGTTGATTCATTAGGAACTATGTCTATCGTTAAAACAATGAAACGGCTTAAAACAACTATTTTGCTCATTACTCAGAATATAGAAGATCCTTCTTTCTTTGAGAGCGTTATTTGTGTTCGTAAAATAGACGGCGTTTCTATACTTGTCTAATAAGTCTCCTAAACAATTATAACCGTACAAAACTGGTAATATGTACGGTATAATTTACAAAACTACGAACCTAACTAACGGCAAGATTTACATCGGCCAACACGTTTGCGAATCCGACGAATTTGATGGGTATTTAGGCAGCGGAAGGAACTTGCTCTTGGCTGTTAGGCATTACGGCCCTGAGAACTTCAAGCGTGAAACACTCCGTGTATGCGATACCCAGTTACAACTTGACGCCTGGGAAATGCTATATATCAAGAAACTCAATTCAACTGATAAGAGGATTGGCTACAATATTCTTCCGGGTTCATCAAATATGTTTGGCCAAATAAACCCAGCTAAAATTCCTGAGGTTAAGTGTAAAATGTCGATCGCTGCTAAACGGAGGTTATCTTCTCCAGAAGCACGAGAAGCGATTAGGGTTCGGATGACAGGAATTAAGCAATCAGAAGAGTCAAAAGCCAAGATATCACAGTCTCTTGTCGGAAGAATTATCACCACAGAACATCGCGAAAAGATATCGAAAGCGTTAAAAGGAAAGAAAAAAACTAAAGAACATATCAACAAAGTTGCTGAGGCATTGCGCGGTAAACATCACAGCGAGGAATGGAAAAGAAGACATTCGGAAATTATGTCAGGGCGCGTACGAGGCGCGGTGTCGGATGATACCAAGCGCAAAATTTCTGAAGCCAACAAGAAATATTATAGTAAACATAAAAACGTGGCGTCGGAACGGATGAAGAAATACTATTCTACCCATCGCCATCCACTAACCGGAACAGAATTTGTGTGGATTAATAATGGATTGAAAAATAAACGTTTACCAAAGGGAGTTGCAGTTCCCGATGGGTGGTCCAAGGGTATGATTCGTTACAACGTTATTATCTTATAGTTCCAAATAAGATATAACGATGAAACAATCCGTCACAACCTATTACAAAGACCGATTAATAATCGGTATAGACCCCGGCGCGGCAGGCGGTATAGGGGTCTACTCCCTCGACAAAGGTCAGCTGGTGGCGGCAATAAAAATGCCTGAAACACCAACTGACCTTTTGGCGTTCCTGAAACTCCATTCACTCAACTCGAAATGCTATTTGGAGAAGGTTGGAGGCATACCGGGTAACGGCGCCAACGCGATGTTCAATTTCGGCCGCGGTTACGGTCATTTGGAGATGGCGCTGTTGGCGTGTCGTATCCCGACCGAGACCGTAACGCCCCAGAAATGGCAGAAGGAATTCCAACTCGGCGTTCGTGGTAAGATGACCAAGGTCGAGTGGAAGAACAAACTCAAAGCCAAGGCCCAGCAGCTATTTCCGCAATTCAACGTAACTTTGGCCATTTGCGACGCGATGCTGATTGCGTTGTACGGTAGCCGCCAATAATACTGCCCTATGGAATTTGTGTGTAAAAACCCCGAATGTTCGCGCTACGAAAAGCGTGACTACTATTCTTCCGTGAGCGTGGTACTACGCAACGGCGAACCCTTCTGTAAGCAATCGCCGTGCCCGGCCTGCGGTCAAATACGTGAAGAGATCAAGAAGGAAACACCCACCGACCTGAAAGGTGTGTATTTTGGACGCTTCCGAGCCATGTCCAAGGAGCAAAAGCAAGAGTCGCTAAAACGGCGCTCGCACGAGCACTTCAAGAAGCAAATCGCTCCGGAACGCCGCGCCAAACTGGCAGCCGTTCGCGCCGAAGCCAAGTCGATGTTGAAAAAGTAGCGTGTTATGCGAAGAACGGTCGAGGGTCAAATGTTTCGCCAGCTATTCAAATACCGAATCGGGCTGGTGAATAAGTACATTCTAATCATCCGCCATTGTGACGACCCGCGCCGTGTGGCTGCGTATCGCAACTTGGTGTTCCGGATGATGGGGCATATCGTACTGAAGAATATCACTAACTACATCAACCTGCTCAACGGCTCAAACGCGCCTGAAATCCCTTCGCGTGATGAAGCCATTGCCGATTGCTACGCGATGTTTGATAAATGCTTGGAGAAATTCACTATCCTTCCGGGAGCGAACTTCTACTTCTACTTCAATAAGTCCATCGCCCGCAATTTCTACACCCTTTACAAGAAGAACCTCAAAGCGCGTCATGGCGATATCTCGGAAGCCGTTGAATCGTCACACCCCGATATGCGGACCCCTGGCCACGTCAACGACATGGAGATCACGTTCGACACGTTTGGCTTCACAGCCTTGGAACGGCGTATCGTTATGTCGCGCTTGGCTGGCCAACGAAAGTCCGAGTTCTTGGCCGACAACCCCGACGTGACTGAGAACCTCTACAGCCGCGCGTTGGTACGGATGAAAAAACTATTAGAAAACGTCAAAAAAGAGTATCACAATGGAAAGAAAGATTGAAACCATCACCACCATCTTGGAAAGCGGTTTTGCCGTTTTGGAGGTTTGGATGTACACGGGCGAACCGCTTGTGTTCTTGGTGAATAAGTTTACGCCATCGGTTGAGTCCAACGTGGCGTCGATCGACTACTGCGAAGTGTCGGGCTACGACATTACAGCGTTTATACGCTTAGAGTCGGTGGAGATGAACCGGGGTAAGGCAGCCGTGCTGTCGAAACTGGAAGCCATCGTACAGAATCAGAAAGCGCTGAATTTCCAGTTTCACAAAAGCGTCAAATGGATTTACTGGACATCGACTCGCGGTTAACCCAGTACCCAAAATCGTAAAACAAGATCGTCATGGCCTTCGAGCCTTCCGTTTATCAACAAGCCATATACAATGAGGTAGCCACTACCGACCACAATATCAACGTCAACGCCGTGGCCGGTAGTGGTAAGACCACCACGCTGCTGGGGTGCTTGGAGCGCATTCCCCGTGGGAAATCGATCATCTTCATGGCTTTTAACAACTCCATAGTGAAGGAGTTGCAAGCCCGTAACACGCGCCCTAACGTCGATATCATGACGCTTCATTCATACGGGTGGCGGTTGTTACTACGCCGATACGGCAACACCGCCAAGATGAACCCTAATAAGTCCATTGCCAAGTTGGAAGTGGTGTTGAAACGCCATTCTAACGACGAAGAGGTTCAGGAATTGTTGTTAAGGCGCAAAAAGGGCTATTTGATCTATTTAATTCCGAAGATAGTAGACCTGATGCGCACGGCACTTTGCCGTCCTGAAATCGGCGAAATTGAGTCGTTGTGTGACTATCACGACATCGACTGCGGCCTGCTGGAAAAGCAGTTGGCCTTGGAGACCTTTCTGTTGAGCGTCAACGACCACACCCAGTTTGACTTTACCGACATGTTGTATATTCCCGTGACGGACCCCACGTTGCGGTTTCGTAAGTATGAGGTGGTGCTGGTCGATGAAAGCCAAGATATGAGCCTTCTCCAGCACGAACTCATAAAGCGCGTACTGGATCGCCGTTCACGGTTAATCACCGTTGGCGACCCGCGTCAGGCGATATACGGCTTCGCCGGAGCGGACGCTAACAGCTACGCCCGGTTGGCTGAATTAAACGGCAGTAGCGTCGAAATGCCGCTTTCGGTGTGTTACCGTTGTGGACGGCGCATCGTTGAAGAAGCCGAAAAGATTGTCCCCTACATACGCCCCTACGAACGCGCTCATGAAGGTGAGGTCGTACTCGGTTCGCTGAACGACATTGAGGACGGCGATTGGATAATATGCCGTAACCTACGACCGTTGGTAGAGGTGTACCTTTGGCTGTTGAAAAACAAGATCAAATCGCGTGTTCGAGGTAAGGACATTGGCCACAGCCTTATCGACCTAATCAACAAGACCGGAGCGCGTACCATCGACCAGTTGGAAAAACTTCTTTGGAAGGAAGCCGATAAACTGGAACAGAAATTGCGTGCTAAAGGTTGGAAAAACCCTAACGCATCACCCAAGATGGACGAACTCTACGAGAAGATCGAAGTGATACGCGCCTTGGCCGTTGAAGCCGATACGGTGATGGAATTACGTGAAACAATCGAGGGAATTTTTACCGACGACTTGGAAGGTATACTGCTGATGACCATCCACAAATCGAAAGGCTTGGAAAACGACAACGTGTTCTTCTTGGCGCCAGAGTTGATCCCCTCACGCTGGGCTACTCAACCGTGGCAGCAAGAGCAAGAACTCAACCTCAAATACGTGGCCATCACCCGCGCTAAGAACTCATTAATATACGTACCATTAAATCAATCGACCCATGACACCAGCCAACCCTTCCGAGGACGATATCCAGTCCAAGGCTTACGACGACGAACTCAATAAGGCTGAAGACCGCATTGAGGATCACGACGACGAATCCATCGAGCGTCGCCGTCCCGCACGCCAACAACGCGGCGTTCCGTCACCGCGTGAAATCGCCAACGTTATCAAGAAGTGATTACAAAAACACTACAATGAAGACTCTTTATTACCTTTTGAAGCGAACCAACGACTCCGGTAAGCCCTCCTATCACCAGTGGTTGCGGTCGGGGTTGATTGGCCGTGGCCGTGGCTTCTCCGAAACGGCCGACCCGGACTTTGCGTTCCGGACTCAGGACCCCATTGAAATGGTAGTCCACTACGATTATCTGAAGAACGTCCTCCATTCGCCCTACGAGTGGGAGGTGGTGGCCTATATGATGCCTACGGCGCAGCGTTCGTGGGCTGACCAGCGCCAAGTTTCCCAGTACGAAAACGTGTTGCCGGCGCGTGAAAGTATCACGGCTTGGCGTGAACGTATTGGCACGGCCAGCCGTCAAAACGAGTATCACCACAAATTCAAAGAACTTTCGGAAAACTACCAATAGCATGAGTCACATAGATCGTATTCAGAAATTCAGCGGTATGTGGTACTACCGCGGTGAGCAAACCAAGGCGTTCACCATCGTTGGCCAAGCCTGCGTGTGTAAGTCTTTTGGTGAAGACGAAGAAGGAGAGGCGGCGTTGATGATCGTGTACGAAGGCAAGGAGAAATGCTACCCTGACATCATCACCCGTGAGCAGTTCCGCGCCGCTCCGGTACACCCGGAATACCTTTTCGAAGGTGACTTGGTATACGAAGAGTACTGCGGGAAGGTATTGGGCATTTTCCGCGTTTCGCTGCACGAAAGTGAAGATTACGTGCGGTTGGTTCGTATGGACCCCATATCAGGGACGGTAAACGCCCAAACCGAACCGTTCACGGCTCATCGTCGGATACGCCGTGATGAGGAAGAAGTGATGGTTCCCTCCGAACATCACCAAACCGGACATTCGGTATTCAGATACGCTTCACCGCGCAAGATTGAAGCCCTGTTCTACGAAGCCCGGCGCAACAACGTGAGGCTGCTCGCCCACAACATCAGCAACCTCATCTCCGAGAAATGCGCCTACGTCACCGATGAAGGCCAAAAAACTCTCATCGACCTCGAAGCCGACTTCAACCGTATCATCAACCGTCTCAACACCCTCACCGATGGCCAAGACAAGTAAAGCGCGGTTCTTCCGCGTTGGCGGTACGTACACCCACCCTACGGGCGTTCCTTTTCAGGTACTGAAGATACGCCCTAACGACAAGCAACTTGGCGTTCAGTTTATTGGCGCCGACGGATCGCGTTCTACGACGTCGATCGACTTGGTAAAACACAAGAAAATGCTCCAACGAGGAGAAATCGAAGAAATCTAATATCCATGGAATTTACACCCGAAAATATTGGCCAACTCCCCGACGACGGCGTGTTCGTGTTTGGCTCTAACACCGATGGCCAACACTGCGGCGGCGCGGCCTATACAGCGTTGATGCGTTTTGGCGCCGTCAACGGCAACCCCGAAGGTCCGCAGGGCCGCAGCTACGCCATCCCGACGATGGGATACTGGGATTCGTTTTCATACGGAACTACAGAAGTCCTGAGGTATAAAATACGTATACCGTTTGACGAGTTGGTAGCAGCGTGTGACCGCTTCCTCGTTTACGCCAGCCAACACCCCGAACTGCGGTTCTACGTGACCAAAATAGGTTGCGGAATTGCGGGTTGGAAAGTTGAAGAAGTAGCGCGGGCGTTTGCCTTGGCCTTGGGGTCATTCTTGGTACCGCTGCCGGACAATATCGTTTGGCCGCGCGAGTTCTACGAAATACTGAAGGATTATGGCGTGGTTGATTAGGCAGGAATCAGGCGGCTACGTCTTGGCTGAACAGCATCCCATCGTCCAGAACGGCGCGTTGTACTTCAGCGAAAGTGACACCGTTGGCGTTACCCCCCCGCAGGCAGCCATACTGCTTCACGGCTCAACGCTCAAACCGGGTGAGTGGGTAGCGTTGAAACCCTCAACAGCCCACTGCCTGAAACCGGGCTATTACGCCGCCAACGCCGACGGCACGTTACATTGGTTCGAACGCCGTCCGCAGCGCTACGAGGGCCAGTGGTACCACACCGATTGCCGCTCGGAAATAGTCACGCGTGAATGCTTGGAAGGGAACTTGGAGCGTGTACCTCAACCCACCGACACCGAACCGACGCGCTACGGCTCGCAACAGGCCCACCACGCGTCGGTAGTAGGCACGGACGTACTTACGGCCCCGGCGTCGAAAGAACTCTTGGATCGGGGCATAAAGCCGCGAAAACAGCTGGGGTTCTTGTTGCGTCGCCGCCGGTATTCCGGTACGCTGTTGACGGCTCACCCGGCACGCGTGTTTGACGGTTTGAAAGACTACCGCTATCAGCCAGCGTTTACTTTGGAAGACGCTATGTGGGAACTGTTGAAATACGGGCGTATTCGCTTTGAGCGTATGAGCGACGAACGCGTGATGGTAACCATCGACCAGTCTAACAACCTGTTCATCGATCGTAATATCATCCAGTCGGTGTTTGGTGCGCTGTTGTACGCCAACGCGATGTTGGAAAAAGAATTGCCGTAATGGAAAAAGAATCTAAATACTACTACGTTGCCGAACCGGGCACGGCGACCTACGCCAAATTAGACGCCTTGGCGTGGAAACGCTTACACGCTTGGACTGCCGCACGGGCGTTTACACGTAAAGTTGGCGGAACCCGTTGGAACGGACTGCGAATGGTCTGGGCTGGTGGCATTAGGTCGGTTGTATTCGAAAACGAACCGCCGCGCGACCCTGAGGCTTGGGTGATAATGGACAGTCCGCTGTTGAGGACCTACCGTCCGCGTGTCTCCAACGCCAAGGGTAAGGCCCTCTATGAAGAAATGACGCTCCTGCCGCGTGTTGGTATAAACGAAGTGAACGCCATTGTAAACTATACGGACTATTTAATGGGATTGTGCGTTGACGTTGAGGCCAACGTCCGCCGTGACCACACTCCCGCAGTCCACGGCTTTGGCGTTGGCGCGTGGTTGGTTGACACACACCGCTGCCGAATACCAGCCGATGTACGCCGCGTGACGGAGGAAGAGTTCAACCAACTCACAGGCCGTAACGACCGCTTGGCGTCAAAACGCAAAAAGAAATAAGAAATGGATGATCGAGTATTTGGCGACGTTAAGTTCGTTGACGAACCAGAAACCGCGCCGCGTGACGCCGAACGGTTCGCATTCGTTGACCGTGGACTGAAATCAGGCGATTTGACGACGGCTGTTGGCGGGTATATAGACCGCTCAGGCGTGTTTCACATCCAAGAAGTAAGTATCGTAAAAAGTGATAAGAAATGAAAGATTTTGTTAAACCACACGCGTTATGACTACGTTGGATGTATTGGCGCTTATCGGCGTGGCTATATTTATGGGCCTTATCTGGGGCTTGGCGATTTGGTTCGTCATCGTAAGCCACGGCGCAATACGCGAAGAGCGTCTCCGTCAAGAACAATATGAACGCCAAAAACGAAAAACACAATGAGTAAGCGAAAAGGCCCTGCGCTGTGTACTACACCGCGCAACAACGTCCGATTGAGCGTCAACGACCTGCGTTTGGTAGTCGATCTTTTGGAGGTCGAAGCAGGCATCAACCAAGCACACGTCGTGTACACCCCAGAACAGTGTGTTGAATTGGCCAACCGCCTGCGTTGGATTTTGGTGCGTGAACGTGAAAAAGAAAACCGTCAAAACGAAAAGCGATGATAACACTCAAGAAGGGAGCGTTAGAACACTACGTCAAAGCACAACGCCGGAAAAACTACTACAGCAACCCGGCGTACAAAAAGCGTTGTAGACTGTGCGGCGCAAAGGTATTATTTCGACATGAGGAAATCGTCTCGCGTCATTCGCTTCTATTTCCAGACTGTGTTTTGTGTCCCGAGTGTGGTCAAAAAATTGATGTGAATAAGGGGGAAGGCTATATGTCGTATTGGCGTTGGCGGTTGTTCTACGAGAAAAAGTGTAGTGAATGAAATACGAAATCTATAAAACACGCGACGGACTCCTGATCCCTGTACTCTACCCAGAGGACGCGGGTCAGGCGTTTCGCTTAACCGTACCCGACGCCGTGAAGGTCAGCGAAGGTACGGCGCGTAACACCATCGCTTACGGCGTGGTCCCTGTACGTATGCGCCGCCAACCCTTCCCGGTACGTAACAACATTTGGCGGGACCGTGAATTGCTTGGCGCCCTCAGTGGCGACCACAACCGCTGGGCCTTCATGGATTATCGTAACGAAGTGGCACCACCGCTATACCTACATCACGCCAACGAAGACTCCAACGACCCTACAATAGTAGACGGTTGACGCCAACAGTTATTATTTCCAAGAAAAGTAATTGTAAAACACGATGGAAAAAGATTTCAAACAACTCCTCAACGCCCCTATACCTCCGGAAATCACTGACCCTGTGGCTTGGAAGAAATATCTGGTGATGAAGGAATCGTCGACTTTGAAGCGTATTCACGTCTTGGCGTCGGACGGCACAGAGATCAACCTGATGTGGTTCCCGCGGACGTTGCGTGAGAATATAAAACACCTGTCTACCAGCGAGCGTGAAGAGATACTCGAAATGTACGCCGCGCGCCGCAAAGTCCAGTTGACGGCTAACCGCTTATTGGCCGTTGCGCGTGGATCGTTCGAAATAGCCCGTAAACGCCGCCGTGAAGAGCGTGGCGAATTCGACGCCTTAAACTGCTCTGACGTGACGCTGGTAGAGGACATTAAGGAACTTTTGGGGAAGATGTTCACCCCCAAGGAAGTGGTCCGTATTTTAGCTGAAAGCCGCGAAATACAGGTAGAGTTGGAATACGTCCAAGACGTGTTAAAACGGTTCATCAACGACATCGAAAAACGCCGCGAAGAATTCCGTAACCGCGTCCAAGACGTGCGTCTGTATTCGAAACGCCCTCGCTTAGAGGAACTCAGCTGGATGTACACCCAGATGAAGACGCGGTATAAGGCCCTACGTTCGAACGACGCCTATAATTCGATGCTTCGCACTCTGGAGCAGATCCGTAAAGAGGCCGAAGGTGACCAAATCTTCATCAACGGAGCCATCGACGTCAACGTCGAAACAGAGATACGCCTCCACATCCAGCAAACAATATACAAATCGGTCAACCTCAAGGAGATAATCCTTGGCCGCGTGGCTGCGCGTATGAATTGGGACTTGGCGAAATTAGTCGCTGGCCTCCACAACTCGTATTACGCCCGGTTTATGCCTACCAACGACGAATACGATCCCCAAGCCGAAATGGAGTACCCGTCGTCGATGAATTACGACTTCAACCGTATTCAACACAACCACGCGGTGAGTGGCGTTGACGAAGTGGAAGACGTTAAGGCCGAACCCCTCACCGAGCAAGAGCGTACCTCCAGCGAGGCCATAAAGCAGCTATTCCTCCAGCGTATCGCTAAACAGCGTGAAGCCTTGGAAGCACCTAAACAGCGTGCTGACGCCGAAGTGGACTTTTGGCGTTCAAAGTTTAATAAGACCGCGGACGAAGACCACGAACTCACACGCGAGGAAGGGCGCGTACCGCAGCACAAGTTCAACAAAAAGCAAAAATCTAAATTCAAGAAGTGATGGAAATTCAAGAATTCAAAAGTCGTTGGAATTGCCAGCCTATCGAGTTGATCTCCAGAGCGGAGGCTGACGTGTTGGTCAACTTAGACCGTGAGCGTGACGAGCGTGTACGCTACGTCACCGAAAAGGTTACGGCGTTCGGTTGGCAGGCGTCGAAAGTGATCCCCGTGGCCGACGGTATGTATGACCGCGTTCGTAACTTGGTGATGATTGGTGACGACGTGGTTGGTAAGTCCGTAACCACGACCACCACGGTACGTTCGTTCGCCGAGTTCCGCACAGACTACGAAGCGATGATGGCCGAACTTCAGCGTCGCGTTGACGATTCTGACTACGTGCTGGGCGCCATCCGTTCGCTGGGCTTCGACGTGCGTGAAGACACCGCGGTGGAGAAGGTGTCCAGCGTAACCATTAGCGCGATGCAGACTCGTATGGGCGTGGAGTTTGTAACGGCGTTCGCCAACACCTCGGCAGTGGTGTACCTCCCGCTGCGCCCCGAAGAGCGTAACGTACGATTTGTGGCCGTGGCAGGAGCCGGGTGGTACAAGGTAACGTTCGCAAAGCGATAACGAAAATTCAAGACCAAAATGGACGACAAATCGACATTATTCGCCGCGCTGGTGTGCGCCTTGGCTGTTGTCGTGGTGCTGATCGTGGAACACCGCCCGTCTTTCTTCTGGTGGCGGTATTTGTTCGGGTTGGAGAAAACCAGCCCTGACGAAATGGAGTGGAACGAAGTGGTACAGCGTATTCGTAAGCGTGTCCGCAAAGCGTACAAGCGCCACCGCAAGTGCCTTTCAAACGGTATCATCGCCACCTACGGAATAGAGCAATACGACGATGGCGTATACCGCGAGTGGTTGACGCTTTACCCCAAGCGCGGTTACAATCCTCAGGTCCCGATCGTCATTATCGACCTTCAAACCAGTATCGCCACAATCAACGGTCTGGGTCCTAAAGAGGAATTTGACCCGTACCAGTGGATGATGGAGCAGATGAGTAACGACACGTGCTACGAGATCGCTAAACGGGCGTATATCTGTGAACAAAAGGGTCAACGCGGTGACGCCGAACGTGCTGCTGTGGAACAGGAGTACATCCAGTGGATCGCTCGTAAGTTCATCTAACAACGTTATACTACGTGACGCCGTGAGGCGGTATAACTATTCGTTTTACAACTCCCCAGCTAACACCTATCCACCCCGTTAGCTGGGGTTTCTGTTGGCGGTTTACGAAAATAATTCGCTTTTCTTGGAGGATTTTTCGCGATTCTCTTTGAAGTCTTGGAGATTTACACTACCTTCGCTCTTGGAAATGAAACTTAAACACTCGAAAACTATGAAACGCTTTAATCTTATCTCCGCTCTCGAAATTACGGCCCGTGTGCTGATGATTGGTGGATTGGTAGCCGGAACGCTGGCTGTCCTTGGATTGATAGTTTCGTTGTTCTAAAAACTGCTTGGAAAATGGATAAGAATCGTAAACAACTCGAAGAGCGCGCCGCTTGGGCGCTGTGTATTATCGTAACCGTGATCGTCTTTGGCGCTACGAATATAGCCTACTTGGGCTGGCGCTTTGAAAACTTTTGGAGTAAGACCGTGTGGCTTTCGGTGGCTGGCGTGATGACGCTGGCTGGAATAGTAGCCATCGTCAAAATTATCGAACGCCTCAACCGTAAATAGCCCCATGACACGCGAAATGATTATCGCCGCTGCGTATGCCGCTGGCTACGACGCTGAAACGCCCAGCGTTACCGAGGCTGAAGCCTATTTGGCCGCCGCTGTAAGATTGTAAAACTAAATCGTATATCAAAATGAAATCCAAAACCCTCAAACAGTTTCTCGCCGAAAAGCGCAAAGTCGAGGCTCAAAGCCCTGAAGCCGTTATTCAGGCTTTACGTAACCTTCAGCCGCTCAACAGCGATTCCTACAACGCTTCGGCCCTTATCGTCAACGTCACAGACTTAGACGGTCGTGTACTCACCAACGCCGCTATCAACGGCGAAGACTTTGGCGCTGCGGTGTTGTACGGGCTTATTGACGCCTATCGTATGACGTTGGCGTCTAAGGCGGAGTTCGCTAAATACCGCGTGAATGAAATGGAACGAATTGTGAAAGAATTTACCCCTGAAAACTCGAAGTGATGAATCCCCTGTTCCGTATCGGTAGCCGCGTGAAGGTTAAGACGTGGCCCGAAATAGCTGAATACCTCGGTTTGGAGTACGAAGAAGGCGACTTCTTGGAATTAGAAGGTATCGTATACGACGACGCCAACGACGACCCTATTGGGCTCGGAGGCGAAATGTTCGAAGACGCTGGTAAAGGCGAAGACCCGTGCCTGATCGTTGGCGGTGAGCCTGAAGCCGTGTTCCCTACCTACACGCTGCGTAACCTGCGTACTGGACGTATGATTGAATACGAACCGGGTTATCCGTACCAATTCCGCGACTGGATGCTGAAACTCGTGCGGTGATGACGAAGGCCGATATTATACGCCAGATTGAGGACCTACGACGCCAGCGGGCTGCGGTTGAACGCCGCCTGTTGGCATTAGGTAAGGGCTACCCCGTCCACAACGACGCTGAGGTAGAACTCACACTCGAAGAATACCACTACGAAGGTTCTTCGTCGCGCTCCGAAGAACGTCTGTTGGCCTTATTGGCTGAAGAGCGCGTTAAGTATAACACCACGTTAACCCACTTGTGATATGTCCCGACGACCCGGTCAGCGCGACGTGCTTTACGAAGGCGGCCCAGCGCTGAAAGAACTTATCGAAACCTACGCCACGATGGATATTAAGGCGTTTTGCGCTAAATGGGATTTGGCGATCGCTACGGTCCGCAGTACGGCGTCGCGAAGGGGTTTGCTCCGCCTGAGGGTGAAAGTCCCTAAAAAGGACACCGCCAACACCGTGAAGCCCACCACGCGTCGTGGTCGTAAGCCGAAGGCAGTAGAAACGCCTCCGCCGCCACCCGTACCAGCCTACGAACCGCCAAAGGACCTTGTACCCCCCAACGTTCTTAAACGCGTGAAGGGTAAACGGCGTGAGTGGAAAGCGCCAACGCGCCGTGAAGAACTCAACTGCGTGCCTGTACCGTACCCGTTCTGTCTCCAGAGCGACCTACGTTTTACCAAGGAAGACGACAAGACACCAGCCGAGTCACACAAACCAGTCAAACACGACAAAAACCGATAACCGAAAATGTGGATCAAGATTAACAACCAAGTCGTCAACTCAACGCTCATTCGCCATATCAGCCAAATCGAAGAGGCGTCACCCGAACGCTTTCACGCCGACAAAATGGACAAATGGTGGGTGACGAATTTGACTGAAACGTCATTTCCGTTGGCGTTGAAATGGCGCGATATGCTGGTGCGTGCGGCGTTGTACCTCGGTACTGAAACTAAGACGAAACCGAACGGGTTGGATTACAGCCGTTTTCGTGTGGTGAAACGCACCGCTGTTCCCGGTGAGGCTGTGAAGGAAGAATTCGTTGACGATTGGAAACCGTTCTACTTTTTCACGGTCCAGTTACGCCAACCGGATGGTAACGCCATTCCGCTCCTCTCGATCAGTTCGCGCGGTTACGCTACGCACGACGAAGCCTCAGCCGCACGCGACGCGTTGGCTACAATGTTAAACGAATTGGAGGCAGCGTTGCCTTCGATTGAAATCTAATCGTAAAATGACATCACGCAGACCGAACGATCTCCAAAAAGATCAACTCATCAAGACCTACCTCCAGCGCCGGGTCATCATCACCAGCGTCACGCAGGACAGCGACGGTGAGCAATATTTCATCGACGGCGTATCGTTTAGCAAATTACAGCCCGTCAAATTCGGGTGTTGGGGCGACGAAACGATTATCGAATTGTACCGTAAGGACGTCCGCTGGGACATCCACACCGCTCACGGCGATCCGCGGTTGGCGTACCTGAGAGAAAAGGTGCGGCGAGCCAAGGATGAATACGATCACTCGTTGGAGATAAACCCGCTTTCGTGGCTCCAAAAGTTTGAGGTGGTGATGGGGTGTATAGGTTTGATGGTGATATGCTGGGGGCTGGTTGAATTGTTGTTGAAATTAGTACGGTGATGAACCTTCGTGGACCTATATGTCGGCTGATCGTTGACGAGTTGCCCGTTGACACCTATGGAATGAAGGTGTTGGCGGCGGCGCGTGACCTGTGGGCGAAGCAGGGTAAGGTGTGTATTTCCACGGGCCGCGCCTTGGGGCGTGAGTTCCCCGTGGTCCAGATTATCGGCGGTGAACCGATGAACTACCCCCAGCGCGTGATCGACGTCGTCAACGAACTCCGTTCAGCCAATGCCAACGTGCGTATCAAACTCTTTACCGGGTTCCCCGACGTTGAGGGGTTGTTGAAAGTAGCACCGCTGGTTGACGCTATCGCCGTAACTTTGGCCAGCCCTGATGACGAACACCACTTCCGCGTTGCGCGCTTGGGGTTTCGTGACTTTGGCGCTACGCGAATGGAGGTGCGCTACAACTCCACCACCGGAGAAGACCCCGCGGGCCGCGTATTTCCCCAGTATTGGCGGCTGGTGGATATGGCTAAAGAAGGTGATTATCTCTTGGAATCTACGGTGTGGGTGATGAAATACGCCAACGGAACGCTGTTTAACTAAATCTTGGAAACGATATGAACGAAGAACGTAACTACGACGACCCGCGGCTCAGCGAAGAAATGCGCCGTTACGGGTGTTATACCGTACCCAGTACAGACCCCGCGCGTCCTCACGACACCCAAATCTGTTTAACGCCTGAATTTCTGGCCAACACCAAGGGGTACTCCATCACGATGGATATGGGGTTCGGTAAAGAACGTGTAAACTCGTGGACACGTAACGCCAACGGCGTGTTGGAGTTTCGCGAATTCCCCGACCGCCTGTACTTGGATGAAACGGCTGGTGAGGGTAAGTACACCGTTGAGGTGACGCTGAGGTGTGAGTGTGGTGAACGAATCCCACTCACCTACGACCAAACACGCATATTCATACGCGGAGCGCTCGAACAGCGCTACCTCCCCAAGGTGCTGCTCCGCTGTCCTACGTGTAACAAAATGCTTTTTAAGCCGTGAAAACGAAACGTATTGATTGGATGTTGGCGCTGGAGTTAGGGTTGCTGGCTCTTGGCGTGATAGGCGTTGCGGTGGTTGTTGGTGTTATGATGGCTACGTTATGAAAGCGTTGGCGTATATACTGAGGTTGGTGGTCCGGGTGGTCGCCAACCTCCTTTATTTTATAGCGTGGTTGGTAGTTTTGGCGTTATTGGCGATGATGCTATACTCGCTCTGGTGCTGATAAAACGAGGGTCTTGGGAAAATCTTCGTAAAAAAGAGAAAATTTCTTCAAATTCTCTTGGCGGTTTGGAGAATTCGCCGTACCTTTACTCTTGGAAAAGTTAAACTAAAAACTCATAAACTATGAAAGCAACCGTTGAAGCCATCCGTGAAATCGTAAAGGTCCTGACCCCTGAGGAACAGCAACTCCTGAAAGACACCTTCCTGTTTGGAGGCTGGGGTGATACCGAAACCGAGTTCCTCAACGAAGAGGGCAAAACCGAAACCGTTGGCGCTTGGGGGTATTGTACTAACGACGCCCGTGAGGGTAAGCACTTTGCCGGGCGTGTAGTAGCGACGATGTTCCGCTCGATTTACCGTAAACTCTGTACCGCTAACCGTAACCAGATTGGCGCTCACCTTTCGCACTGTAACGACTGGTGGGGTGATGGCAACGGTGATATGCTGTTCGTGCGCTCGGCGTGGAATAAGGCGTGGGTGGAGTGGGCCAAAGAACCCCTCCAGCCCGCTGAAAAACCCAAGAGCGAGGACAAACCCACCATCGTCAAGCCTAAAGAATGGCTCTTCCAGTTTACCACCGGGCGTGGTGAATACCTTGGCCGTGTAACCATTTCGTCAGCCAAAATGCCGACTACTCAAGAGGCCGTTGAGGAGTTCGCTAAAGTGGCTCCGTCGGCCGCCAAATTTGTAGGTAAAAACGGCGCTGAAATCATCACCGATAAGGAACAGCGTCTGGGTGACGTGCCGGTAGGTAGTACGGTGTATTCCAATATCAGCGGTGGCAACCTTAAAGTCGTAAAGCATCGCCGGGACTACGTGGTTGTTCTGCACCTCGATGGACTGAAGGCAAATCTGTACAGCCATATAGATTCTCAGTACCCGGTGGTCGTGAAGAAACTGGGTGACAGCAAAGCCCCCGCCAAGAAAATACCCGGCAACAACGGCTTTCAGGTAAGTTTCGCTGAAGACCGCGACGGCGTGGAAATGACCGTGAAGAAAAGCCAAGGTGCCAACGGTATAGCTGTGACTTACACCCGCGACCAGCTACGCCAACTTTCTGACGCCATCAACACCTACCTCGCCAAATAAAATAGTCAAAACCGTAAAACCTAATAGCACGATGAAAACGTACCGTATCAACCAATTCCGCACCAAAGAGGCCGTGATGGACGCCATTATAGAAGTCTTCAAACGGCGCGAAGACTGGGCCGAAGCCGAGGCCAAGCGTACCGGCATCAACCCCGACCCCACGTTCAAAGCCCAAAAGGCGTACGACTTGGCCTTCCAGTCGTTAGGTGGTAACTCGTTCCGGCCGGGTGAGTACCAGTGGTCGAAACGCTCGATGGTCCAGTATCTGATTAATATGGAGTCGCTGTTCTTTGACGCCCGCCTGAAGTGGTTCCGTTTCTACGTTCAGGACCGCTACCTCGCTACCGACCCCGGCAAGGCCGAGCGTGAGGCTTTACTCGAAACGATTAACGCTCACAACGTCGCCATCGAGGAGTTGACGAACCGTTTCTCCAGCGACCTCGTTGAATTTTTGGAAGAGAACCGTAACTGCCCTGACTGGCGTGTAGCGCGGTATAGCGAAACCTCGGTAACGTTTGGGTTGGTAGACGCAGCGGATAATATCGAACAGAGTTCGCTGTTGACGTTCTACATCGACCACGGCGTGGCGGGTGACGAAGAACCTACGCTGGTGACGTCGGTCGAGAACACGGGACGGTTTTCGTGTGAAGTGGTCGGAGTCCAGTACGTCCGTTATGCGTGGATGGGCCTCCTGCTGTTGGACGACCGCCTCAAATCGCTTAAAGAGGCGATGGTAAGGTACGGGTCCGGCGCGAGGGAAAACGCGACTGCCATCAGCACCGCCAACGTTAGACTGAGTAAGATTGGTCTCGACGACTTCCAGGCCCGTTTCAACGAGTACGAACTCCAAAACTGGTAAATCATGAACGCAGAAACCATCGTCAACCTCTACATCATCAACGCTACCTCGAAAAGCGACCTTCGCGATATGGGTGATAAACAGCGTCGGATGATTGAAGAACGCCGCCTGATGGCCGTGCGGTCGATGTTAGGCGCCAAGTTGGCCCACATAACGGTCAACGGCCAGCGGTGTGAAGCAATAGCGGTCGTCGGCATCACCCACCGCGAATCGGCTGAAAAGTGGTACGATTTGACCACTACGTTTGGCGACTTCGACCCTAACCGGATGATGTTCGAGAAAGTAGAAATTGAAGTTTAACCCCCTAATACAACGAATTATGGCACCTAATCGAGTAACCCGCGCCACGGCCATGGCTACGGCCCGTGACTACGCTAAAAATCATTCCAAGGAGGCTCTCCGCGTTCAGGTAGCGCTGTACCGTGAGCAGGTAAAGTCGCTGAATCGCGCCAAGGCCAACGCCACTGACGAAGAAGTGAAGCGGTTGACGGAGCGTATAGCCGACACTCGCGAACTTTTGAGGGCATTCGAGAACGAGGCCAAATAACACCGCAAACCTTTTAATCACCAAATAGCAAAACGAAAATGGAAAATCAAACTATCACGAGCGTTTTCAACGCTACCGCCCCGCTGGCCATCAACGCCGAAGGCTCAATCACCAAGACGCAGGTTCTGTTCCTGTACGCGGTAGCTGCTGCTGCCGCTAACCGCCCCTTCATCCCTAACGTCGAAGAAGGCCCGCTGCCGTTCACGGGCGTTGACGAAGTGGCTGTACCTTACAGCGAGGTTCGTAATTGGCTTGGCCAGATGCTGGACGCCAACCTGCTGATGCGTCGCGTGATGCCCATCCCCGACGGCGCAGACTTCACTCGCGAAATCAAGCGCGTGTCGTTCGAGTGTACCGATGCCGGGCTGTTGGAGTTGTGCGTTGACGACGACACGCTTCACTTCACCGCTCTTGGCGTTGAGGCCATCGAAAAGTACGGCCCGGTGTTGGACGCTGAGTGGCTGGTGATCGAGCGTTCGGTCCTGAAAATCGTCAACAACCGCTACGGCCACTGCGGTATCGGCGTTGAGGAATGTATGCGCCACGTCCCCACGCTGAATCCGCGCGAACTGAAGAACCAGTTCGTGATGGTCGACAACGACCTCATGGCCGCCGTATACCGCCGCACCGACGGCCTGCTGCTGGTGAACGTGTTCGGCGTTGGTACGTTCATCGTCGAACGCCTTGTGGCTATCAACCACGAAGTGTTGGCCACGTTGGCCGACGAAGGCTATCTCCAGCGTGACACCGAAGAGACCATCAACGAGTACCACACGCGCTTCTCGGCCCTGTCGAAGGTCTACCAGCGCGAACACGGTATCCCCGACGACGAAGAACCCGCCGAAGTCCCCGAAGACAACCCGATGGCGGCCTTGGCAGCGATGCTGGGTAAGTCGCTCGGGAAGAAGGTAGGGCTGGCACGTATCGACGTCCCCAGGGACGGCAGCGCTCCTACGGTGGCCGATCTGGACGAGAAGGTTGAGGAAGCCGCCGTGGTAATGGACGCTGAGGGCAAACCTGTGTCGTAACCGCGCGTTGGCGTTGACGCTTTTAGCCGCTGGGGATTTAGGTCCTTGGCGGCTTTTTCGTTGGCACCCCCTTTCTTCCCCCTGATGGTTCGTCTCCCCTACAACCCCTCTTTTCCTTTACCCCCTATAATCCCCCGCTTTTCGGTGAAAAGAGACAAAAGACACTGTCTCTTCCCACTAACGAGAGACTCAACTTCTCCAGATAAATCTGTCGAAGACGTCTCTCGACGCGCACTGACGTGCGCTCGTACGCTTACGCGAGAGAGAACACCACGCCAACACCCTCGCGTCATCACCCCAGCGCTCACGCGTGTAACGCACTACGCCAGCGCCCATACGCGAGACAGTGGTGAAGCCGTCAACGTTATTGAGGCTGAAAACTAACAACACGAAAATGGAACAAGAACAGAAACAGCACCCCGAAATCGAGCGTATCGCCCTCAGTATGCAGCGGGCGGCCTACGACTACGGCGAACGTATCACGGCTCGTCAGTTGGATGTACACACGTTGACCGTCAACAGCGGTAACGGCTTTGAACTTACGCTGACTGATAAGCGCCAACGCGCCAAGTCTAAGGATTTTCACCAGTTAATCCAAAACAGCGCTTTCGTCAACGCCGTCGAAGCGTTCGCCGTGCAGGTAAGGGAACTTGGCTACGACGGAACCGAAGTCACCATCAACACGCTGGTTGGCGTCCGTGTAACCCTCAAAATGTAGCACACACGATGATTACAGCACGCGACATTTTAGCGATCACCTACACCAACGCCGCACCGCAGGGTGATACGTTCGAAGAGGCGATGGACTACATAATGCGCCAGATCGTCGAAGCAGCCATGGCGGGCCGCGTACGAACCGCCGTGATGGGGTTTAAGCAATTCTGTGAATCACCACACGCTGCGCGTATTAAGACCGAACTGCGTAACGCAGGCTTCAAGTTTACAACCTCCACCAAGGAGGGGTGCTTCGTCGAGTGGTCGATTCCGGCCCAGCGTGAAACCAAGAAACTTTTAGAGAAACGCAACGCCGTGGCCAATTACACCAAAACCGAAAAGTGATGAAACGTTTATTTCGCCGCCTTATGAGGTGGCTCTACGCCGACGGCGTTGAAGCTATTACCGACCGTTTGGTTGAAGACGAACTGCGCCGCCGCTTCCCCGCGGGATTCCGCGTATCGCCGCGCGAAGACCAAATTATCCCCCAAGACGTCTACGTCGCCGTGCTTCAGCATTTGCCTAACCCAGCTGAGATCATTCACGGCGAGTGGTTGAGTGAAACCAACCTGCGTAACGTACGAACATTCGTCGTCAAAATAGCGTCACGCGACGTTCAGTTACAAATGACCGCCGAACGCATAAAGTTGGCTCCCGAATTGCGGTCACCCGTTATCTGCAACGGACGGTACGCTCACTTCTTGGACGTTGATATTCGCGGCTGGGGTAAAATTTCATCGACCGAGCCTAACTACCGAATGCGATTCGCGCTGATGCAGTGTCCGCTACGGGGCGAAGGTGTCGGCGGACAAGTTCCGTACTGGCAGTATCAGGCCGAGAATCCAAAAATCCTTCATCGATTCACGGTCGACGTACTGGATGGTATCGCTCGTGGATTTTCAAACATCTTATAACGCCATGTCAGAGTTCTTTCGTGTAGGTCACTATTTCGACCAGCAAGACGCCGAGCGTACCCGTACCGAACAACTGGAACGCCAAAAGCAAGAACAGCGTTATCTGGGGTCGTTGCTACGGCTTCCGGGTATGAGGCTCTACGAGTTCAACTATAAAACAGGCGAATGTCGCGAAGTCGGCACTGAAACCAAGTTGGAATTAGACGTCACCAGCGGTCAACCCGTGACGCGTCGCTCGGCCAAGGTCCAGTGGAATCCCGATTGCGTCTATTTACAGGCCCTCAACCACCGCAACGCTATACGCAAGTTGGTTAAGGCCGGATACGTCAAAATGGTAAAACACGATGGTAAAGGTCCACACGTCGAAGATCGATGAAGCCCAAGAGCCAGCGAAGGCTCACAAAATACGCCGCGGTTCCAACGGGTTGCCGCTGTTTGGCGGTAAGCACGTTGAGGTGAAAGCCAAGCCCTATTCCGCTGAACGCAACGCCGACGATGGCGTTGATTACGATATGTCGCTGGCTGACTTTCTGGGTGCCACCGAAGAACTCACCAAGAAAAAGCGTTTGAACGCCGTTTTTATCGAGTTAGGCGGTACGTTGGTCCCGTGGTACGCCATACGCTCGTTGAGTCGCACAGAGCGCTACGACGACGAACGTCAACGATACCAATACGGTATCATCGCCAACATCGACACCGTGGCGGCCGACGGCGACAATTTCGACGAGTGGTGGTTGGCGGAAGAAGCCCGCGACGCAGCGTGGAACGCCCTACGTGACCAGTTAACAGAACTCGGTATCACAATCGTACAAGCAAAGGTCTAAACAACCCTCATAATTATCAACAATCAAAATTATCGTACAATGAAAGTGCAAGATTTTTACGGTGCTCTGGCCAAGAAGGCTGGTACCACCAAGGCTCAGGCGATTGAGTTCGTCCGCGCCCTCGAAGAGGTCCTCACCGAAGAGGTCCGCGACAAGGGCGAAACTATTCCGCTTGGTAAGGTCGGCAAGTTTGTCCTGAAGGACGCTCCGGCTCGTACCATGCGCAACCCCTTCACCGGACAGGACATGGAGACCCGTGCCTACCGGACCATCCAGTTCAAAACGGCGTATGCCATGAGGGCCGACGCTGAAACCGCCAAAAAAGGCAAAAAGTAACCTGTAAAATAATTCATTTACTGGTATAATAGTTAGCTTTCGCAGTCCGCCAGGGAAGTGGTTTGCCCTGGCGGATTTTTCGTTACTTTCGCGTCAACGTTATACTACCTGAAACGAGGGAACGCTGACTTTCCATGCCAGTTAGTTTCGAGTTGCTATAAGCGAGTTTCTTTTCCAAAACAGGATCGGCCAACGCCGTGAAGGTTTGGTTGATCCAACTCTTAGCGTTCCCTATACCAATACGGCTGGCCCGAAGCCGATCTCGATGAAACCAGCGGTGCGCACGCTGAGGGGCTACGAAGGATAGTAGCTGGGGTGAAATCCCCCGGTGAAGCCGGACAAAGTCGACGCCGATAGACAATAAAGAGCCTACGTTCGCTCGGCTAATCGTTCTACAGACCACGACCTTCGCGGTCCGGCGAGGCCCTCCGTGGGTTGTGCGAGTAGAACGAGGGTATATCTCCACGGCTGGGGGGATCGGAGTTAGGCCTCCGTAAGGTATAAGCCCTGACGCCAGCCAACGGGCCGCAAGGTCAAACAAATTGTCTCCAAGGCAGCAACGCAGACTTCCTCCATAGCGAGCGCCGGAGCGGAGGAGACAGACTCTAACCAGGGGGAAGAGTATAAGCGATTCGTCGCGCCCCCTACGCTGATTCGTGGTGTAACGGTAACACACCAGATTTTGGTTCTGGCGTTGGAGGTTCGAATCCTTCCGGGTCAACTCTAAGGGCTTTTCGCGAAGAGCCTACCGAAGATCGCTAACGCCGCTGGCTGCACTTCGGGTCGTGATAACCGGAATCACGATGACGCCGCGGCAACCATAACCCCGAAGGTCAGGGGTTCAAAGAAATTTCGTTCGTCATCGTTGTGGCAGTTCGCCCGCCCGGCCGGCAAGGGGAGCACCAATAGGAACGACAACCGACGAACGCGGGGCGTGAAATATCGCCCCGACCATAAAGTCTAACAGACTTCCATCAATCAAAGGTTTAATTCACCCCGACCGCCCCACAGTAGCGATACAGCGAGGCGGTTTTCTTTTACAGCGTTTATTACGAAAACCGAAAAAGATATGAAGAAAAGCAACTACATCGTGTTCGACTGCGAGACCGGAGGCTTAGACCCGGCTCAAAACCCCATAACGTCGTTTGCAGCCGTTGTACTGGACTTTAACACCCTGAAAGAGGTAGACCGCTGGGAAACCTACGTAAAGCCGTACAACGATCTCCAAATAACGAAAGAATCCATCCAAAAGACGATGGTCAATATGGCCGAGGTGAACCGCGGTATGGAGTTAAACGCCTTCATCGAAGCGTTTGGGCGGTTCTGTACCCAGAATTTCCCCGACGTGAAGGGTAAGGACCAACGGCGGTTGATAGGCGTTGGCCACAACGTGATGTTCGACGTGGGGATGCTGGAGGCGGCGTTCTACTACTCGGCCTACTCCAAAAAGCAGACCCTGTTCACCTACATCCAAGACCAGACGCTGGACACGATGTACCTCTCCAAAATGATGTACGGCCTCACGGGCGACGAGAAGATGACGTTAGGCGCCACGTGTGAACGCGCCGGCATCCGCCTCACCGACGCTCACGGCGCGATGAACGACGTTGAAGCCACGGCCGAGTACTTCCGCTACTGTATCCAGCGTCTTCGCGCTACGGGTGACGTCGCGTCCTCGACCGAGAAAAAGACTCGCCGCCGCGGGAACGAATTCTTCGAGTTCAAGTGCGCCAAGTAACAACCGCCAACGTTATACACCGTGTCTAACAACAAAACCGTATAACAAAATGGACAAGCAATCATTCATCACTGGCGTTAAGGCGTCGATCGCCGAAATCTTGGAGCGTTCCACGAATAAGTGGGTAAGCGTGCTGGAACCCGGAGCGTCGTTTGGCGCTATACTGGCCAAAAACGGTATCAGCCCTAAAATCACGCCGCCGCTCTTCGAGGTTCTCACCGCCAACGGGTTGGTAGAGCGTTTGGGCGATAAGTCGGCAATTCGCTACCGCTATCAACCCCAAAACTCCGTGACGCCTGATCTGGATAAGTTGGCCGAAAAGGTATTCGCCGCCAACCAAGCCTACAACTGCCAAAAGAGCGTTTCCGGAAAGCAAAAACGTGTAACCCCCCCGCGGGAAGTCAACCAGAACGGACGGGCAGCACGCTTTAAGGGCGATCTTCTGCCTCAGATTGGCGATTCGCGTTACGTACTTATGGACTGTGACACGGACGAAGGTATCAAAATCTCGATCGTCGAAGTGAAGATCGTCGCCGCCCGGCGTGAGATGGCCACGGGCCACTACTGGTTTGAGGCCGTGTATCGCTCCAAGGAAGACGGTGAAACGGGCTGCCTCGAAGATTTGAGGATTTCTGACTTGTACGTTTCGGCTGAGGCGGTAGCGCAACGCCTGATCGCTCGCCAGATCAAATTCCGCGGTCCGCTGTTTCCAACTATAAAACCGGAAACCGTAAAACAAAATGGCAGATAACACACGCGTCGCTCAAACGCCCGAGGAGGTAGCAGCGACAAAACAGTACACCGAGCAGGAAGAAAACCGCAAACTGGCCTTTTCCAAGGCTCTCGAACTGCTTCGTATTTTGGGCCTCGATGATTTGGAACGGGAGATGATAGCCCAGCGAACCTTCACCCGTACCGAGGTAGTCAAGAAAACTACGCTTTCCCACCGCAAGGCTCTCGATTTGTTGGAAACGCTTCAGACGTTCGGCTACGTCGCGCTGCTCGATACCAACAAGACAAAATTCCGCTTTACCTTCAACGCCGATGACCGCGCAGCGGTTTATAAGGCCAAGATCATACAGTTAACCACGATTCTGGGAACGGCCATTGAGGGGTACAACGCCCTGCTCCTGAAGGACTACCCCAAGGACGTTTACGAACGTGAGACGCTGGAGATGGAACGCTACCTGACTAAAGCGTTGGAGTTGAAGAGATGAGTTTTGTTGTGTGACCCGGTGACACCCAGAGGGATTTGCCCCTTTGGGTGTTGCTATTAAAATACTTTGACGTATGATGCCTCAAATTGCGATCCCGTCGTTGACGCACCGTTTGGCTTGTTTAGACCTCGTTGACGAGATAATCGAGGGTATGGACGAACGCGGCCTTAACGAGATGATGAGTGGCGATACACACGACGTTGACACGATATTTGATGCTTTGATGATGGACACGTACCGGATTATGTATACTGGTGACGTGTCGATTGATTTTAAGCCCCGCTATGAAGAGAACGTCTCGGCCGTGGTGGAAGACACTCTGCGGTGTGCCAATTTGACGTACTTCATTACCTCCGTCATCCCCGACTTCCAGCTGTCGTGGCACCACTTGGAGTGGGGTGAGTTAGTCCACAACCACAAGAAATTGTGTATCAACGCAGCACGTGACCACGGGAAGTGTGAAGCCGTCGGAACCCCTGTCCGGATGTACGACGGAACTATCAAAAAGGTCGAAGACGTTGTGGTTGGCGACTTGTTGATGGGCGTCGACTCTAAGCCCCGCCGCGTGGTTGCTACGCGCCGTGGCCACGATTCGATGATGTACCGTATCGACCAGTCGCGCGGTGATAGCTACACCGTCAACTCACGCCACATTTGTACGCTGATCGAGAAGGACCGCAACGGTTCCATCGCTACAGCGTCGAAGCGGATAGCGGATATTGATATTCCGACGCTTTTAAGCAAGACCCCGAACTGGGTGAAGGAACGTTACCGCGGTTTCAAGGTGGCAGTGCAGTACCCCACGCGGCCCGTGGGGTTGGAACCATATTTTCTTGGGTACTGGTTAGGCGACGGCAACTCCAACAACCAGAAGATCACCACCGCCGACCCTGAAGTGTGTGAGTACTTACACTCTTACGCCGAGCGCTTGGGGCTTCACTATGGCCAAAATGGTATGGTAGTGACACTTGGAATTGACGTTCGTGGCCGCGGTAAGCGTAACCCGCTGGAAAGGATGCTCAAGGGTTACAACCTGCTCTACAATAAGCACATTCCGGAGCAGTACCTCGTCAACAGCGAAGAAGTTCGTCTTCAGGTGTTGGCTGGGTTGATCGATTCCGACGGTAACTATTGGCAGGGCGGCTATCACTTCGGTAATACGAACTACCAGTTGGTGTGTGACGTGAAGAACTTGGCCGACAGCCTTGGCTTCTGTACCCGAATGGGTGGTGGAACGCGGTATTGTAAAGCGTTAGGCCGCGACTATTCGTCGTGGTGCGTGACTATTTCTGGTGAACTGGACCGCATCCCAGTAAAGATCGCTCGTAAAAAGGTCCAAACCGACTGGGCCGCCAAGACGTCACACAAGGACTGGGGCACTATCGACGGCGTACACCCTACGGTGGTATCGTCGTTGAAGATCACGCCCGCGGGTGAAGGTGACTACATATCTATCACCACCGACGGCGACCACCGCTTCGTGCTGGGTGACGGTACGGTTACGCACAACTCGTTCTATTTCTCCAACGCCTACGCCGCGTGGCAATTATACCGCTATAAGAAGCCGTCAACGACCCGTTACTCGAAGCGTCCCACGGTAGCGTCGTCGAATCGCGGCTTCTTGTTTTCGTTCTCACTCCAGCAGAGCGTTGACCTCTTGGAGATTCTGAAAGGAACCATCGAGGAAAACGAGATTTTGAAGGAACGCCTGCTACCCCAGTCCACGGCCAACAACTGGTCGGCTACCAATATCGTGTGCCGTAACGGCGCGCGTTTGACGGGTAAGGGTTTTGGGTCTTCGGTGCGTGGTGCTCACCCCTACTGGATTATCGTCGATGACGGCCTGAAGGACAACGTCATCTATTCCAGCCTCCAGCGAAATAAGTCTACCGACTATTTCCATTCCGTAATTATGAATATGCTCGTACCCGGCGGCCAGATCGTTGTCGTCGGTACGCCGTTCCACGCCGAGGACCTTTACGGCGACCTCAAGACCAAGAACGGTTGGTTCGTGATCGAGTACCCAGCCATCTTCCCCGACGGGCGAATCCTTTGGCCGCAGCGTTGGTCGTTTAAGGACCTGATGGACAAAAAGGAGACCCAAGGCTCGATCATCTTCTCGCGTGAGAACCTTTGCCGCCCGATCACCAACGAATCGTCGATCTTCCCGATGGAAATCCTCACGCGGTCGTTGCTGCGTATGGAGAACTACACGTTGGTGGATTCACGCGAAGAGTTCCCCGTTAAGTTCTCCAAGGTAGTCGTGGGGTGTGACTTCGCTATGTCGGCCAACGTCGGTGCTGACTACGCCGTATTCAGCGTGTGGGGTATTGACGAACTGACCGACGAGCGTTGGCTGCTTCACCTGTGGCGTGAAAAAGGCGCCAAGTTCTTCGAACAGATGAACGTCCTGCGCCGTATCAACTCGCGTTTCCGGCCTGACCTGATCGTGATGGAGAACAACACCTTCCAGCAGATATTCGTCGAAACGGCCGACACTGAGGGTATGCCTGTGATTGGCCACACTACGGGAATTGATAAGTACGACCTGAAGACGGGGTGGCCTCACCTGTCGACGCTATTCGAGCGAGGCAAAATTCACATCCCGGTGGGTAACGTCTACTCTCAGCAGGTGAAAGACCTCATCTTCCAAGACCTCGGTTCAGTGGCCTTCACCGAAAAAGGCTTGGAAAGCGTGGGCAGCCACGACGATATTTCGTCGTCGTTCTGGTTGGCCGACTTGGCCGCTTCACGTATGACTACGGGCTTTAAGTTTGATATGTTAGGTTAGCGCCATCGTTTTAGGTGATATGAAAACTCTGATAGCACTATTCACCCGCGGTCGTATCGATCGCCAAAAGACCCTCCAACGGCTCACGCCTCAGGCGCGCCGCCGCGTGACGGTATTCTGTCACCCCGGCGAGTTGGCCGCTCACCAGCGTAACTGGGGCGGTAAGGTTGCCGCCATCGAGGAATACAGCACCGCGTGTCGCGGCGTGGGGGACATACGGGACTACATCGTTGTAGAGGCCCAAAAGCGGGGATTTGGCGGAGTCTTTTTCTTAGACGATAACGTGTCTTTCTCGCTGCGTTTAGACGATGCCAAGACCCCTGTGGTGGTAAACAACGACAATTTCACCGTCGAGGCCCAAGAATACATCTATTCGATGATGTTCGACTGGGTGGCGGAGCACTTGGACACCTACGCTGTCGCCGCACTTTCGTATCGGCCCTTTAACCGTGACAAGGAACACGACGTACAAATCAACGGGCGGTTCTTCTCCATTTGGGGACTTAACATCGCCCAGTACCTCAGCCAACCCGTGAGGTTTCAAGATTGGCCTATCAAGGAAGACTTCGCCGTGGCTTGCGGTTTACGCCGCGCCGGGCTGGATAACGTGGTGTCGTACCAGTATTCGTTCGACAAGATGACCGGAGCCAACGCCGCTGGCGGTTGTTCCGTATACCGCACGATCGAGAACTCCAACGCCGAGTCACAACGTTTAAGGGAAGAGTTCCCTGAATATATCACCCTTCGTACCAAGAAATGTACCAATTGGGGGGGTGAAATGAAGGACCGTGAAATGATTGAAGTTAAAATACACTTAAAAGGTTACAAGAAATGATCGTAAAATTCAAGAAAGTACACCCCGATGCCGTACTTCCGCACTACGCTCACCCCGACGGTGAGGACAACGGACTGGACCTCGTGGCCGCATCCATTACCGAAACCGACGACTACATCGAGTACGACACGGGTATCGCCGTTGAAATCCCCAAGGGGTACTGTGGCCTGTTGGTCCCGAATTCGCGTTGTTCGAAAAAGGACCTCGTGATGTGTAACGCGCCGGGCATCATCGACCCCGGATACCGCGGTACGATGCGTGCCCGCTACAAGAAGGTCTGGCACCTTCCGATGCTGCTTCGTAAGTTTCTCCAGAGTGTGTGCGCGTTGATCTCGAACGCCTTCGGTGAAGTGGCTGGGTTGCGTGCACAGGAAATCAATTTCGACGTCAAGCAGTTTGAGGTCGGTGAGGTAGTGGCCCAGTTGGTTATCATCCCCGCGCCGCAGATCGAGGTTGAGGAAACTGACACGCTGACGCCTTCGATGCGTGACACCGCGGGGTTCGGTTCGACGGTAAAAGCGGTTCCCGAGAGCGAACGTGTTCAAAATGCCGAAAAATAGAACGCCATGGATCAACAACAATTACTGGCTCTTTTACTCGGAATAGGGTTCTTCTTCGTGATGCCGATTGCTCTTTTCCTGATCGGGTTGTCGAACGCTTCCTCAGATCGCCGTTTACGGCGTTATCGCGAAGAGTACAAACGAAAGTACGGATTTTATCCACCCGACGAATATTAACAAAATGAAAACGATCCTCCAACACAACCCCGCCAAACAGGACAACGTCGAAGCCATGGCCGACGCGCTGGTAGAGTCGATGCGCTTCGCTGACCCTACGGTTGATTATCCTGATATCTCCAAGGCCAAAGCCGACGACGGCGTTCCGGCCGAGTGGTTCCACAAGGCATACGCCGGCATTACCGGTACGTCGGAACTCACGGCCATTCTTCAGTACACGCAGCAGCGGATGATTTTTGACCAGATTGGAGAAACGTTCCTCGGTATCGCCCTCACCGAGATGAAGCACTACGACCGATTAGGCGACTTCATCGACCATATCGGGGGCAGCGTATCGCGGCCCGTATTTTCGGCAGCCAAAGTGGACATTACGACCGAAAGCGCGGCCGAAGCCGTCCAGATCAACATCCGCGCCGAGCAGGACACCATCGCCGAGTACGAGAAACTCATTCAGCGTATTCAGGCCAACAACCCTACGCCGACCGTTACATCCACGCTGGCGGTTCAACTTATCAACAAAATCATCGCCGACGAGCGCGTCCACGTGCGGTTGTTGAGTGAATTGGCGATTATGATCGATGAAACGTTATGATATCCGCCACCGCTTACCGAAGGTGCCGTGCGCTGTTGCTGGCCGCGGTGAAGAATATCGAAGCCGAACGCCCAGGAGTTATCGCCTGGGCGTCTCGTCAAGAACGGTGGTGGGAAGTGTGCGTGAGTGACTACGCGCTCTACCGCAGCGAACAATTTGCGCTGATACGGTCGGTGTACCGTAAGGCCATTTATGCCGCTGGCGGCGGTAAGGTGATATTCTGCTACGCCAAGCCCGACGCCGAACGGTTGTACGAGTTGGAGTTGAAAGGTAATTTGGTGATGGATTGTTGAAAATTTCTTCAAATTCTCTTGGAGAATTCAAATTTTCGCCGTACCTTCGCTCTTGGAAAGAATCGTAAAACAAAATTGGTTATGGAAAACACTCAAGACATCAACTCAATCCTCGCGAAACTGAAGAAACTGCAGCGTCTGTACGAAGGCGCCAAGGCCATCAATTCTGAAGCCGAAGCCCAAAATGCTGCTGTTAAGATTCAGAACCTCCTCACCCAGTACAACCTTTCGATGGCTGATTTGGAAGCCGTGCCCGACAACGAGCAGAAGACCAACGTAACCGAAGAGCGCTTGGGTAGCGATTGGTGGCGTAAGTGCGGCGGCGCGTGGGACCAAGTCCTTATCGCTGGAATCTGTAAGTACAACTACTGCTACGCTATCACAAGTCAGAGCGTGCGCTACCGTATCAACCGCAACGGCAACGAGGTACGCGAAAAGACTCAAAAGTACATCATCATCGGCGAACCTCAGAACGTCGAGGTCGTAAAGTGGCTGTTCAACATTTTGGCGGACCAATTGTATAAACTGGCGCTGAAACGTTACCAAGAGTACCTCAACGACGACGGTCAGGCCGTGATGCGTGTGTTCATGGGCGAAAAGCGGATGCACCGCGGTACGTTCTTGCGGTCGTATTTGACCGGAGCCGCCATTGGCGTTAAGGCCAAACTGAAGGAAGAGCGTGAACGCGAACTCCAAGCCCAAGTTCAGGTAAGCGCGTTGGTGCTTCGTACCGACCAGAAAATCAACGATTACGTGGCTGAAAAGTTCCCCAACTTGGGTAAAGGCGGCTTGGCTCATATTGGTAGCAGCTACGCGATGGCGCTCGGACAGGAAGATGGCCGCAAGGTTAATATAACCAAAGGCGGAATCGCCGCTTCGAATACCAACCCTAACCGTATAGCGCAATGACCCAAAAGAAAATATATCTCTACCACTCCACACCCCGTCACTTCAAGGGCGGGGTGGCGGAGTTTGTGTACGTCAGCGGGCGGAAGATCAAGTTGAACCAAGACGGAACGGTTTCCCAGAACAGCGTCTGGTATTCCGCTATTTTGGAAATCGAACAGGCGCGTGAATATCGGCTGAAGATACCCCGCATGGGGTGCTTGGGTGGAACGGTGGTGCCGCTGGAGGTTTGGAACAAAATCAAAAACGAGGGTAAACTATGAAAATTAATTTGGTATTTGACGGGAATTTCCTGTACCACCTTTCGTTCTCGATCTTCTCGACGTACTACCGCGGTCAAGATATGTGCGCTGTACTCGAAGACCGTGAAAAGCGTCAGGTGCTGATCCGCAAGTGCGTGATGAACCTTTGCGCCGCGGTACGGCGTTTTGGTGATGACGTTGGTCGCGTGATAGTGGTCATCGACTCCCACTCGTGGCGCCGCGGCGTATACGACGACTACAAGTACGCCCTGACGCGGGTGAAAGAACCGTGGAGCGACGCATTCGTCGAAGTGTTGGGTGAGTTTGAAGCGTTGCTGCGTAAACGCGGGCTGATCGTTTCGCGTGTACCGGGCGCGGAGGGCGATGACCTGATTATGCTGTGGGCCTACGCGCTGGACGAACTCCCCGGCGAAGAAACCGTCATCCTCACGGCTGACAGCGACATCCGCCAGTTGATCACGCCAACGGTTTCGGTATTCAACTACAACTCCAAGTTCATGAAATTCTACACCTTCCCCGGTAAGGAAGAGTTCTGGAACGAACGGCTGGATGCCGACATTCAGGTCCTCGCCACCGAAGCGTTGGAGGTGTTGTTGTTTAAGGTGCTGATGGGCGATACGTCAGACAACATCCCCAAGGTTCGCCGCGGTTTTGGCGAAAAGGCGTTTGGCCGTTTCATCGAATCGCTGAAGCCGGAACTCAACGGCCGACTGGTATCGCCGTCGGCCTTCGAGGGGTACAGCAGTACCAAGTTGGCACTTTGGATTCAGTCCAAGTTTGAGCGTTTCTTGGGCAGCCCGCTGACGACGGAAGAGGTAGGGCGCATCCTTTTCAACGTCCAGTTGACTTGGCTGTCGCCGTCGGTTTACGGCCCCAAGCAGGAAGACCTGCTGATGGCGATGACCGAAGAGGTAGCCAACACGAAGGACTCCTACAACTATAAAAAGGCGTATACGCTGGAAGACTTCTACGGAATGTTGATAAAGTGATTAAAATCAAGATACGCTATGAAGAAATGGATGTGGATTCTTATCACCGCGGTGGTCCTTGTGATTGCCGCGGTGGTGTACGCTCATGAGGCGAAGATTATCCACACGCTGGTAGCCATCTTCTCGTTTGTAGCGGGAGTAGTGGCTCACTGGGCGTGGGTAAAGTATTTGGCCGCGAAGGCCGTTAAACAGGACAACAACGATGGAAAACATTCGTGACATCATCCTCGGCGCTCGTGCTCAGCGTCAGGATCACATGCTGAAAGGCTTCGCCCCGGTCCCTGAAGACATTGAGGAGGGTGAAAAGGTCGAGAAGGCCGACAACGTCTTTGAGAAGATGGCCGACGCCATCGAAAAGGCTGAGTCGGACGACGCCGAGGAAGCCCTCCAAGGCGAGATTCAGAAATCGGACATCATGCAGGCCATCAGCGGTTACGGCTCGGAAATCAAGTTCAGCCGCTTGGGGAAGGAAATCAAGGCTAAACTGAAGGCTGATATTCTTCCGCCGTTGAACGCCAAACTGCAGGTCCTTACCGCCGAACTGGAAAGCCTTTTGGGTAACTGCGGCGGTGCGCCTACCGAAACCGTTCCGCCGTGGTATACGGCCGAGATCAAGATGGACGTTCCGTTCCGGCTGTTCAGCTGGGAAGAAACCAGTGACCGTGAAGCCCCTGCGCTGGCTGGTACGCTGGTCGACAACCAAACCGAAAACGCCGTAACGCCCGAAATGTACAAGTGCCGGCGTGACTACAACGAAAAGGTTCGTGACTACGCCAACGTGGCTACCGATATCAAGGCGTGCGAGATTCTCGACACCAACCTCTCCGACAACGAACGTTACCAGCTGTCGCCTCGGCAGTTGACGATGTTCGGATTCTAAACCTCTTTTCTGTTTCCATTTTGTCAGGTTTGTTAGGACAGCGGCCCCGATTCGTAAGCGTTTCGGGGCCAACGTTTTTGAGCGTATGGACCGATGGAGATATTTCAAAATAGGTGATATCGTCACCGACCCCGAAGTGTGGGGAAAGACGATGTTCGTAATACGCACGCTGCACGGTAACGACTACTGCCCGCTGATCAGTGGCGAGTCCCTAAAACCGATCCGCGGTCGCCGTATAAGGGTAAACCTCGGCGTGGGGGAGACGCGTCTTGTAAACGCTCCTAAACGTCCGTTGATGAAGATTCCCGACGGTACGTTGGTGCGGTTAGCTGGAAAGAGCGTTGAAGCGCGGCGCGAATTGTTAATTAGAAGCTATCGTAAACAATATGGCAACGTTTGACCATTATGCTTGGGCTGATAAACTACCCGACGCGTCGCTCGACGTGAGCGCAGAACACCACACGGAGTTCTTCCGGACGATGTTCGAGCGTCAGATGATATGGAAACGGCGGTTCTTAGATCAGGCTCCGCGCCCGTGGACTGAAGACCCCATACTACGCGACTACAAGTTTACCAACGTCTACCGCGAACTGGACCGAAACTCCCAGTGGCAAATACGTAATATCCTACTCGATGACGGGTTGACGCTGGCGAATCTGGTGTGGAAGATGATGGTGTTCCGCTATTTCAACAATCCCGCCACGTTCGAATACGCTCGCGAAAAGTACGGTTGGGGAGCCGGCATCCCGGATCACGACCAATACGACGAAGACCTCTTTGCCGAGATGATAACGTCGTACCGCGCTACGGGTAACAATCCCTATACTACGGCGTATCTGATCAATTCGATGGCCACGCCCGGTAAGCCGCGCGACTACTGCTACACGCACTTGGTCGTCCCGACGCTTCACCGTCGGTTAGGCGAACTGATGCGGACGGTGTTGACGGCTGACACTCCGGAGCAGATCATCAAGTTCCTTCAGAGCCTTCCTTCATCGGCGACGTTTATCGCTCACGAATTCTACCAAGACTTCACCTACATACCGCGTTACACCTATCGCCGTTTTATGCGTTTCACCCAAGACGACTACACCAACGTCGGTCCTGGCGCGTCCATAGGGCTGCGGTTGGTGTTTCCGTCGTTGAAGCGCCAAATTGATGGTATCTACCGTTTGCGTGATGAAGCCCGTGAGGCTCTTCAGCAGTGTGGAGACTTTCCGTACTTGCACTGGGACCGTGCTGGGCGTTGCTACCGGGTGTCGCGCTGCGGAGACGTGACGCTTCATCAAGTGGAGATGTGGCTGTGTGAGTACCAGAAGTACTGGAAGATGAAGATCGGCGAAGGAAAGCAGCGCTCAACCTTTGAACCGCGAACTCGTAAAATTGTAGGCCAATGATCACGTTCCACACCCCGTTGGAAACGGGCGAGTTTATGGGCATCGACTTTCAGGTGATGGCCGATGACCTTTCAACCAGTGCCGCACGATTAGTAGTCGTCGGCACTTTCATATCACCCCTTACCGTTGAAGAGAAATCACACCTCCAAGACCTCGTTCACTTAATCCGCCGCGACGGTGAGTGGAACGGTTCGTATGACGACCAGACGGACTACTACTCATGGAACGGTCATCAGGTAGCAGTTTGGGGCGATATCATCCATCAGGCTATCATCATACGCAAGACGGCCCGCAACGACTTTTTGAATCTGTTGAGTTGACAGCCAATTATAGCTTAACAAATCGCATAAAAACATTATGTCCGGTGTAAAAGAAAGATTGGAATCGGTAGAACGCGCCATGCAGGCTCTCACGATACGTAAATCGTTGTTGATGGAGCGAGCGTTGCGCAGCGACAACCCGTCCGACATACTCAAAGCCGCTGAGATATTCAATCAGCAATCCAAGCCCGCTAACGTTGCTCCGAAGGCGTACCTGATCGACCCTTTGGAGTTCAATTCGTTTTTGGGCTATAAGGATAAGCCGTTTTCGCTTTCGTACGAAACGCTCCGCCGGATGAGCCGCACCCCCATCATCAACTCAATCCTCAAGACCCGTAAGAACCAGATAGCCGACTTCGCTGAACCGCAGGCCGACCGCTATTCGACGGGCTTCGTGATTCGCCGTAAGCCCAAGCACGGCCAAGAGCAGAAGATGGATTCACAGGACCGCAAGATCGCGTCTTCCATCACCGACTTCATCCTCAACTGCGGCGATACCGCTACGTGGGACGGCGACGAGTTTGATGAGTTTATTCGTAAAATCGTTGACGACTCGTTGACGTTCGACCAGATGACGTTCGAGTGTATCCGGAACCGCCGCGGCAAACTGGTACGCTTTCAGGCCGTGGACGCCGCTACGTTCCGTCTTGCGGAATCGTACTTCGACGGCGAGTACAACAACCCGTACTTCGACGGCGCCATGACCGACGATCGCCAAAATTGGGGTCCCAAGGTCGACGGCTATTATCCGGCCTACGTTCAGGTGTACCAAACAGCCAAGGTGGCGCAGTTCTATCCGTGGGAGTTGTGCTTCGGTATTCGCAATCCGACCACGTCGATCTACGCCAACGGCTACGGCAACTCAGAGTTGGAAGAGTTGATCAACGTGGTCACGTCGATGCTTTGGGGTGATGAATACAACCGCCGTTTCTTCTCACAAGGTTCTGCGCCGAAGGGTCTGCTCCGCATCAAGGGTAACGTCAACGAGGCGTCACTCCAGCAGTTCAAGCAGCAGTGGCAGGCCATGATATCCGGCGTTATGCAGTCGTGGAAGACGCCCGTCGTTGAGGGCGATATCGACTGGGTTGACCTCCAGAAGAACAACCGCGACATGGAGTACAACTCTTGGATGGAGTACCTGATCAAGATCGCGTGCGCCGTATTCTGTATTGACCCCACGGAAATCGGCTGGGATATTTCACGCTCCAACGGCAGCGGCCTTACCTTCGGCGACGGCCAAAAGCAGCGCATGGAGCAATCGAAAGACAAGGGTCTCTACCCGATGCTGAAATTCATCCAGCGTAAGATCAACAAATTCATCGTCGAGCAGATCAACCCCGACTTCGAGTTTGTGTTCATGGGCCTCAACGGTATGACCATCTCCGAGGAATTGGAGATGGACATCAAACGCCTCCAAGCCTTCCAGACCGTGGACGAGATTCGCGAGAAGTGGGACCTCCCGGCTATCGGCGAAGAAAAGGGTGGCGATACCATCGAGAACGCCGTTATCCAGCAAGCACTCAGCGCCAAGCAACAGCAGCAACAGGCGATGGGCGGTATGGGCGGCGGCAACCCGTTCGAAGAGGCCGCGGGCATGGGTATGGAGGCCGCAGGAGGCCCGGCTGATGAACCCGTGGCTGGTGGTGAAGGTGAGGAAGACGATGAAGCGCAGGCCGGCAACCCGTTCGATCTCTACGCCCAAGGCGACGAAGAAGAAACTATGAAGGCCCGTGAGGCAAATCCGCTCGTGGCCGCATTTGACGAATACTTACAAAAAGCAATAAACCATGACGAGTAACGAGAAGAACACCGCACCCATCGTACAGCTGTTGGCTGACGCTATGCCCAAGCCTATCATCGACGCTTCTGGCGGCAGCGTGATCTACCGCGGCTATGCCCCTATCGGTACGGGCCAAGGTGAGGCCGGGTGGCGCATCGAGCGTGAGACCACCGCCGACGGCATCACCATCACCGAATACCCCATCGGCGACATGAGTTACAATTTCGTGTGGGCCGACCGCGCTACCTACGTATATTCACGCTAAACCGCAACGCACAATGGCAACTATTGACGTCGGAACTGTAGCAGGTATATCCATCGGAACGACACCCCCGTCGAATCCGGCGATTATCTGGTACGACACCACCGACAAACTCCACAAGAACTACGACGCCTCACTCGGGCAGTGGATTCCGATGTCGCAGGCGATTGTGTCCGAAATAGGTGATTTTAACGACCTTATCAATAAAGCGAACCTTCCGGGCGGCCTACCTATCGCTGCGTTCTACAATGTCCTGAAACGCGACGCTGACGCCCAGTGGAACACCATGGTCTGGGTGGTGGGGCAAACGCGCATTCAGTACGTCGATAAACTCAACAACATCATCGTTGAAGATTTGGCTGGCCAAGGTACTACGACGCAGTATGTGGCATCGACCAACTACTTCTTCGACAATATCGTCGCTACGTTTGACCAAAAGACCTCGAAACTCAACTACACGTTCCAGCAACTGACCGACAATCCGGCCCTCGCAGACGTGTTGTACGGCATGCGGGTCATCAACAACATTCCTACGTTGGTGAAGCGGACGGTGAAGTCGTTGCTGTCTAATTCGAGTAAGAACTCGTTAGGGTTCGTCAACGGCTTGTACTTCGACTTCAGCGCAGCGATGAATGGCGTTATCGTCTCCGAGCAGACGGGCGATACCCAAGTACCCGGCTACAAGCAATACAAGGCCGACTATGCAGCCATCGAAAAGGCTTTTGACGACGTAAGCAAGATCATCAACGACTGGCAGAACGGTTCGTCGGCGATGATTTTTGGCGCCAAGTTGATTGAGGTTAATCCCGTAACGGCTACGGTGGCCACGCCTCAGGACCTGACCACGCAGGACGATTTGAAGACGGCTCTCAACAAGATACAAGGCTGGTACAACCGCCTGAAATTGAGTACCGGCATGAGTCTTTCGCCCGCGTATGCTCCAGCAGCGAATAAGGCGCGTTATCCTCAGGCGGGTGATACCGTGGAACAGGCCATCGGCATTCTCCAGAAATTCCTCCAAGACTTCAACGGACAGACTACTGCTGTTACTGTGGGTGGTAACGCAGGCGACTTCCCGGCCAGTCCTAATCCTTCGTATCAGATCAAACCAACGGATAACCTGTATCAGGCTGTTGCTAAGATCGTCAACAACTTGGCGTCGCTGTTTGGCGGTGGAGTAGATGATGTACCCTACGTGGCTGATAGCTTGGTTCGTACGCAGAGTATTCGTCCGCAAAGCGTTACGCAGCCTAAATTAGGTGTTGACGTTATGTCGCTCATAAACAACGGAGTCAAAAAGCAATATCCCGTTAACGTTTGGGAAGGTACTGACCCGACCAATTGGTTCATTGAGCCGGGTATGTTTTATGACGCGGCGACGGTTACGTTACCAAACGTGGAGCCGTCTATTTCTGAGAACTACGAAAATATCCGTACTGATTGTATGTGGGATTTTTGGGTTCGTATGCCTAATAATACCGCCAAGTTGATTATTCACGGAGATCATTATGTCACTTGGCTGCCCGTTGTCGTCTATCAGAACACCATTGGTTCGCCGTCGGCGTCCAGCTATCGGGTCCTCATTAACTGCCGCTTTATGCCGCTTTGGGGAGGTAAACGTGGATATTGGCTGATGACGAAATACATTCTCAATCAACAATCGTAAGTTATGTGCAAGGTGGTCTATTTAACATCCAAGCGTTTTAACGCCGAGGCTCGACGCTTCATCCAAGCGCTGGCTGCTGAGTTGCGTCGGCGGCGTATCGAAGTGGTCGTCGGCAACGCTTACGATGTTTGGAATTATTTCCGGCCACATCGCACCTACGGTATAGCCATGGCGGTGGACTTCTTCGCCGACCAGAAGGACGGGTGCAGTCTGACGCTGAACCGGGTTTGCCCGGCTTTAACGCGGGACTTTGCCTACAACCTTTCGAACCACTACGATATTTTGACGCCTCAAATTCGTTGGCGGTCGTTTCTGTTCGTTGATTCGTATGACCGTCAGTGGTATCGTTTCTTCAATCGCGTTAGTGCGGAGGTGAAACTCATAATCTACCCCGCTACGCTTACCAGCGAGGGGGACATGGACGCCTACCTCAGTGCGCGTGACGGGATTATACGGGTATTTGCTGACGAAATTGTGAGGTGTCTTCGCTCTAATTACGATTACAACGCATATGCTCGCGCCGCCAAGGCCGCTCGTATACGTATTAACGAAAGAATGAAACACAATGGCTGACGGACTTTTCATGACCACCATCTTCCCTGTAATTTCGCTTCTGTTCGGGGCGGGCGGTATTGGCTACGCCATTGTGGCGCGTATGCTGGATCGTAAGAAATACGATCAGGAAGTACGTTGTAGCCAAGCCGACGCTGACCTCAAAGGCGAAGAGTTCTGGAAAGGCCGTTATGATACGCTGATGGCCGAGTTGGACAAAAAGGAGTCGTGGTGGAAGGAACGCTACAACAACCTCTATCAAGAGGTTCAGAACGAACGTAAGTTATCCAACGAAATGATGACGAACTTTCGTAACGAACTCAACAAAATACGTGACGAGTATGAGGCCCAGCGTCAGGCCGACCGCGATAAGTACAACCGCCTGATGGAAGAATTCCGCACTCAGGAGCGTGAAGCCAACAAGGCGGCGGAAGACTACAAGCGACGCATCAACGAACTCGAAGCCTCCATAACGGCCTACGAGGAGATGATCAAAAGCAGAAAACGGCCATGAAAACAGCAGTGCAAATAATTCTCGTTTTGGTGGCCCTAATTCTCGCGTTTTTATTCGGGCGAAGTACTTATACCCCTGAACCCCCTAAAGTCGTTGAAAGGTGGCGTACAAAGCACGACACGGTCGAATACCGCGATACGGTAAAGGTTCCGGTCCCGAAAATCATCATCCGCGACACCACCATCTACCTACCGGGTGAAATCGACACCGCCGCGCTACTGGCCGACTATCTGGCACGCAAGGAGTATCACCTCGACTTCTCCAACGACAGTATCGGCGAGTTCCGTGTCGACGCCACTGTCCAGTGTAACGCCATTACGGAGGCCGTGTCTCACGTCAAGCCGCTGATCCGCATCCACGAGATAGAACACACCATTATCGACAAGCGAATACCCTTCATCCAAGGCTACGCCCAGATAGGAACGTCCGTGGACTTTGGTACACAAAAGTTCTCCGCCGGAGCCGACTTTCGTCAACGCTTCATGGTTGGCGCTTCAGCTATAAGGGTTGAAGACCAGTGGGGGTATACGTTGGATTTTGGCATAAAATTTTGACGATTCTCTTGGCAGTTTGGAGAAAATTCAGTACTTTTGTAGTGGAAATGAAACTTATAAACCTATAACACCATGAAAGAAGTTATCAACTACGGCGAAGCGCGTCGCCAGCAAATTCTTAAGGGGTTCGCCACTGCCGATGAGGCTGCGGACGAGCCGATCGAAAAAGCGCGTCACGGTGTCTACGCCGACAACGCTCAAAACCGTCGTCTGCAGCGCGTGGGACAGGAGTACGGCCAAGCCGCCAAGGAAGACCCCGAAGGTGAAGGCCAGGAGGGCGGTATGCCTGAGGGCAACGTCAGCCTCCAGAACCACGCTCGTCAGGCTTCAGAGGAGGCGCTGACGAAGGTCGCCAACGACCCGCAGGCTGACCCCGAAATGCGCAAGGTGGCTACCGCTGAATTGGAACGCCGCGGTGTGAGCGTTCGCGCCAAGAACAAGAACGGCGACACGTCGCTGCGTAACGGGTTGGCTGACGGTGACGCCAAATCGGCTTCGACGTTCGAGGGTATGGGTTTTCGTCAGATGGACGATCAGGACCTCCAGCAGTACGCCGGAGTTGAGGACGCTTCGCACGCCTTCATCAAGCAGATCGGCGGTGACGAAGACGGCTTCGACCTTGTGGTCACCAAGACCAGCGAGGGCTACCGCGTGGACAAATACCCCTACGCCGACGTGGACAATTTCGAGTCGGTGACGGTGAAGGAGATCGGCGACGTTGAGGGAGCCGCGTCTAAGTTTGGCGACCCTGACGCCAAGGGTAAAGGCGGAAAGGCCGACGCCGCATCGCTCGTTGACAGTTTCAACGCCATGGCCGAGGGCAACGCAGACTTCGACGCCAAGTCGTTCAAGTCGTTCGTGAAGGAAAAAGGCGGTAAGGCCGTGAAGGAAATCGCCGACGCCATCCGCAAGATGCCCAGCGAGGCCGGGCAAAGCGATCTGGCTGACGACGAGATCGCCGACATGATTGAGAATATGTTCGAGGAAGCCGGAACGCGCGTACCGCGTGAGGCCAAGAAGGAACTCGACAACCTTCGTGGGTCGGGTGAAAGCGTTCTTGCCAAGTGGGACGCCTATACTTCGGAGTCGGGTGAAGACGATGACTTCGGCGCAGCGCTCGAAAGCCTCATCGACAACAAGGGCGAGGCCAAGGCCATCAAGGAACTCGCTGCTGCTATCAAGACCTCCGGTCAGGGCCAGGCCGCTCAGAGCGATATCCTCGACGACGAAATTGCCAACATGTTCGAAGAGGCCGGCATCGACCTGTCGAAGAAAGGTCAGGCTGCCCTCGACAAGATGCGTGCTGACTCGGACGGCGACGGTAACGTCAGCAGCGCCGAAGGTCTGGTCCAGAGTTTCGACGATATGGCCGAAAACGACACCGACTTCGACACCGAAGGCTTCAAATCCTTCGTGAAGCAGAAGGGTGACGCCGCGGCTATCAAGGAACTGGCCGCGGCCATGAAAGCAAACCCGGCTGATACTGGCGGTGCTCAGTCTGACGCTACGGACGACGAAATTGCCGACACCATCGCCAATATGTTCGAGATGGCTGGCGTGAAGGTATCGAAGGACGGCCAGAAGGAACTCGACGCGCTGATCGGCGGCGAAGAGGAAAGCGCCACCAAGCAGGGCGAGAAGGCTGACGCCGCTGCCAAGGCTGAAGTGAAGAACGCCGAGAAGGGTGCCAAAGCCAAGGCCGACAAAGCCGCGAAGCCTTCGCCTGAGAAGGACAACGCCGCCGCCGACAAATTCATCAAGAAAACCGGCAACGGAGCCAACCCTTCTGAGTACGCCAAGATGATCTCCAAGAACCCCGAAGGTATCGCCCGCGTGCTGAAGGAAAGGATCGCATCCGGCGACAAGGCCGCTAAACGCGCTGCTCTGAGCCTCACTTCGCTCATCGACCCGGAGTCCCGTGAGAAGGGCGTCGGCCAAGAACTCCTCAGCCATCCCGAACTCAAGAAGATTGCCGACGAACGTGCCGCAGCGCACAAACTGCTGACGGGCGTGTCTTACGACGATATGGACACGTACAAGAAGAAGTCAGACGAGCAAATTGAGATATTCAAACGTACCAACAAGGAGTTCGTCGACAAGTTCCTGGAGATTTACGGCGGTAACACCGAAGAGTAATGCCCTACAACGCCAAACATACCCACTTTCTGCCGTCGCCGTTCCCCACCGTTACTCAGTACGAAGATCGGTTCATCCGGGAATGGAACGCCAATAATGCCGCAGCGTTAGGTGATGTACTGAAATACATCGCCGACGCTACGGCTACGGCGGTAAAAGAATTAAAAGAAGATGGCAAAAAGCAAGACTAAAACATTTGTATGGTGTGTTTTCTCTGAACAGTATGCGGAGTACGAAGACGGCTTTGGCACTCACGTTAACAAGGACGTGAAGGTACGTCGACTGTTGGAGATTTTCTCTAACGAAGATGCTGCTCACGACTACGTCAGCAGCCAACCGGGGCGTTTCTTTGACTACCGCAGCCGCGATCCGAATAAGGAAAACCCCATTATTGAAAAGCGCGAAGTCCTCGCAAGCTACGATTAACAACGCGAAATGGAACATTGTTTAACATCCACCGGAACCCCTACACGGGCCGAAAAAGTGTTGGAGAATACGTTCAATGAAAGCGAGCCTATTGAGTACTTCTGCGAACTGAAATCCGGCGACTGGGTCATGATCCAGTTGGGTAGCCTCAAACTGGGGTATCATTACCGGAGCGGAGTTGTCAGCGAACGGAAAGATGGTAGTATTGAGGTGAAGTCAGGAGGGCATCGTATTTTATTCAAACCGGGTAGCGAACACAGAATACGAAGATGCAAGTTGATGAAGTAACAAAGGCTTTTCACGAGATCAGCCGATATCGCGCCGATCACTTACGCAAGGCCCTTGGTGGTTTTACGGAGAGTGGCCTGTGTACTGGGGATACGTTTGAAAAGGCAAAACGGTTCAAACGAATTGAGGGAACTCCAGACCCTCAAAATCCAAACAAGGTTTGGCACATATCGCCGAGTGGTAGCGGACATTATGTCGAAAAGGTAAAAGTTCCGACTTCAAAAGATTATTATGACAAGTGTGAAATAATCGTAAATCTTTTACAATTACACCGCGGCAATAAAGTATTTGTGAAAATAGGAAATGCCGATCGCGGTTTTATGTATTCTTTCGGTAAAATAAAGAATGCCGCGAAGGACAACTTGGATGATGTAGTAGTTGAACTTAAAAGCGGTGGAACCATTTCTATAAAGCCCGGTTCGGAATGGCGAATACGCCGTTTCACAAAAACCATCGAAGGGCAAATAGACCCTTCGGAGGCTGGGAAGGTCAAAGCCGCTGATGGCCCAGAGGCGCGTGAAGTAACAAAGGACGAAGACTGATGATTTTTAACAACCGCCAAATAGACGACATGGTCGGCATTCTCCGGCGTTGGCAGTACCTGTTTATTGCCAAGCACGTCGGATTAGACTTTCTAACCCAGTCGGAGATCGACATCTTGGTGGCGTCAGGGGTCAACGTCGATAAGTACAAGAACACGAAAGGTATCATCGAACACGCTTTTCTGTTCGGTATCTTGGCTGAGGCCCTCGGCGATCAACGCGCCAAGAAGATGAATTACAAGCAGTTTCTCCAGTTCCTCAAATCAGGAAACTTCGTTCCGCTTACCGAGCAGGAGGAGAACGCGCTGAATTATCTCAAGAACCGCGCCTACACCGACATCACGTCGCTCGGCAACCGTATCGTTACCGGTACGCGCAACGCCATCCTCAAATCTAACTTTCGCCAGCAGGCCGCTATACGCCAGCAGATCAAAGATAAGGCCATGCAAGCCGTCCAACTGCGTAAGGGGGCGCGGTATATAGCCAGCGAACTGGGGAACCTTACCCAAGACTGGGGACGCGATTGGCTGCGTATTGCGTACTACCTCCTGCACGAAGCCTACAACGTGGGCCGCTCGGAAAGTATCTACAAGCAGTATGGCCCTGACGCTATGGTGTATTTCGACGTATACCCCGGCGCGTGTGCCAAGTGCCGCGAGTTGTACTTGGAGGACCCCGAAGACCCTAATTCGAAGCCTAAACTGTTCCGCCTTGGAGACCTTATTGCCAACGGTAACAATATCGGCCGTAAAGTAGCTGAGTGGCTTCCTACGATCGACCCGACGCACCCCTACTGCCGCTGTACCATCAACCACGTACCGCCGGGGTACGAGTGGGACCCTGAAACGCGCGCTTTCACCAAGCCCGTCAAGCGTCAGTTCAAGAACCCAAAGTTAAGGAACGTGAAACTCAACATTAAAGTAACAAAATAATGAAAAACAAAATCGTACAAGACCCCCCGTTCACCATGCAGATCGAGCCGACCGAGGGTTGTAACTTGGGGTGTTCGTTCTGCGGCCTTCATGGCATGCGTGAAAAGGGTACCAAACCGTGGAATTTCATGACCGTCGAAACCGCCGAGCGTATCGCTTCTGAGGTAGCGCGCGTGGGCTGGAATTGCAAGTTCGTGTTCGCTATGCACGGCGAGCCTACGCTCAACCCGGCGTTCATCGACATCGTGGCCACGTTCCGCAAGCACTTGCCGAAGGCCGTGTTCCATATGTACAGCAACGGCTACGCCATGAACCACGCCGACGACACCGAGGCTTACCTCGACCGCCTGTTCGGCGCTGGCATGAACGACATCTTGGTGGACTGCTACACCGCCAACGGCGACTGGAATTTCGTCGAGAAGATCGATGTCGATAAGTACAACGTCGTCACGCTGGAACCGGGCGTTCCGTACTACTACCCCAAGCAGGGTCGTCGTATCTGCTTGCTGCCGCCCATCGCCCAGGACGATACCAACAAGATGACGCGGCGTCTGGCCAACCACTGCGGCGCGGCGTTCCCGCTCGACGATTCGTTCAACAACAAGCGTTGTACTTTCCCGTTCCGGGAACTGGACGTGCGCTGGAACGGTCAGGTCTGCTTGTGTTGTGACGACTTCCGCGGTGAGTACCCCATCGCCAACATCCACGACATGCCCATCGAAGACCTCTGGAACCACCCGCGCTTCCACGCCGCTCGCGTGATGCTGTACAACAACGACCGCCGCTTCCGCCCGTGTCAGGGGTGTACGCACGTAAGCGTTCGCGTTGGCTTCCTGCCCGACAAGAAGGGCAAGCAGACGCTGCCGGCTATCACGCCCGAAATTCGCCGTATGGCTGAAGAGGTATCGAAGGACGGCCCCTGTGCTGAGAAGATTTACCGACGGCCATGGGAAAAGTAAAGTACCTTTGTGTCGAGTCTCAAGCGGGTGATCTCCTGATGAGCGCTTGTCACGTTTTAGTAGCACCCGAATATGACGTTCGGGTGCTTACTGTAGATAACGCCCCAAAGCCTTTGGCGGAGCAGCAGCGGTTGTACGATTTTCTGGGTATCGAAATGGACCGCTTGGACTTAGAGTTAGAAGATGTCCGTTGTGGCGATTTCAAGGCCCATTCTGCGGACTGCAACTACGAAGGCGTCTATACGTACCTTCGCGCGAAATACGGGAACGACGGACTTAATTTCGCCGAACAAACGCTTCGCGACCACCTGCGTAAGTTTATGCGCCGCAACCCCGGTTACGTGATATTGGCGCCGCTGGGGTCGGGACACCCCTTTAACCAGTTTATTCACGACGTGGTGTTTGACACGGCTTCGTCGGCTGAATACTATCGCGACTTCCCGTATTCGTACGTACCGCGGGGCCGTGAACAGGTCAGGGTACAGTGTTACAGTAGCGAAACTTTATTGATGAAATGCGAGGTCCCGTGTGACGATATGTTCGACGTGAAGTGGGAACTGGCTATGCGCTTTTACCCGTCGTTATCGCCGACGATACGCAAGTATCAGCGTTTTATAGAACAAAACCCGCCCGAAGAAATCTGGTACGAGGGCGATTTACCATTTTAAGCTATGGATTGTCAATTCTTCGTCGTGTCCAAGAACCGCCCCAAGTGCGTCACGACCAAATTGTTGGAAAAGGGCGGCGTCGACTACCACATCGTGGTCGAAAAGGAAGACGTTGAAAAGTACGTCGAAGCAGGCCACGACCGTAAGCGGTTGATCGTACTACCAGCGTCGAACCGCGGCTACAGCTACGTGGTCAATTTCTGCAAGAACACCTACCTCCGCGCCGGGCGGCCTGTGGTGGTGATGGATGACGATATCGCCAACTTCTTCTACTCGATCGACGGCGAAGCCAAGTGTGGTCTTTCGTTGAAGACCCCGGAAGAACTGTCGGAGTTCTTTGAAGAGTTCAACCGCGAAGTCATGGAGACCGACTTCGAGTACGGCACCATGGGTAAGAGCGCCTTCGACTGGAGTTGTACCGATGTCAGCCCGCGTTTCAAGTACGGCGGTATCCCTCACCTCATCGTATTCAAAGGGCTGCGAACGCTGGAGTTGGATTTTGACGAAAAGTTGGAGTTGAAGTGCGACATCGACTATTCGTTGAAGTGTATGTATCTGGGCATCGTCTACGCACGCTTCGTACGCTTCCTTCTCCAGAGCAAGATGAACAAGGAGGCAAATCAGGGCGGCGGCCTTCAAGACGTGTACGAGCGTCAAGAACGTGTTCAGCGCGCTCACAACATCATATTGAAGCGGTGGCCGCTGAACGCCCGTGTCGATGACAAGAAGAAGCCCATCAACGGCGTACCGGAGTTACGTATTGTGTACAAGAAATTTGATATTGACTTTGATGCGGTGGAGGTGTAGGATTCCAAGTATTTATTTGGAAAACTGCACAACGTATGTCAGACAATATCCAAAAAGCAAAGCACAACGTCGGCGATCATCACCCTACGCAACCGTGGGTGTGGACGGAGTACAAGCCCGGAAAGTTCAACTGGCGTGTCGACAAGAACGCCAAACCCAAGGACAACGCCGATACCGGTAAACAATCGACAGGCGGCGCCACGAGCCTCGAAGAGTGGGCCAAGCGTACCACCGACGACAACCTGCTCAAAGTAGTAAACAACCCCAAGGGTAACGCGCAGTTGCGGCAGATTGCCTACAACGAACTGAAGTCGCGTAACGCCGATCTTTCGCAGGTCGATACAAGCGGTACGTTGGCCACGCTGTTGAAGATGACCACCCAGCAGGACCCCGTGGCACCCACCAACGCCGCGGCTAAAGTAGACATCAACGACGGCGAGGGCGGAAACGACGACGGTGAAATCGTTGAAGACTGGTTCCTCAACCCTGACGACCCGCGCATTCAGAAGAAGTTCAACAAACTCCAAAGCCGTCAGGACCGTATCGCTTACGACCGCTTCGTCTACGCGATGAAGAAGAAGGACCCTGACTACCAGCCGCCTGTTGAGGTGATGTACGACCTGAACCGCCAGTATCTGGAGTTCTTGGACAACAAGGAGCAGCGGTTCATGATCTCGGCTGGTGGTGCCGGTATCGGCAAATCGTACGGTTTCAAGAAAATCGCCGAACTGCTCAACAAGCGTCCTTTTGATGTCGAAACCGACGCGCCGGGCGATGGCGACTATGACTACGTTGAACTCGGCGACATCAACTCCAAGAAGCAGCTGCTGGGTGTACTCAAAGCCCACAACGGCAAGATTCTTCTGTTCGACGATACCGACTCCGTTATCACTCGCGCCGATTTGGCTTCCATCATGAAGAAGGCCACTTCCGCTTCCGGTAAGCGCGTGGTCGGAGACCCGGACGACGTCAAGTCGAATTTCGTGTTCACGGGCCGTATCATCATCATGACCAACAAGGACCTCGTGAACCTTGCTAAGAACGAGGACACCAAGGCTATCATCTCGCGTGCTACGCTGACGTCGGAAGTCTACCTGACCGTTGACGAGACGATCGAGGTTCTGAAGGACCGCTACGAAGACATGGACGTTCCCCAGCAGCCGCACTTAGATGACCCCGAAGAGGACAAGCAGGAACGTAAGGAACTGTTTGACCTTATCGTCAAGAACAAGAATAAGATCGATCCCGCCAAGTTTACCACCCGCACCTTCGGCACCATCCTGTCGGAGAAGCGTTCTGCCGACCGCGCCAACAAGCGTGCCAAGCAGGGCGGTCAGTGGACAAACCTGATCGGCAGCAAGCAAAAGGAGTGGGAACGCGCCGCCGTTCTTGCACTGACGAAGGGACTCGCGTACGAGGCCATTCAACCCGTCGAAACGTCGGATGATATCAGTAAGGCCGAAGCCCTGCTCAGCGACGCAGAATCGCTCGAAAAGGCCGATTTTACCGAAGAGCAGCGTGAGAACCTTGCCAAGAAGAAGGAAGCCCTCCCTGACGGCTCATTCCCGATTCGTAACAAGTCCGACCTGAAGAACGCCATCCGTCTGGCTGGTAACGCCAAAAACCCCGAACGCGCCCGCCGCTGGATTAAACGCCGTGCCAAGTCGCTCGGCGCTGAGGACATGATCCCCGACACGTGGAAGGCTCAGGCTACTGACCTCGGCGCGCTGCCGGCTGACGACATGTCGATCGAAAAGGCTGAAACCCTCTTGTTCGGATAACCCATGGACGAACTTAGAAAAGCGCTGGAAACTTTCGCCCTCCGTAACGCCGAGGGCGAAGTTTCTGACGCCATGCTGGAGAAGGCGTGTGAGGCGTACAAGGTTCGTTCTTCAGAGTTCGTCGACGACTACCAGTACAACCTGTACGTGGCGAAGTCCGTCTATGACCACCTTCATGGCGTCGATCAAGACCCTGAAATTTCAAAGGCTATCATGCCCGGTCAGACTAAAGTTGTCGATGGTGTGGTGTATATTTGGACGCTTACCCCTAATGCCAAAACTACCTACGACTGGCGAGTTTACAAGAATCCTAACGGTATACCCGTTGGAAAGGGGTCTTTTCGTTCTAAGGCCATATTGGAACGGCAGCAGAAGGAAGTGAACGAGATGTTCCCTGCTGACCCCTCGGAATTGACCTTCGTTCAGAAACTGGGCGGTTCTACGGGGGCTGAGTTGATGAAGGACGCCAAAGGCCGCGAGTTTGTCGTGAAGAGTTCTAAGAACACCTCCCGCGGTCACGTTGCTGCTGAGTACTACGCCGCGCAGGTATACAGCCTTTTGGGGTTGGACACGCCTGACTATGAAATGTACGACGACGGAACGGACCTCGTGCTCATATCGAATTACATGCGCGGCATGTCCGAACCTCAAGTTAAGGACTACGACACCATGGCTAAAGGCTTTGTCGTTGATGCCTTTTTGGCCAACTGGGATATTTACCAAAACGACAACTGTTTGGTTGACGCTGCCGGTAAGGTCTACCGCGTCGACAACGGTAGCACGTTCGACTACCGCGCCCAAGGAGCCAAGAAGCCTTTTGGCAATCAAATCGACTGGGATAACATGGTTCGGTACAATTCCAGCGTGGTTGCCAACCTCAAGCCGCAGGACTTCATAGATCAGATTGACGCCCTGAAAGCCCGCAAAGACGAAGTATTGGCGTATTTCGACGCCGGAAGACTTGGTTCCAAACCGAAGATGCGTGCTATCATTGAGGCTCGTTTCAAAGACCTCGACCGCATCCGCGGCATCTACGAGATAGAAGTGCGTCGTACCAGCCGACAAGTTGCACCCCGAACGCTCAAGTCTCCGGCAGATATGTACCGTGACTTCACCGACGACGAGGTCAACGACTTTTGGAATAATCAGGAGGGAAATAATTATTACAACAAGTTACAACGTCATAGCGGTCCTACGGGTTGGGAACTGCTCTCCACTATTTGCAGCGCTCGCGGCTTCGATGCGCGGCCTGATGTAGTTGATGACGCCACGTTCTTCGCCAAGGCCGCTCAGTCTAAGTACCATATGTTCCGGGGCGTTGAACGTAACGGCACGGATAAAAACTACTACGCCGACGACTTCAAGTACAACGACGCTTGTTACTACGGAACTGTTGGCGTGTATGCTGAAGGAATCTATTTCCATGTTAACGATTCATCGAACGCTGACCGAACCCCGTCTGGGTATCAGAAGACTTCGGCTTATCACAACGCCCGCGGTTACGCTGGAAGTGGCGCCATTATCGAGGCAGTTCTCGATGACAGCGCCAAGGTCATAACCGTTGAGGATGCTCTCGAAGAGGTCAAGCAACTGTCTGCCGGTAATTCGCCTGCTTTCCAAAAGGCAAAAAAAGAACTCGACGATGCCAAGGCAGAGTATCAGCGTGTAACCGACGAACTCAACAACCTTACCGACAGCACCGAAAAGAAGGTAAAGTCCGATATGCACTGGGACGACGCTTCGTACGTCGATATCCCGTTACAAATCGACCAGATTATCGACTGGGGTGCCATCGATGATGACGGCAACCCGGCATACATGAAGTTTGACGACTTTATGAATAATCACCTCAAAGGCTGGATCGCGGCTAACGGTGGTACTATTACAGCCAAGGGTGGAGGTACGGACGACTACGTCATCAAGATGCCCAACACCAACGAGCGGTTCGTCTTCTCACGCTTTCGCTACGAGAACGACGCTATCAAGCGTAAGAACGCATTTGCGCGTCCGTACAACTATCCTGTTCGTCAGCTGAAGGAATGGATCATGCGCGAGCACTTCGGTAAAATCGAAGACGCTGTAAAGAAGGCCATCAACAACTTGGATGACGAAGTAAAACGTTTGCAGGGTGAACAGCGCAAGGCGTATGTCGACTACAAAGACAAGGACAACGCCATGAGCAAGTTGAGCGTTAATGCCGTCGGTGACCCTGATAAGGACATTTATGCTGCCATTCACAAGAACGTTCATAAGGACGGCGAAAAGGAAGCGCTGGGCGTATACGCCGCTTTGAAGGGATATGACGCTCTTATTCAGCCTAACGGAAACCATTCCGGCAACTCGTTCATGATCGTGTTGAATCGCTCTAAAATCATTACTCGTAAATAGTATGAAAAAGGAACCCCAGTACGGAATAGCGCGCCTGCGAACGACTTCGGTCGTTGGCGGTATGGCTTCACCGTACATCAATCGTAAACAACCTTCGGCGTTGATCCCCTTCAAGGGTGATCTCCCGATGCTGAACGACATCGACACTCTCACGTTCCGTGAAGCTATCCGTGAGACGCTGTCGCTCGACGAACTTTCGTCAGAGTTTCAGCGCGTGGCCACCGAGGGCTATCGTATTGCCGTCATGGAGGAAGGATTCACTGCGTATCTTCGCGAGCGAGCCATAACGCCTGACGACTTTGTAAAATTAAGCAACTCCGAAAAATCGGACTATTTGCTGGATTGGATGAATTTGAACTCATTAGGTTTGGAATCGCTTAAAATCACAATCCGCAATGGCAAAAATTACGTACAATAATCCCGCGGCGTTCGCTATCAACGACACCGTGCGTGACCTCATCAGTAAGGTGGCCGATGACACCGCCAACCCCGAAATCGTCATCACCTCAACGCTCCGTGCCCCTGAAGCGCAGGCCAAGGCCATGGCCGACAACCTGTATGCCGGTAAACGTATCCGCTACCGTGCGCCGGGTGCAGCCGTTACCAAGGTCTTTGACGACAACTGCAAAAAGCAGGCCCGCTCCGAGGTCGAGAAACTGATGGTGGCTGAAATCGAACGTCAAGCCGCCATGGGGCAGCGTGTATCGCTTCACTGTACGACGGAGGCGTTGTACCGCCAGTGTAACATCATCGACCTTTCGATCTCGCGGATGAAGAACCCGCGTGACTTCACCAACGCTTTGGCTAAAGAGGAGAAGTGCCGTAAGATCATCACGCCGCTTGGCGACGTTAAGTACGAAAGCCCCAAGGTGTCTATCGACGGCAACGAAGCCGCGCTCCACGTCGAGATTTTGGCGTAACAAGTATAACGTTAGAAACTTATAAAATCTAAGAATATGCCGAGTTTTGTAAATATGGCGTCACTCACCAAGTTGGCGTCGCTTACCGGAAACGAAGAGTTTCAGGTGTCTGCCACCCAGAAGGTGACGGCGCAGCAGATAGCCGATTTGGCCCCCAAGGGTGTCAATAGCGTTGTTGTAACCAACTTTGGTTCCAAAACGTGGACTGGTGGTAAAACAATGACTCAAATGGCGCTTGGTGAAATTCAGGCGTTCACTTGCGCTGCTGGCGCTACGGGAGCACCTACAAATACCGCATACGGCGGTATTATGCAAAAAACAACTGCAAGTTCATTAACGTATTACGCATGCAATCCAATGTCCACAAACGGAGGAAAGAGCATTTGGATTGCTACGGTTCTTTCTGTCGGCAGTGGAATTACTTGGAATAAAATCAGCTATGACTCTGAGCAAGGCGTGCCCATTATGGAGGTTGGTGATTTCACAACGATAAACGATGTTTGGCCTACAGAAACCGAACCCGGTAGGGTGGCTGCGTTTTACACCGGAACAGAAGTTTACAGCCAACCGGAAGCCGGAGAAACACAATACGTTGGTTTTGTGATTTTGGATTCGGACTTTAACGACAATTTTAGCGCGACGGTGATAGCTTTTGCCCGGTCAAGCGGTAAGCAATATATTGGTAGATTAGGGTTCACGGAGCAAGTAATTGATTGGTATCAATACCCCACCAATCCAATTACACTTATGTCGTTTCGCGACTTAATGAGCACCACAACCTTCGCAGACATGAAGCAAGGCGAAATGAAGGCTTTCTATTCGCCTAATGCCGGTGGTGCCGATGCTCCTTCAGGTTATTCATCAAGCCTGTTCGGATACATCCAAAAAACCAACACTCCGGCGGGTATCTGGATATTTGCCTACGGCAATACGGGTAATGCGAGCGCCGAACGGAAAATGTGGATTGGATTTGCCACATCGAGCGCCACCAAGTGGACCGCTGTTGGCGGAGGTGGGGGATTGAGTTTCTTACACGGCGAGGAGATCATAGAAGGTCTGGAATATATGATTCCCGAGAATGTCGGAGATGTAGTGGCTTTCCGGATATCAGCCGATTCTTCTCAGGTGCCTAACACAACCGAGGGGTTTGGGTTGTTAGGTAAAATTAATGGCAGTGAAAGTTTATTAATGGCTGTCCAAATTAATCCTAACAACACGTACGAAGAATTATTTTACACTGGTCGTGTACAAAATGATGGCTCGGGAACTGATTGGCACCCAATAGGTATATCGACCGCCACTGGAATGAACTTTCCAAAGAAGTTGCTTTCTTCCTTTACAGGCGTTTTAGATAAGATAGGCGAAGGCGATACGTTAATGGTGTTGCTGAATATTGTCGGAACCGGTACGGCAATGTCCAACGGCGGTAACATGATAGGGTATTTACAGGTAGGCAGTTCGCTGATCGGTAAAGAGCAAACGCTGTACTATGGCCGTGATATTAACGATCAGAGTATAGTTCGAGTTTTAGCTGAATTGAATTCGTTCGACACGGACGGTGCAGAGTTTACGTTTTACATGGATGACCCGGCGGGTATCTTGGATGCGACCCTCATAAAAGTTTACAAACTGCCGAAATAAAAGATTCCCCCTCTTAACCAGAGGGGGAATTTCTTATTCGTTACAATATAAAGAGAGTTGCATTATGTCGCCTGATACCATATTACCAAGATTATTAGACTGCACTATAACATTAAGACCCGTAATGCCGTATGCTCCTGTTATGACCGAAGTTATAATAAGTTTTATAGAACCGGGTGTAGTGTTTTGACCAAGGTACATAGAGGTCATCTCAAATACGGCACCATTTCCAGTACTATTTGTAGCTAAAAACCCAAGAGGAATTGCCGCTCTGACCGTGGCAGTTGCGGCAGGAGAACTGCGAATAGTTCCGGTAACTAATATCCGAGCATTCTTTGATACTTCTTTACCAAAGTTTATGATACCTGTTGTACTGGCTGTTAAGCCACTACTCCACGAACTTACCAGAGTAGAATAACCCGGAATTGGTGTACTTTTGCAATCCGGATATTCCTTATAGTCTATAACATCACCTGACGTATTGACTAATATTCGACCATAGCTTACGGCGTGTTCATTTAAGGCCCCGGAGGAATAGTAGGGATATAACGTTACGATGAAGTCTTGGTAATCGCTACCGTCATATACACACTGAGCAAAACCAGCGAGAGTGCTCGCACTTTTAAGATTCGGAAAGTAATCACCTACAACACTTGCAGGGTCCAAGATAAAAACGGCTTTCATCTCCCCATCCATTCCGGTTTGTTTCCAGTTTGCACCGCCAACGATGGAACCAATATCGCCGCCCATGGGTACGTTGATTATTTCCATACCATCCCCACCTCCGCCAACAGCGGTCCACTGGGTGGGGACAAACATGTCCCCACGTCAACACGATTCGCCATTACAAGTATAACGCTGATAACAGTACACTATCGTAAACATGTTTAAGGACGATAAATTTAATTTCTGGTGCCCTATCGGGCGCATCGAAAAGGCCACCGACGAAGCGGGTGAACCCGTTATGCGTATCGGCGGTATTGCCTCTACCATGGATAAGGACGCCGACGGCGAATACCTCGATCCCACGGGGTTCGACGTCGAGCCGCTGAAGAACTCTGGAATGGTTAACTGGCACCATCAAGCCAAGAACTCCCCAGCCGCTATTATCGGTGAGCCGTCGAAGGTCGAGTTGCGTCCTGAAGGTCTTTGGATCGAGAGTGACCTGTACGCTTCGTCGCCTATGGCCAATGAGGTCTACGAACTGGCCAAAACTCTCGAAGAAGACAGCAAGACGCGCCGCTTGGGGTATTCCATCGAAGGAAAGGTTGTGAAGCGCGCTTCCAACGACAAAAAGTCGCCTCTCTATAACAAGATCGTTAAGGCCGTAATCACTGGCGTGGCCGTAACCCACATGCCCAAGAATCCTCATACGTTCGTCAACATCATCAAAGGCCAAATCGACGCTGACGGCATTGAGGTCGATTTGGAGGAAGAGGACGACAACGCCGAACAGCGTGGTGGTGATACCGAGAAGAAGGCTCTTACTACGTCCAGTGGCGCAGCGTTGATGCCTGAGTCGGTCGACGGCCAACCGAAGAAAACGTTCTCGAAATCTTCCGTCATGGAATGTATCTTCCGCGACATTCCAAATATTACAATACCGAACGCCCAAGAAGTGTACACTTTAATCAAAAACATATCGGTTATGAACAAACGCAAATCCATCACTTCCGAGGACATCGAGAAGGCATACGACGCTCTGGGGCTGAGTCCCGAGGGTAAGGTTGCCGCCGATGCCGAAGACGTGCAAAAGGGTGACGACGCCGACGGCCAGATGGGTAAGGAAGACGAAACCCACGACGACGAGCCGCGTCATAACGCCGCCAACATGAAAAATGCCAAGGCCGGCAAGAAGGAGGAATCCGAAGAGGAGACCGAAGACGACGACGAAGGCTTCGAGCAGTGCGACAAGAACGGAGCCAAGATGAAGAAGGCCGCCGACAACGACCTCATGAAGGCTATTCAGGGCATTGGTAACGACTTCAAGTCGTACATCAAAGCTACCGCCGTACTGGTGAACGATCTCCGCCAGAAACGCGCTGAGGACGCTAAACGCATCGCCGAACTCGAAGACGTCATCAAAGGTCAGACCGAGGTCATCGAAGGCTTCTCTACCAAACTGGAACGCTACGGCAGCGAGGTTCCGCGCCCGAAGTCGCTGCGTTCGGCTACGGTGGTTGACCGCGCTTTCGCCAAGGGTGACATCAAGGGTGACATCGAGAAGGCCGACGGCATTACCCGTATTTCCATGACGGAGCACCCCAAGGCCGTCGCTTCGCTGCTCGATCAGGCGTCGTTCGCCAAGGGCTACGACAAGGAGTACGGTGACGCGCTTTTGGCGTTTGAGGCCCGGCCGGAAGACGGCGTTCCTTCGAACATCATCGCTCGTCTGAAGGCTGAAACCGGATACGAGATCGTGAAGTAGAAACACCCAAACTATTCCATAACATAATCAATTCCAAATCATGGACAGACTTTCTATCAATCTCGCCGACTATGGCATCCAAGCGCGTGGTGCCCAGTACGGCTCGTCCAGTCAGGAAGAGGTCGCTGCGTTGAACAAAGCCCTCGAAGCCACCGACATCACGGGTCGTCAGACGACGAACCTTACCGATGCCTCCGGTGCGCCGCTGAAGGTGGAGTCGCTGGAGCGTACTCTGAAGCACCTGACGTTCCGCGAGAGCGACATCGTTCTCTGGAAGAACCTGCCGAAAAAGGCCGCCTACAACACCGTTGAGGAGTACAACCAGTTGGCATCGTACGGTGCTGACCGCGGTGGCTTCACCAACGAAGGCGAACTTCCCGACGAGGAGGACTCGATCTACATCCGTCGGGCTCAGCTGGTGAAATACCTCGGCGTCACCAAGTCGGTTACGCACCAGATGACCCTCGTCAACACGATGGTGGGCAACATCATGGAGCGCACCATCAAAGACGGTACGCTGTGGATTCTCCGCAAGCTGAACAAGTCGCTGTACTACGGCAACTCGGACATCATCCCGCAGGAGTTCAACGGTCTGCTGGCTCAGCAGCTGCAGTCGGACGCATGGAGCGGTCTGGACGCTTACCTCAACTCTGAGAACGTGATCGACCTTCGCGGTCGTGGCCTGACCGAGGACCCCATCGAGACGGCTGCCAACTCGATCGTCGAGAACTACGGCCTCGGAACCGAGCTGTACGCTCCCCCCGCCGTTCTGTCGGACTTCGTCAAGACGTTCTATGGCAACAAGTTCATCCAGCCCAACACCGCCCAGACCAGCGCCGGTATCATGGGTCAGCGCGTTCAGGCGTTCGACTCGCAGTTCGGCCGCATCGGCCTCAACTACGACGTCTTCTTCAAGAAGGCTCCGTTCAAGGTTGCTGGTGCTCAGTCGACGCATCCCAAGTCGCCCGCCGCTCCTGTATGGGACACCGCCGCTCCGACTACGGTTGTTGCCGACGTGACGACCTCGAAGTTCAACTCGGAGGACGCTGGCAACTACATCTACGCTATCGCAGCTATCAACCGCCACGGCGAGTCGTCGCTGGTGGTGAACGAGACTCCGGTAGCCGTGACTGCAGGGTCGGTCGTTGACCTCAAGTTCTCGATCGTGGACAACGCTCACCCGGCTACGGGTTATCGCGTGTACCGTTCGAAGAAGGGTGGCGACAAGACCAGCAAACTGTACCCGATCTTCGACATCTCGGTGGCCCAGCTGAAGATGGGTTACGCAGGGGCTGCCGGCGATCTGTGCCGCGACAACAACTACTTCCTGCCCGACTGCGATCAGGCCTTCCTGGTTCAGTTCGACAACGAAGTGATCGAGTTCGCTCAGCTGGCTCCGTTGATGAAGATGGACCTCGCGATCCTGTCGCCTGCGTACCGCTTCATGGTGCTGCTGTACGGTACGCCGTTCCTGTACGCGCCGAAGAAGTTGGTCCGCCTGATCAACATCGGACGCGCCTCCAACTAACGAAACAATCGTTCAACCGAGAAGCGGGGGTGGGGGTAGCCCCATCTCCGCTTTCTCATTAAATCGTTTACAATGAAACTGAAAACCACCAATGCGTCCCTGTACGGTTCGCGCCTCGCTGTCCCCGTTGACGGCACTATTCAAATCGACCGCAACGGCGAGATCAACGTATCTGAAGCCTGCGCCAAACATCTGCTGACGCTGCCCGAATGGCAGGCCGTTGCAGGAAAGAAGGCTGAAAAGGCCGCCGAGGAGACCGCCGCCGAAGCTACGGCCGAGGATCAGGACAAGGTCGTCATTGACCAGATTCGCGCCATGTCACTCGACGAGATGCTCGAGACCGCCGCCGAAGCAGGTTATCCCGAGGACGAGTTCAAGAAGTTCAAGAAGAACCCCAAATTGATGGCAGCCTACCTGGTGAAGAAATACAAGGCCGCTGTCACCGCCGAGGAGTAGTTTCCTCGTCTCACCGTTACGACTCGCAAAACAGACCAAAATGACTCTTCAATTAGACATCCTCTATAACAAGAACGAAGGCCTCGTGTTAAGCCCTTCGGAACTGGCCGAAAACTACCTTTTCGGCATTCCGATGTGTGCCCCCGATGGCCAGCGCGTTTCGGAGTCTTCGATCAAGACCCAGATTAAGGTAGCACAGGCGCAGGTAGAACACCTGTTGTCGGTGAAACTCAAAAAGCAGGTCATCGAAGAGAGCCGCGACTACATTCGCGAAGAGTGGAACAACTGGGGTTTCATCCGCGCGATGTACCCCGTGGTCTGTATTCGTTCGTTGTGCGGTTTCATCAACTCTGTAATGCAGACCCGCTACCCCTCCGAGTGGCTTTCCATCAAGAAGATCGCTTCTGTGGCCGTGTACCGTAACATCTCGCTGATCCCCAATTCGGGTTCCGGAAAGGGTGCCATCATGACGCAGAACTCGTACGTGTACAACGGTATTGCCCCTAACTTGGGGTGGTTTGGTCAAAAGTACATCCCTAACTACTGGCGGTTGAAATACGTCACCGGGTGGGACGAAATACCCGCCGACCTGTTGAACTTTATTGCCAAGGCAGCAGCGTTGAACGTGCTGGCAGTAATAGGCGATGTACTTTACGGCGTGGGCATGTCGTCGGTGAGCATCTCACTCGACGGTGTGTCACAAAACACGCCGTTGACACGTTCGGCCCAAGGCGGCCTATTCGGCGGCCGCATCAAGTTATATCTGGACGAACTGAATCAACAACTGCCGAATTTGAAGAACCAATACCGCGGTATCGCGTTTGATGTACTGTAATGGCCAAAAAGCAATCCATACTGAGCGCGTCGCTCGTTGACACCCCACCCGTGAGCCTGACCCCCGCACAACCGGGGCGTCCGGCCGTGGGCTGGGACGTCGGCCGTTTTGAACGCCTTATCTACGATCAGGGGTACGACGCCTACATCGACCGCGCCATGCGCTGCCCGTGTGTGGACAAGACCAGCGGTCAAGCCTCATCGACGTGCCAAAACTGCTACGGCCGAGGATGGTTCTTCGTCAATCGCCGCGAAACGCGCCTCATAGCCCAGACCATGGGCAACCGCCGCAAGTACGAAGAGTGGAGCGAACTCAACATCGGCACCGCCGCCATCACGGCCCGTGCTGTTGACCGTATGGGGTTCATGGACCGCGTCGTGCTGTTGGACTTGGAGGGGTATTTCTCCGAGATACTCCGGCCGACTATCTACCGCAACGAACTGTTCGCTTACCCCGTGTACGAACCCTTGGAAGTGACCGACATCTTCCTTCATGTAGCCGACGGCGAACCGCTGCGGCCGCTTACTACGGCAGAGTTCCGCGTGGACAAGAACAGGGTCGTTTTCAGCAAGGATTTGATCGGCATGGTAGAAAGTAACGACCCTAACGCTAAAGCCGGCAATTTGACCGTTTCCATTCGCTACAAGCACTACCCCGTCTATCACATAATCGACGTTGACCGCGAACTCATGCAAGTACGTGAAGGTAAGCCCTGCGCTGTGGATCGTGGAGCGTTGACCGCCATGCCAGTGAAGGTCGTTGGCCGGAAGGCGGAGTACGTATTCCCGCCTATGCGCTACGGCGACGTCCCCTACGATAACACCGTGAAATAATGGCACGGCCCATCAACATAGACGTCACGGGTTTAGGAGCCCAGTTTGGACTCACTCAAGCCCAGATCGACGACCTGACCGAATTGTGTGTTCAGGCCGTCACGGCTGCCGTCTATGCGAATTGGCAGGCTCAAGCCAAGCAGGGACTCAATTCAACACGCCCCGAATACCTCCAAAATCTCAACATCATCGACCGTGGCCGCTTCGCCAAGTCGATCGTCCTCACGGGGGAACTACCAGTGATGCTGGAGGCCGGGGCAACCCCTTTCGACCAGAAGGAGTATTTCCAACGGTCATCGCGTGTCCGCCACACCGTTCCCGTACTACGCAAAGACGGTACGGTACTGAAGCCCGGCGGCGATTGGTATATGACTGTTCCGTTCCGTCATGGTACGCCTGGCACGGTTGGTCAAGCAGGATTCTCCGACGAAATGCCTCAAGAGGTTTACAACGTGGTACGCACGTTCGTTACCGGGCAGCGGTTACGCGCTTCGCAGATTCCTTCGCCGTACAACATACCGACTACGCGCCGTGCCGTGGCAGCTACTGACCGTTCGCCGGCATACGGGGCTTACCTGCGTAAGCACTCCATCTACGAGGGCATCACCAAGATGACTGGCGTGTACGCACGTACCACCCAGAATATGTACGTTTCGTTCCGCCGGGCGTCGAAGAACAGCGACCCGCTGAGTTGGATATTCCCCGGTTTGGCCGCACGACGGTTTGCCGACAAGGCCCTCGACCAGACGGATGTTGAAACCATAGTACACAACGAATCGGTTAATTTCTTGGAAAACTTATGAAAGTAGACGCCATTATCTTGCCTGAAGTGATAATCGCCCGCGTACTGAACGCCATCGTGAAGATGATACGCGACGATATCGCCATGACGCTACCCGCTGACGTCAAGAACACCATCTTGTATCAGCTGCTTGGCGCCAACGAAGACGACCAGCCTATCCACATGAACGCTTACAACTACTTCAAGCAGGCGGTCAAGATATTCTCTAACCCGGCGAATTTGGAGGTCCATTTGGGATACAACGTTCAGGTAACGACAGCCCTCGCCGTTCATATCATTTTGCCCGGCGAACAAGCCTCTAATGCCCCGCTGGGTGAGGGGCAGGAGTGGGACGCCGACGCCGAGCAATTCATGTACACGCAGTGGATGGATGCGCAGTACCAGATTCTCATCACGTCGGATAATTCATCCGAGGCCATGATTGCCTACAACGTGTTGAAATCCATGCTGCTGATGTACGCTCCGAACCTCGACTTGGTAGGATTACGCATCCCGCGGGTATCGGGCGGCGATATCATCCTCCAGCAGGATATCATCCCGCCAACCGTATTCCACAAAGCCCTCACGCTGGCGTTCAAATACGAGGTCACTGTTCCAACAAGATTGCGCGCCCAAGTCGTAAAGGCCATCAGCTACAATTATAACATTTGCGACCCGTTTGGCGGTGAAGTGATAATCCCCGGCGGCGGTAAAACCGAATAAAACCAAACTTTTCTAAACATACAACATTATGAGTACTGTGGTAACGATGAATGGCAAAACCTACGTTGAGCCGGGTTCGTACGCGATCACTGTCTACCAGCCTACTTCGGTAGTCAACGTGGCTTCGTTTGGCCGCGTGATGATTATCGACACGGGTCTCTCTCAGGAGACGGTGGACGATGCAACGTACGAATTCGCTGGTGGCGCAGGTATTGCCGGCGTTGACGCTTCCGGGCGCAAGGCCATTTACAGTTTCGAGAATTTCGAGGACTTCTCGGACTTTATGGGTGGCGGTATGATCACCGACATCGCTCAAAAGCTATTCACGCCGATCGACGGTGCGCTGGGTACGCCGCGTCTGTACTATACCCGTGCAGCCAAGACCACGCCTGCAACGTTGAGTATCGGCGCTGACACCAATTCTATCGTCCTGACGTGTTTGAACGAAGGTGCGGTTGGTAACGGTGTGGCTGAAGGCGATATGAGCGAACTGTCGAACGGCACGCTGGAGAACCTCAAGGTGGGCTACGCCCTCGCGATTAAGGCAGGCGTTGACGACACGTCGAAATTCATCGTCACCATCTACCGGGGCAACTACCGCGGTACGGACGCCGCAGGTGAACCCTACGGCACCTATTCGCTGGCTGACGCTTATGGTGAGATGGTCGCCCAGTCGGGTGAGATTGGAACGTACGACGAACTTTACAACTGGTTGCTGACGTCGTCGATGGTCATGGCCAACTTCCGCCCGTCGAAGGGTGCAGGCTATGTAGGCACGACCGCGCTCAAAGTAACCGCTCCGGCACTGTTCGCTGGTGGCACTACGTCGTATCAAGGGTCGAAGGGCGAGAACGAATACTACCCCGACGTGCTGGAGGCTATCCGCGAGTTGGAGGTTACGTTCTTCCTGTGTACGGACTACGGTGTAGTCAACGGCGCCAAGGCTTCGTCCAACGGTAAACTGTTCACCTTCCTGAAGAACGACGCCAAGTTTGACGAGTTTATGTTTGTACCCGGCGGCGAAGGAAAGGCCGATCTGCTGACAACCAACACCATCACCCAGACTTCGCAGGCACTGGCCGTGCACTACAACGACGAAAAGGTCATCGTCACCCACGGTTCGCCTACCGTACCGCGCAAGGACGGCAACGGCACCAAGAACCTGCCGTCGATCTACCTCGCCGCGGCTATCATGGGCCTGAACGCTGGTCTGGCTGCCCAGACTCCCGTTACGTTCAAGCGCGTGGGATACGACGCCTATGCCTATGACCTCACGTTCAGCGAGCGCGTGAAGGCCCTTCAGGCTGGTATCATGCACGTCCGCGAGGTTTCGGGTTACTACCGCGTTAATCAGGGTATCACGTCGCTTCAGAACAACAAGCAGACCATCTCCGAGGACGGCCAAACCTTCGAGTTGTCGATCGCTCTGATTAAGGCTCAGCTGAACAAGGAACTGATCCTCGAAGGCCAGACGCGCTTCACTGGTAACACGGCGGCTCAGGCTTCGCCCAACACCGTGAAGGACTTCACCGAAACCAAACTCACGTCGCTTGTGGCCAAAGTAGGTGATGACAACCTGATTATCTCGTGGAAGAACGTGAAGGTTTCGGCCCGCAACGGCGACTACAAGGTAACGTACGACTTCGTCCCGAACGTTCCGGTCAACAAGACGTTCTTCGTCGGGAACATGCTCGACTATGTTTTCAACTCGTAATTAAAGAAAGGAGCGCTATATGTCGAATAAGAAAGTAATGACTGCACCGCTGGCGATTATCCGCATCAACAGCGTTGCCGTCGGTAAGATGAAGAACGTCCGCATCACGGAGAACATCCGTCGCGGGCGGGTCGTCGGCCTCGGTAGCCTTACGCCCAGTGAGGTTCCGGCGGTGGAATGGAGCGGATCGTTGAGTTGCAGTTCGTACTCCATCAATTTCAACCGTCTGGCCAACGTGTCCAAGAAGGGAACCTTCCGCCAGACTACCAGCGTCGAAGAGTGGGCCAACGCCATCCTGCTTCAGGAAGAGGGCTTGGAGTTCGCTGTTCAGCGTAAGGTCAAAGACGGTGAAATCGACCCTGAAACCGGAATGGTAAAGGCCACCTACGAAACGTTTGCGCTGGTGAAAGGCGCGTTCGTTACCCGCGAGGGCTTCGACATCCAAGAGGGTCAGATCTCGGGACGTGATACCGAGTTTGAGTACACCAGCCCGATCCTCTTTGACGGTATCAGCGAGTAACGCCGCGTTATCTACCAACACCAAGTATAAAGAGAGTGCTACGGAAAGCCCGTGGTGCTCTCTTTATTGTTAAACAAAATAGTCTAAAATGGAAGATTACAAACAACAACTTTCCGAGGTGAAAGCGGTCGAGTTCCGTGGTGCGAAACTCAACGTCAAGTTCCCTAACGTCGGCGAGATGATCGACATCGAGAACCTCAAAACCGCATACTCCGGCGGACGCTACGGCGTTATGCTGGCCAGCGGGGTGAAGAGTATGATCTACGCCGTTGACGTGATCGACGCCATGGCCTTCATCGAGATCAAACTCAAAGCCGTACGCAACATGCTGAACCTTCCCGAAGGGCAGTCGCTGATGAGCGTCGATTCGGGGCTGGCGTCAGAACTCACGGCTTGGTACAAGCAGCAGATCGCTCCGTGGTATAACTCGATGATGTCGAAACTGTATGAGGCAGGAAATGCCCAGCCGTCTCTCAACGCAAAGGGCGGAGCCGACGCTGAATGACGTCACTGACCGTGGCGTCGAACGCTGGCTGAGTCAGTTCCCGATCGACCTTTGGTGGCGGAGGAAATACCGTGTAGCCTACGGGTCGCCGCGCCACCGGGCGATGAGTTTCTTTGACCAGTTACGCGAGTACCGTGAAGAGGTGTTGCTGAAGCGTATTGCGCAAGAGCAGTCGGAGCGTGACGCAATGGGCGACGACTACGATTCACGGGTTGTTAAACTGAGTCAAGAGGAGATCGACGAAGACTACGAGAATATCAACTTGGATGACTTTTAACGCAAATAACAATGGCCGAAAGGGACATAACAGTTAACATCAACGGAAACGGCTCCGGCGGCACCAGCACTCCCCCGACGCCTCCCGAACCGCCCGCGAGTGGCGGCGATACGCGGTTGAGCGCGTCGGTGTCGGACTTGGTAAGCGAACTTCGCAGCGCGTTGTCCCAAGGCGGCGGCCCGGCGTTCGGCCAGAGCGGCTTCAAAGGTTATTTAGACGATGTCGGCCGGAGTATCGTCACCCAGCGTCAGGCAGAAATACGCAACCGCTTCGATTTGGCTCGTGATGAGAATTCGAGCCGTTACATGGAAGAGGTTAACCGCTTGGACGCTGAGCGTGAAGCGCGTGTTAACCAATATTCGTTCGCCCCTAACGGTACGCTGTTCAACCCCGAAGGTAAGCCGCTTCCGTCAGGTAAGACCATCGCTCAGGACCTCGATTCGTGGTACAACCCCCGGTTGCAGGCCATTGAAGAGCAATTTGCGCCGATTGACGAGCGTTTAGCCTCTGAAGAGGAAAGTGAGCGTGCCGCGGTAGAACGCGAAATGACGGACGCCCTAAAGGCCGTTGTGGAGGCGTTACGAACCGAGTCGCGTGAGAAGTCTTCAGGTAACGACGATTCCTACATGGGCCGCTTGCGTTTGCAGCGCAAGGAACTCACCGACGAAATGGAGCGGGCCGTGTCGCAAGACGACTACGTTGCCGCCCGCCGAAGGTTGCAGGAATTCGATCAACGTCAAAGCGCAGCCGGCAACGGCGATATCTTCGAAAACATCACCAACGCCCGCTTGGCCACTTCCGGCGCAGGCATGATAACCTCAGCCGCCAGCGGTAACATCACTGGCATGGGCATGGGGGCCGCTGGATTAGGAGCCGCCGCGCTTGGTATTCCTATCGCGGGTATCATCGCCGGAGCGATCATCGCCGCTGTGGGTCAAACCGTCATAGCCACCACCAACCGCATTGAGTCCATGGGCGACATGGCCGCGATACGGGGAATTTGGGGTGGTAATACCGGTAATGCCGCGCTCCGTAACGCTACCGCTACCGTCATCAACGCCCGTACTCAAGGAGCCTACGGCGAAGAAATCACCCGTAAACAGCTGGGGCTGGAGGATGCCGAGTTTATGCAACGTGCGCTTGCCCTCATGACTACGTCTGGCGTGTTGGCTAACTGGGAGAACCGGACGTTCTACAGCTACGCCAACGAGAGCCAGTTCAATCTACGTGAAGGCAGCGTTGCACAGGCATCGCGCTACGACCGCTATGGCTTGGAGGCCAACACGGCAATTTCACGCTTGGCGTACGAACTCGAACGCCTAAATGATGAAGGTGTGAATACCGGCATCGGCGGTGAGTTAGGGTACATCCGTATGCAGGAGCGGTACGACATCCAGCAACAGCTGATGGGGCGGTACTACGCGGCGTACAATCGACCGAACTATGAAGTGGCCAATGCCACTCAGGCCGCTTACTCTGCAGCTATGGACCCGCGGTTCATTCAGGATAGCCGTTTGGGTGACGTTATCGCCAAGTTAGACTCCGCGCTGGGCAACCCGCAAAGCGAGAATATGCAGGCTATCTCGTTCGACGCCTTACGGGAGTACGGCGCAGGGTTCGGACTGGATAAAATGAACAATTTCCAACTGCAGTACGTACTGAGCAATCCGCAGAGTTTTGGCCTCAACGAGACCCAAATAAACTCGATGGTGATTCAGCGTATCGCTGATATGGCCAATATCCCCAAAGACCAGCGCGGCGACATGAGCGCTCTGTTCGCTTCACCTGCGTTTATGAATATCATCCGCGGCGTTTTACCGAATTTGACCTACGACGAACTGGCTCAAACGTTGCCCGGTTTGGCTACGGGCGAAACGGCGCGTCAATACTCGCGGTCCAGTCAGGCTATGAAGCAAGGAGCCACTGAGTCGCATTATAGCATGCTTCAAAACATGAGTGACTACTCCGGATTCCGCACGGCAGTTGGTAAACTGCTGACCGCTACGGAGGAGTTCGCTACGCAGTTAGGTAGCACGCTGGCAAATTACAACATAGAAGAAAACGAGGTTCACCCCGGTTCGTGATGATAGAAGTTAAGGGATACGTCGATATAATCCACGACCAGAAGAGCGTGGTGACTATGAAGGATTTCATAGCCTTCTACCACATTGACGAGATAACGCCAGAGAAGTTGTTTGACGACAACCGTGACAACATCTTGGCGGCGATGTCGTTAGTCGATAAGTACACCTACATGTTCGAGCACGGCCTGACCGGAGTCTTGGACACTTTAACGGCTGATAAGTTGGACCCCGAAATGGCGCTACCGCGGTTCGCTAAGATACGGGTGTACTACACCAACATTCGTCAAGAAGACGTTCTATACGTCAGTAACGTCAAAGCCAAGATCACCGACTACGTAAAATGGGCTGACGAGCAATTGTTAGAAATAACGGACTCAAACGGTTTCCGGAGCGAAGGTAACGTCGTAACGAAGGAATATCGCAAAATGGCCCCTAACATTCGCGTGTGTGGGTGGTTTCGGGCCTTAGAGTTCCTGAACAGTGAACGGTCGGATGACATGAAGGCTTCAGCGCTGCGTGACATATCCCGTTACGTTGGCGCCATGACAGTAAACGTCGCTAAAAATGGCGGTAATTTCACGTTGAGTCTGCCGCACATCGCCATTGAGGAAACTATTCGCGGTGAATCCGGTGTGTATGAAAATACCATCATAGCAGCCTCAATCGAAGAAAAGCCGTACTATAAAACGACTTTCGCTGATGACGTATCGCGGAACGAAAACGACTATTTCAACTGGCTCATATCGCCAAACGATTTGATATTCCTCCGGTTTGAAAAAACCGTCGAGGAAATCAACTCCGACCTCACAAACCGTACAGGCGAACCTCAGTTACGGGGCGACGTCTGGGATATGATCGGTTTGGTGGATTCGGTGTCTATTTCCACTGATTCGCAAGGCGCAGTTTCCAACGTCAGCGTCCGCGGTCGAGACCTGATGAAGCTACTGATCGATGACGGCTCGTTCTTCTTCCCGGTGGCTATGGATTTAGGCGCACGCGAACTCTTCGCTAACGCTTCAGGTATTTCGACTACCAACGCTGGCGACGGATTAGGCGTCCAGTTAAACTGTAAGACTGCCGTCAATCGCCTTTTAGGACGAAACGTCAACGGCGTTATATTGCCTTTCATGGGTAATATGTACACCTTGGAATTTGTACTCAAAGAAGTTATAAACTGGCTTTCGAATATCGCCATCGCCCCAGACTACTTGTTCACTCCGTGGGGTGATGACCGCACTACGATGGCCGATATTGAACCAGCAACGCCCGAAGACCCTAAAAAGAACGTGAAATGAGTATCGGAACCGGACTTGTACGTAAACTGGACCAAAAGGAAAACGAATACTGGGCCTTCAAAACGTGGGACCCTGAGTGGTGTGTGTACGGTCAATCACCCTCCGCGCCTCTTGTTATAACCTCCATAGTCGGCAACCGAACGCTGTCCATGGACGGCAAGAACAAGAAGGAATTCCACCAAGGGTTGGATATTTCAATGCCCGTGGGCACGGCTATCTACGCTCCGGGGTATTGCAAGTGCGTTCGCGTCAGCCGTACACCCAACAAACCCTCGGGAAACTACGTTTCGATAATCATGCCTGCATGGTGGTTTGGAAACGTCGGCCCGTTCGGTCAGTTTGAAACAGCCAACTTGGCGAATAACGCCATATCGCGTAAGAAGTGGGCCGAAGACGCGGTGGCGTGCTATGCATACGCCACGGTACGCTTTATGCATTTGAGTGAAATAGCCAACATCAGCGAAGGTGAATGGCTCGACCCCGGTACACTGTTAGGCAGATCAGGTAACACCGGGCGATCCACAGGTCCTCACCTCCATCTGGATTGTGCAGCCAACGGCGACTGGCTCAATCCGGCTCAAATGATGAGTAAGTGCTATTTCTCTATTTCAAAGAAGGAATTCGCCCCTTACATCAATCCCTACGACCGCCGCCGATTCACCACCGACGTGGGATCAAAGCCCGTGCCCGACTACCAGTGGATGATGGACTTCACGCGCTACAACCAAGTAGAAGTCCCGTTCGATTCCAAAGACACCGAGCCTATCATTCCCGAGGTTAAACTCGAAAGCCTTCAAGTCAAGCAGCGTTTGGCGCCCGGTATATGGCAAATCGTCAAACTAATCATTGACGAAAACGTGGCTCATCGACAGGTGTTCGATGGTACTATTACCAACCAAACAGGCTCGCTTCTCAACTGGTTCAACAAGGTTTGCCAAGAGCCGTTCGTTGAGTTTATGGGAGAAACTTGGGGTGATCAATACTACTTCATTGCCCGCCGCCCGCCTTTTGACCACGCCAGCGTGCTGAGGGCTTACAACTACGCGATGAGCGGTAGTGGCTTGTATCACGTGGTTCAGAAGGAGCAGGTCGTTGAAACGAATTTCACTCAAAGCGTTTCCAACGCTTACTCGTGGTACTACCTCCGGCCGCGCGTTTCGTTCGGCGGTAACGACGGTACGGTGTACTACATTCCAGCGGTATTCTTCCCGGAGATGGCGGCGTTATTCGGCGCTCGCGCTTGCCACGTTCAAAGTAACTACTACAACACCGTCAACGACGGAAAGGCTGACGTTGATAACGCCAGCGAAGAGATCAGCAAACAGGCGCGTGATAACTTCGCGAAGTCGTATCTTCAGATGATGCTCGATTTGAAGTACCTGATCGAAACGACGATCTATTTGCCTTTCACCCGTCAGGGGACCATCACCTTGTACGGCAACCGCCAGATCAAGCGCGGTACGTGGATGTATTTCGTCCCTACGCAGGAAATGTACTACGTTGACGCTGTGACGAATACTTTCCAAAGCGTCGGAAACCGCGTTTTCCGCTCGACCACATTACAGGTATCGCGCGGCATGAAGACAAGCCTGATAGACGGTACACGTCAAGATTTAGCTATTATTGATAAGGCTGATGGTTACAATAAATTGAGTGGATATTTCGGCTTGGTTGACTTCGGTAAAACAAAAAGCGGGGCTGCGTACCCTGAAAAGTGGGACGGCCTCATTGACGGGAAAACTACCTTCAATGAGTGTATTGCCGACATCCATATCAATCAACACGTTTTGAACATCCTATGTAAAAAAGTCGGCTTTTTGCCCGGAAAATAGCCTATGGAAACAAAAGATTACAAACGCACCCCGGCGCCATTTGGCGTACAGATGAATCACCTTCATATGGGGTGCGGCGGTATAGGTTATATCGTTATCCCTGAGGGCGGTGAGAACCGCGAACTCTACATCCAGAACTGCATGAGGACCAATACCGTGTCTATTCAGGGCGGCGCAGGTAGGTCTATTTACAACAACGTGCCTATCCCCCCGTCGGTTCTCGAAACGGTGGAGTTTCCGGTGTCGATCGACGAGTTCGGGACCCCCGTGGTCTGGGTACTGGATGAATACAATCAGTGGCCTGTCGTTGTAAACTCTTTGGACTTACGCAAGTTCAACCAGCAACAACCGGGTCAGCGTACTATGCGCAAGGAATCAAACGGAGTGGTTGCCGAGGTGAAGACCGACGCCTCTCAGGGCATCATCGACATCTACGTCGGCGGTACGGAGGACACCCCTGCTGAAATTAATATCCGAGTTCAGTCGGCTAACGTCGATTCCAAAGTGAACATCATTTCCGACGCCGATATAAGCGTATCGGGTGATAAGCACGTCGAGATCACTTCCGCAACCCGCGTAACGGCACACATAGTGAATGGCGTTGATACGGAGGCCGGCATTGAAGTAGTTCTTCAAGACGACGAATTGCAGTATACCACCAAGGGCGGCAAGTCGACGTTTATCGTGAAGGGTGAAAAGGCTTCGTTCAACGGCGGCGCAAACCGCGGCGTGGTGAATATCGCGCAAATCGAATCGCTGGTTCAGGCTCTCCAAAAAGACCTCCTGATAGCCTCGTCCGGTTCGAACCTTTCGAGTTGGATGGCCAGCGAAATGCCAAAGATGGAGGACAAGAAATTATCACATTAACGCCATGGGAAAGTTAGGAATAGACCCCAAAATGGTTATCCGCGCTACGTGTAAGGACTACCTCGCCACGCTGCCCAAAGAAGAGGCTGACAGCTACGTTGACGACATGGAGCAGTCGGTTGGCGATTCTATCCAGCAAAAGATCGATGAAGCCGAAACGTGGTTGGAAGCTGCTGAAACATCCGGCACCAACGCCATTGAGGCGTCCACTTCGTTAGGCGTTCAAGCCGTATGCGCTGACCCGATGGCGGGTGTAGCGTCCGCGGGCGTCATAGCGTCAGCCAAGTCCGGCGCAGCTACCGCCAAAGCGCAGGTGGCTACCGGTAATGCTGCCATCCAGCAAGTTATACGTATCGTTGGTGGTTTCATGCTACCGCTCCCGACCCCTGTAACCGCCGCGGCTCAAACTCTGGCCGCAGCCGACGCTGCGTTGTCGGCCATACCCGTGTAACAAGTATAATTGATGTAAATTTAAGACGATGCCGACCATAGCAGGAACAGTTCTCAATAAAGCCAAAGGCGACTTTGCCAGCGCAGCGAGCGACGCGCTTGTTACGATGGGCCGCGGGTTGGTACACGCTGTTGCGCCGGACGACTACGAGTACTACATGTGTACGTTGGAGTTGATAAGGTCGAGCGGTGAAACCGCGGCTTTCATGAACCTGCCTGTCATGCCCAGTAACATCACTGAAAGCCGGACATCGCTTACTACTATCACCAAGACCAACAACGTGGTGGTGTCGATGATTAACCCGTCGTTCAACCCCGTCGATATTTCACTGCGCGGTACGTTCGGCCGCAAGTTGCGTGTCTCGTTCGGCCAGCAGCAGTTCAAGGATCAGGCTGAAGAAGGAGCCTCCATCCCGTTCTTCAACATCGGCATGTTTACAGGAGCCGCCGGAGTAGGCGATAACCGTACGATGATCGCCAAAACGGGGTATGGCCTTACTAAGATGATGCAGAAAATCCTGACCGCGGCTACGAAGTTGGACCCTAACGGAAAGCCCTATCGGCTGGTGTTCACCAACCACGCCTTCAACACGGCGTACTACGTTGAGGTCGTTCAGGATAACTACTCGATGGACGAGAACAGCAACATGATCTGGAATTACTCGATCGAGTTACGCGCCGTGGCCGCTTATACCACCATCAAGTCTCTCAACGACTTCTTGGGGCAGGTCATGAACCAATCGTTGAGTAGAAGTGTAACGCGGGTACTGGGACAGGTCAGTGATCTGCTCACGTGCGGTATCATGAATATGTTTTAGCCATGCTGATTCCTGAATACATAATCCGATTTTCCAACGTGACGAAATATCGTTTGACGGACTTCTTGGAGCGATACCAAGACTTCTTCGACAACGATTACACGTCCATCGACCAGTATTTTTCGGGCCTCAGTGAAAGCGTCGATCATGACCGCCTGCGTCGTCTCCAGAAATTGCTCGCCGACTGCCGTGAGTTACAAGCCCAGTTCAAGAACTACGACAACCGCTTTGATAACTGCGGCTATTGGCTGCTGATGGAGTGGATCGACAACCTCGTTATGCAGGTCGAAAAGGTTACGAAGCTACCCAAGTTCCGGCGCACCACGCTGACTGCCCGGAATTACAAGCCCGTTATTCAGGTCGAGTCGTCGATTGGCGCTCAGCGTACTATGGAGGACCTGTCCATAGCCATCCAATCGAACGGCATGGACCGCGTTTCATGGGAGCAACTCATGCTGGACAACGACCTCGAAGAGGACCAGTGGGAGATTGACGAGTTGAAGCCCGTGACGGCTATGGTGAATAACATCACACCCGCTGCCGTGACTACTATCTTAGAACCGCCAATCGGTAAACAGGTCTACGGCAAGGACATCGCCCGTAAGATCACCATCGAGGTTGAAGAGGAAGTGGCAACAAAGGCCGTTTTTCGGCGATCTGGCGACTCAACGACCGTCACCTCGGCCCGGCGTATAGGCGACCTTAAAATCGTTAAATACAAGGACAACATCGACCAAAAGGTGATGATCCTCATGGGACTCAACCGCGGAACCGTACCCGACAACCCGTTGCTGGGTGTCGATCCTAACCTTACGGCTGGAGTCACCGCCGCGCAGTTGTCGCTACCTACGGTTCGTCGCCAGATGGTGGACACGTTCCTCCAAGACGATTTATTCGAGGCTGTTGATATGGTTTCCATCGAACAGGATCAGGATTCGCTGGTTTGTACGCTGGAGATTAAGACCAAGTACAATGACAAAGTGACCAAAAAAGTGAAGCTATGATAACGCAGATAACGCCAATCGAGGAACTCAAGCAGATGTGGCTCGAAATATTTCTGAACAAGACCGACAAGGTTTCTGACGTGTCAGCCGAGTCGGTTTTGAACGCCATGGCCTACGCCGATTCTAAGATCGGCCAGAAGATCATGGTCAATCAGGCGGTGATCGAAGGTCACATATTCCCCGATACAGCAGCAGGCGAATACCTCGACGCCTTGGCTGCGCTACGCGGCGTGGCACCGCGCTTCGGAGCCGCTCCGGCGACGACCTACGTCCGTGTCATAGGCGACCCCGGTACGTTCTATCAGGCTGGTACGATGTTCACCTCAACGACCGGGTTGACGTTCGTTTCGACGGAAGACGTTACGATCGGCGGTGTTGATGAAAACACAGGCCGCGTGGTCGTAAACGCCCGGCTGGCGTATATCCCCGTTCGGTGTACGAAATCGGGTGCTGTTACCAACATTCCGCCGCTGTCGCTGAACCGCGTGAACCCTACGCCTCCGGGACACCAGAGTTGCACCAACGAGTACCAAGCTACCGGGGGCCGCGATCAGGAAGATGACGAAACGTTCCGCATCCGCATCAAGGAAAGCGTGAACCAGTTGGCGATGAATACGCTGGCGCAGTTGGAGCAGGTACTGATGAAGATCAACCCGCGTGTTCTGCGAGTACTCAAAGGCGGATACGGTGAATCGCAAACTACGGGTTCAGCCGCTGAAAGCCGCATCAACCTGACGGTGGTATCAGTTAACGGTCAAGACTTCACGCAAGAGGAATTTGATGAGATGTATTCACGCGCCGAGGAGTATTTGTGCCTCACCGACCTGTTGCGCGTTTCTATCGCCGGAGCGCGTTACCCCGCCATCAATCTGCGTAACGTCAACTGGCTGTTCGTTAACGTGGACTTCCGCGTTGATATCGACCCGGCGTACAATACCGACGACGTCCGCACCCAGATTCAACTCCAGATGAACAAACTGTTCGACTACCGTTTCTGGGAACCGGGCGACAAGGTAGAGTGGGAAGACATGCTGTACGTCGTCAAGAACGTCGAAGGCGTGCGATACGTCCCCGATACGCACTTCAACCCCGGCTATGACATCAACGTCCCCGAATATACGCTGCCGCGGGTACGCAGTTTCGTGATGCGTGACTTGGACGGCAACGTGATACTCGACAACGGCGGAGTACTTTCCGAAGTGTTCTACCCGAACGTCGAAGACGCAAACTACCAAGCAACCGTGTTAATGTCTATCTGATATGAATCTCACTACCTCCATACGCAGCAAGGTCGTTGTTTCGCCATCGAACGAAGTGACGATCACCGCCGCGGCCAGTGGCAACTTGCCTGAAATCTACGAGGCAGAGATTCTCCAAGAGCCCAAGACCGTCAACAATACGCCGGGTGTCCAAGGCGACCTGATGATCAGTTTGGATAAGCCCCCCGCTGACGCTGCCCTTACCAGTGATGGCAGGCTCGTTTTAACGGTCAGCGACGGTGAAGAAGGTAAGTACCATCGCGACGACTCCGATTTGATGTACGACCGCGCTGAGGACCCTCAACTGAATAACGTCATGGCCGCAGTCGGCGACATGCTGCTGGTGGCTATCACGTGCGACATATCAGGGCGCGTTTCACTGGCTTCTTTCACTGAGGACCTCACGGGCGTGAGCGCTCCGGCGGATGTAGCGCGACTGTTCCGCGTGTCGGCCGACGGGCTGTTTTGGAGCGAATGGACCGAACTGACCAACGCCGCTCTTCAGGCCGCTGAACCCGTAACGGCCGACGGCATGATGTCGATCGAGGTACAATACATCCGCCAAGGAGGTTCCGCGCCTATCACCTTCAATTCGATCACCTTCCAAGGTACGGTTGAACCGATTCAATTCGTTGCCCCTACGATTGACGAATCGATCTTTTCCGGCGTCGTTGGTTCGGAGCAAACCAAGCGTATCGAACGCAACCTGTTCAAGAAGTTGTATTACCGCGGCGTGATGGCCCAGTATGTAACACGCGGCGCTGATCGTAACTACGACGAAGACCGCGACTACGTTTCGCTGTTTTCGACCGTGGGGCGTTTCTTCGCTATGATGGTATCGTTCGCCAAACGGTTCGAAAACATCTACAACGACTTCGACATGCTGCGCGAGTACGTTCGCCAGATCGGGTTGTATTTCGACGAAAAGAGCGTCACGCTGGAAGAACTCCAGTATCTTGCGTCGCACTACTATGACGAAATACGCAAGCGCGGTACGGCTATGGTATTTGCGCGGCGCGGCGACGGTCGGCCCTATAACGGCGAGTTTGTACGGCTGTTCGGTATCGAAGATAGCGACGAGTTGCTGACTGATAATCTCCCGGCGTCGAAGATGGGTTGGTGCTTGGGACAGGCGTCGCCATTGTACCGCGGCGTTGGAGGTTCTAACCAACTGAACAAAACACGTGAAACGTCCCCCGACTTTGAGTCGTTGGATGACTTCGTGACCACGGGTAACGTTTCCATCGAAGAGATACCGGACCAGTATATCGTCGGTTACGACCGCGAAAAGAAGACTCCGGTCTACAAGAACAAGGTCTGCCTGAAGATCACGGGTGAAGGCGGCTTGGGCCGCGGCGATACCGCTACGCCTGTCGATGACCGCGTGTACACGGCCGACTGCAACCTTTCGCACGAAGTATCGTTTTGGATGAAGAGCGACGGTAAGGGAACGCTGAATTTTGGCGTTGAAGGTTTCAACATCTTCAAGACCGCCCTGTCTACAGGTTTCATCCGCTTGGATTCGACGCAGGTAACGGACTACTTCGCCAACGAACTGCCACTTTCCGCCATACAAGCCAACACGTGGTATCACGTCCGCGGTATCATCCACGCTTACAGCACGCAGCCCGTGACCGTAAACGCGCCAGGCCTGAATATCGCACCTCACTTGGGAACGCAGTTGTGCTACAACAACTACTCTGTCGAGTACATTCTCCCGAAGATTCAACTCGGTGGCGGCGACTCAACGGCTACGCTTTACATCTGGGATTACAAGATACGCCCCCTCGTCTATGGCCGCAATATCCTCCCGCTGAAGGAAACGGGCCGCGTCGATGCTCGGTCCAACGGCTTCATCCAGTCACAGCGGTTGTTCTACATCTTCCTGAAGAATAACAACAACACGATGTCACAGGCCCAGCTGGAACGAATCGTGAATAAGTACCTAATTCCGTACGGATTCCAGCCTGTATTCGTGTACGGTACTACGCCTGTTAACACCTCATCAACGCCGTCGGAGTTTGTGCCGTATCTGGTATTGACGCCAAATTCAATTATCATAAACTCGAACGGTGAAAAGGGCCTTGTGGACCTGAAGACCAACACCAACGCCATTAAAGTCGAATAGATATGTCGAAATTGAAACTCTCACCGAACCTCTTCTTGGAGGTGGCCGAACTGGAGAACTTTCGTCGCCTGATGGTAGACGAAGGCTATAAGGCCGCGTTGCAGTCGCTGGTGAAAAACTTCGGAATTGCTCGCAATTCCGACTCTAATGCTTTTGAAGTCACCGCCACTGGCGAGGAAAACACAATTTCTATCGCCCCCGGCACGGCATGGAACAAGGACTTTGATCGTATCATCAGCCGCGAAGCCGTTACGGCTCAGGCTATCCAATCGGACACCAAGACGTGGGTCATTCTTTCACGCGCCGTAACCAACTACGAGGCCGGAACGGTTTCGGTGACTACCGACGGCACGCTCACGGGTGTTGGCACTGAGTTTACGAAAGTGCTGCGCGGCGGCGACAACTTCCCGAATGCCGTCAAGTTCATCGACTCTACCAAGAACATCCTCAACTACGAGGTCATCAACGTGGTTTCTGACACGTCGGCCGTCATCGCCGTTCCAGCCGTGGCTGAAAGCAACATGCGCTACGGCGTTATCGGGGCTTTCACGCCGGGCTTTGTCCCGTCGAACGCCAACGAACTCATCTACGAGTACGACTCTTTCCAGATTCGCATGGTCCAGTCGGACAACGCGCCCGACATTCAGGAGGGGTACGAGTTTATCCTTGCGCAGTTGAACTGGGAAAGCGGTGATATGTCGATCGTCGATATGCGGAATTCGTACACGTTCAACACCGACCCCACGGAAGAAATTATCGCCGCTTCGACCAACATCGTCAGCGTCCTCAATATCGACCGTTACGGCGATATGCTGCGCATTGCGGTCGAAAACGGCTACACCGTCACGGGCTTCGAGATACGGGCGTCGGCTTTGCAGTTCCGCATCTTGGAGGGTAAGAACAACGTGCTGGGGCCGGTATCAGGTAACTCCGGCAGTATTCCCTCGTCGGCGTTTGCCGGTTGGACGCTGTTCAACCGCGCTACAGGTAAGGGTGTCCGCATCGTCGATAACGCCAATACGCTGTTGACGCTGGCGTCGTGGAGCGGAGACCTATCGCTGGGCGAGGGGGACGATTTTGTGATCGTACCTGCGGTGGCCGACATCGAGTACCAACTGACCGCCGCCGGGGCTACTACATGGGAAGGCGTCCGCAGCACGGCCCGGTTCCCGGTTACGGACGTTCAGACTAATATCTTCGTACCGCTGAAAAGCGGTCAAACAACTCTCACGCTGCGCTACCGCGACATCGACGGACGCGCCGCAAGTGCCTTTAAGGCGTTCCCGCAGTCGGGGTATAAGGACCTCACCGACGGAATGTCGAAATTCTTAACCAACTCGGTATTGACTGTGAACCTATGATGTTGTATCTTACTGGCGCACCTAACTCGTTGATGGTATCTCCGGATGCGCCTCAAAATGACCCCCGCATGAGTTTGGGCGGCTACGTGAGTTCAACCCCCGTACCGAACGCCGCATTGAACGTGCTGTTCGATCAGGTGTCGCTGCTCACGCTTCAGAACCGCCCGACCGAATGCATGGCGTTCGCCCTCATCAACAAGGCCGGGCAGCAGGTTTCGGACGTCGAAATCAAGATCGTTGGTGCTGACGATGACCTCTGTCAGTTTGAGGTAGCCGCCGTGGCAGTGAAAGACCTCCAGATGGAATCGCTCCGCAATCGGTACTCGCTGCCCATTAACGCCAAATTCTACAACGCCGACTTTCGTCGCGCAGGCGTTCAGGTGACCATAGTTTCGCCTGCAGCCGTGGGTGAGGAGTTTGTATTAGAGCCGTTCAATATCGTCGTCAAATCGCCTAAAACTGCCGACTACGAGGGAACGTTCAATGCCGTTAAGGGGGCGTTCGAAGGTAGTTCGGTATGGCAGGTGGTTTACGTGAGCGAAAAGGTCTTCCGCATCGAGCGTAAGGACTACGAAGCCATCGACCCGTTCCCCGTAAGCGTCATGGCCGAAGAAGACGGCCGCATCCGCTTAGAATTCGACGGCGACTTCCGCAACGCCATCAACAACACGCTGTTGCTGGCTGAAACCATGAACACCGACCAGTGCGTCGGGCTGTGGATCAAGCGTACTATCAAAGAAACGGCTCACAAAACCTGTGACCAACTCTTCGAAGAGTACGACGCAAAGGTCAAAGAAGAAACTCTGGAACGTATTTCTCTTGTCGTCAATTATAACCTTGTTGACACTCGCGAATACAGCGACGAGTATAACGAACAAGAATATTCATAGTCCTATGCCACTTTCTTATAACGACGTCCGGAAACTCATCCTTTCGACCCTCGAAGAACGGCCTGAAGGGACCAAAGTACAGGTCCCCAACCAGCAAAACTACGAGTTGGCGCTGCTGGACTACGTTCAGGAACTGGAGACGTCGATGAGTACGTCTATCGTCGGTATCGCTGACGCTGATACGGACCCTATCGAACCGCCTTCGGCCCGCGTGGCATACTTGTCTCAGGTGGGAGTCAATTCCACCATCGTATACAAGAAGTTCGTCGATGCCCAGCTGAACCCCATAACGGTGACGACCGATACCTCTCATGTGGCGTTCGTCACGCTGTTCTGGAATACCAACTACTGGCAGGTGCAGGCGGTGATGATTCCGGTGTTTGAGGGTGGTGGCGGTGAGGCCGCCGGAGCCGTACGATTCGACATCGCTCAAACGCTCAGCGCGCTTCAGCAGGAGCAGGCCCGCACCAACATCGACGCCGCGTCGCAGGAAAGCGTTGACGAACTCGCTTCGGTGGTCTACACCCAGTACACCGACCTGACGTTCCAAGTAGTTCCCGACCTCTTCGAAAATGGCGTTGAAACTGAGGTAACGCTGAGTTGGGAGGCCAAGTTCAACGACCAGCCCGTAACGCCCGATTCACTCGAAGTGCGTAAAGGCGAAGCCGTTCTCACTACCGATCCCGCGCTAACGAGTATCACCGACCGTATCAGCGCTACGCAGGAGTATGAAATCACGGCTGTCGTAAAGGGTATCGCCAAGACAGCCGCCGTCACGGCCAGTGCTTACGACCGTATGTACTTCGGTTCGTCGCCGAAGAGCAGTATCGAGTCGGAAGACGTTCTGGCGATGTATCAGCAGCCGATTAAGCCTTCGCCGGCAGGCGACGTTACGATGGACGTTGGCGCCAACGAGTACATGTGGCTGTGTGTTCCTGCCAATATGACCATCAACAACGTGACCTCCGGCGGCTTCGACGTACCGATGGCCATGCCGATATCGGTGCTGGTCGAGGGTAAAGGCTATTACAACTGCTACCGCAGTGCAGGTCCGTTCGCTGCGGGTCGTTTTAACGGTGTAATTTCATAGCAACATGGCTGAGATCAATATCTACGGACTTCTGACCTCCAAAACGTCTGACGGTAAGTTGGCGCGTTCGGAGCAAATTTTTGACGAAACCGAACAAAAGTTTCAAAGCGAGATTAACGCCGTGAGCGTTCGTTCGGATTCGGTACGCGGCGTTGAGGTGGTTGAGGAAGCCCCCATGAAGAATGACAACATTTTGTACATCGAGGTAAAACCTGATGCCGATGGCCAGTAAGAAAATAACGGATTTGGTTTTGAACGGTCGCCAACTGTTGACGTCCGCCAAGATCAACCGTGTTATCTTCAATGGCAAAGTAATTTGGCCTGCTCAACCGGGCGAACCCACCATACAGCAAGTCGTGTTGAACGGCGAAGTGCTGTATTCACACTCTGCCGAAAAGCCTTATTTGGAGGTTGAAAAGTTGGTCGTCTGGCTTACGCAGGACAACAACTGGTTCGGTCAAAATAACGTACACACAAACACTTCGTTTAACGTGGAATAATCCACATATCAAAAAAAAAAAAAT